AAGTTTAGTTGTCAAGTGCCAAAAAAGATTTTTTTCGATTTTCTCTAAACCCTTATCAAATAAAGACTTGCGACAAATGCGGCCCGCCGCCCTCGCCCTAAGTCTTTTAGGGTCAAGGACTTATGTTTAGTGTGCGGGAAACAATACGTTAGCCAAGCCCTTTACACACAAATCACACGTTACACTACCCTTAGTGGGGGTGCATGTTACAACACCGCGACCGCGACGAATCTCTGGGCATGTTACAAATTTAGTACCATTTAGTACAACAAGCTTGGGCAGAGACTGTCTCCAAGCCTCTGCCAGATTCTTACGCTTGGGACGCTTTTTAGCAATCTTCTGATCACTATCACACCACGCAAACAGTTTGAATCCCTTTGCGAGAGCTTCTCCCATGTCTTCGTCATTGTGAATACTGGCATATACTTTCATATACTTATTAAGACTTACAAGCCTATCATCATAGATATGAGTATAAAACCACATGTCAGGCAGAGTTGTACCATCGGCAATAATACTCTCACAAGCCCACGTTACATTTGCAACATAGTCTAGATCAAGTTCGCCATTGAGAAACCAATCACCACGCTCATGCCAGCGGATAGACTTACTTTGACGAATGGCATCAAGAATCATAGCACGAATGCGATTCTTTTCAGTTATGATATTCTGCATACCGGCGGGGCGAACATTAGGATACATTTTTTCGGTCTGCTCTGCATAACAGCCGTTACCCAAGAAATCACAATCGGGCGGGCATGTATCACCCACCGGACGCGACACTACCAAACAACCCTTACCCAACTTGTCATTACCGTTTGCAACTTTCATGATTCTCTCCTTTGGATACGCTTATTATACAGTATATATCGGCATCGTCAAGAGGAAAAATCAAGGAAAAATAAAATTGTCATAAACCATTGTGGCATAAACACTTACGGCGAATTCGCCTCGCCCGCCTTGCCCTAAGTCTTTTAGGCACAAGGCTTTACGTCAAGCAAAGGTTGTTTCCATCTCTATATCCCCCAAAATGCCTACAACGTCAGCCCAATCGTAAAAGTCAGACTGAACATTTGGATCGTCAATAGGCTCAACCATACGCTCATCACGCATTTCGGCAAGAATGGCATTGACATCATCAAAGTTGTACATCTGTTCACCTTATTAGGATTTGAGTTCTTCATATGACACGCGACGATTGACACTTCCATCTTCATTCAATTCATATACTGAACAATCGTACTCATAAAGAAAACGATTCTGGATATCCTTCAGCCAAGACGCTTTTGCTTGCTCAAAAGTCTGCATAGCTTCACGCCTGAGAAATCCATCATAAGCGATAACAAATCTTTTGTCCATTGTCATTCTTTCTTTCTTATTAAGCCCTACGGGATAGTGTAGCATGGGAAACTATCTTGTCAAGCGTATACCATTCACCATCACCATAACGACCAGAGAGCAGAATCTTGATATTCTTGCCAATGATCTGCTGAACAGTACCATAACCGTCAACAACTTGAACAACATCGCCAACCATAATCTTTTGCATCTTTTTCATCTTTCGCTTTCTTGTGCTTGTATTATATCGATTAGCAGATTGCTGTCAACCCCCTCATGCGAGGGTGGGATTGGAGCGATAATACTTTGCCCACAATTCATCCATCACGAACTGGACAATGCGATCATGCGAACCACGACAAACGTAGTAGCCCATATGAATGTCGAACAGGGCAAACGTCCCATCCTCTTTTGGGTGATAGGTGAATCCACACTTGTAGGCATAGGCGTTGATTTTACCCTTGACAGTTGCAATCTTAGGAGGCTTTCTCATTTTCATTTCCTTTTCTCTTACTTGTTATATCGACATTATACAGAGTATTCTTGAACTTGCAAGCGAAAAGTTTCCTTACAATTCCGTAAGGTTCGCATAGAGAGTTTGGCACGATATTTGCTAGTGTGTAGAATATGAGCATTGAACGTAAGTCATTGGTACATAAACACTTACATCAAACGCGGCAGGCCACTTTCGTCATAAGTCTTTATGTGGCAAGACTTTACGACGATTGTGTGCATTGTATTCAATCTCTGACAATTGTACAGGTGTACAACATTCCACACCAGCAAACTGCAAATAGTAATGCGCCTATCATTGTTATTACTCCTTAAATGAAAAGGGGCTAATTTCTATACGCTGTACAACACTATACTGCTTGGCTAATTCTTCAACACGTTCACGCGATCCCGGCTTACCTACTGGAACGATCATAGTATCGTCACCACCAGAGTATCGCGGGTCAATCTTTTCTTTTGTTACCTTACCAAGATTCTTCAAGGCTTTACGATTGAACTTGAGTACCTTTTCCACTTGAATCATCTCACCATCAATACTCTTTACCTCTGTTGGGATTGCCATTCCAAGGAAACACATACGTGCTTGACGCTTGGCATTTTCGATGATGGGGAATTTGGTAGCCATTGTTTTCTATCCTCTTGGGTTATCGTTCTCTTGTGCGTGTATTCTATCAAACTTCTTTTGCTGTGTCAATCACATTTCATCGAACATATCTTGAACAGCGTTACCCACTTCGTGAGCAGTGTAGGACATGAAACCAGCAAACGTAATAAGGGCAAACAGTTGGGCGTATTCGATAACCGTAATCATTAGAGTCTCTCTTTCTTGTGTGTTTATTCTAGCAAATTTTTTCTTCGTGTCAACCCCCTCTATTAGAGGGTCATCAATCCCTTGAAGTGTGAGAAGGTCAGCGTAAGCTTTTGACCAGCGTACTTATGATCGATATACGCTTGTGCAGAGCTTTTCCGATTATCGGTAGCCCCGACATACTGTACAACCGTACCATGCTGATCGATTACCTTCCAGACTTTCTTCTGTGTAATCTTGGGGAGGCTGTTGATGAAACTGTTGACTGAGGTTGCTTTTTCCATTTTCTCTTCTCTTCTTTCTTACTTCTTATATCGACATTATAGCAAACATTCTTTAGCTTGCAAGAGAAAAATCCAAATAATATTGTCAAGAGATTTTGACAAAACTTTCTTTCTCTTTTCCCTATACTTGGCACACCGTTTGCTATAGCAAGACCTATGCCAGACCCTTTTTACGTAAATCATTGATATATAAAGACTTACATCAAGTTCGGCACTGACCGTAGCACCTAACTCCTTATGTACTAACGACTTATGACTCGTATGTTAAGATAGGTAGGTGGGGGGTTTTATCTTCAATAGATAAATTGGGCTGACCATGCCTTTGGGCCGGGGTAGTTCATTCACGATTCAAAATTATTAATTTTATGTATTACCCAATCCTCCCTCATCGCCCCCAAGCGCAACAAAAGACACTAAACAGTGTATAATACGGTAAGGAGAAATAATATGAATGAACCCAAATTAGTTGAATCGCAATTACACTGTCGCGCCAATGCAAGTCTAAACACTTCTATTATTGAAGATTTAGAGAAAGAGGATCGCCCACTAGAATCTTTATTACTGGATGAAGGGAAAAAGGATGAATCGTCAACAACTTCCACTAAACAATTGCCTAGCTAAATACGTAATTAACTCTAGCAACCTACTTGAATTAACAAATGAGCAACTAGACCCCAATGTAGCAAAGACTCTTGAACTAATCGATTATGAGTCCTACTATATATATTCATTAGTTAAGCTAACGCCCCCCAACGCCATCTCTATAGGTGAGCGCGGTATAGGTAAGTTTAAGAAAATACTAGACAAGACATACCTAGTACGTTTACGCCCCATCACACTATTCTACAACGGTGAACTCAAGCAGGCTAACGTATATACCAAACCCACTAATATGGTATGCGTAGACAAGGAAGTTATCTCCCTATCCGTAGATCCGCCCCTCTCACTTGATGAGTTCTTCGCATTTCCATATAGTGTTGTTTATTCTAATGAGTCTGGCCTAGTTGACGCCGTTACTTTAGATGATAATTGTGTCTTAGGAAGAATTGGTTCAAGTGTAAAATCATTAAATATTAATGACTTATTCAAGGCTACTTCTTATGATTCCTGTAAAGATGCGCCAAAGACTAAGGGGCTTATTATATATGATAATGCCGATGACTGTTTAAAATATTACAGCGGTAAAGGATGGCGTAAAATATGAAAATACCGTCAAACATGACAGAAGAAGAACTGGTTGCACAAATCAATAAAGTAATAGATAGAATATCCCCCAAGTATACATTTTACGGTTATGACATAAACGATATTAAGCAAGAGTCTTTTATTATTTGCTTAGATGCACTAGATCGCTACGATGAAACGCGCCCCCTTGAAAACTTCTTATCTGTCCACCTGTCAAATAGATTAAAAAACTTTGTACGCGACAACTACTCTTTTAGTAATAATTATGAAAAAAGAAGAGTCTGTTCCCCTATGCAATTATCTTATGAAGAAAATGTAGAAAATAACGAAACTACTCACAGCGTTGATTTTAAAGATATGGATGAATTAATCTCTGATCGCTTGCCAGCGCGCTATCGCTCAGATTACCTTAAGTTTATTAACAACGTTGCTATGACCAAGGCTAAAAGGGAAAAAATAGTCGCTCTAATAAAGGAAATAATGGAGGATATAAATAATGCGTAAGGGGCGTATTTCTAAAGAAGAAGAGCGTATTATTTCGCGCCTAATTAATACTATGGTGCCAGAAGATATAGCTAAAGAGCTAGATCGTGATGTGGAATCTATAGATCAGTTTATTAAGCGAAAATTTAGACACAATTTATCACCAGAAGAAGAGGCCACTTACTCACTAGAAGATCGCCCCTATTGGGGTGAATTAGCTTCACAATTTACTGAGGAAGAATTAGAGTTGTTTAAATACCACTGGGGTAGAATCATATCACAGTTTAATGATGACGTTTTCCCAACAGAAGAGTTGCAAGTAATAGACGTTATAAAATTAGAGATATTAATGAATAGGTGCCTTAGAAGTAATAAGGATAATATAGTACAGATAAACGTTTACGATAAAATGATTGCGACTGAACGCGAGCGCGAAAAAGATCAACAAGACATGGACTATATATTCAACCTAGAAAGACAGTCTGCTTCTCTACGAGCTTCTCAGGAAGCTCTAAATAAAGACTATCGTGAACTACAAACAAAGAAGGCCGCTATACTTCGTGAAATGAAGGGTACACGCGAACAGAGAATAAAGCGATTGGAGGACTCTAAGCAAAGTTTTACTAGCTGGGTAGCTATGCTAATCGATAATCCAGACAAAATGAAACAATATGGAATTGAGATGGAGAAAATGCGCCTTGCTACAGAAAAGGAGAAGGAACGCCTTTCTTCTTATCATACCTACGCAGATAATACAGTAGATCAACCATTTCTTACACCGGATACAATTAAGGACTAATTATGAAAAAGGCTATTATATTTGGAATCACTGGACAGGACGGCAGTCACCTAGCAGACCTATTATTAGAGAAAGATTATAGTGTCATTGGTGTAACTCGTCGCTGTAGTGTGGATAATACCCAAAGATTAAAACATCTGTCTGATTGTGATAGCTTCAATTTGATCGAAGGGGATATAACAGATGTAAGTAGTGTAATTAATATTTTTAAGAATAACGAAGATGTAGATGAGGTCTATAATCTAGCCGCACAATCGCATGTTGCAACCTCGTTTAGCCAACCAGCATTAACATGGGACATAACCGGCAAAGGCTGCTTAAATGTACTCCAAGCTATTGTGGATACAGGTAATAATTGCAAATTTTACCAAGCCTCATCTAGTGAAATGTTTGGTAGTTCATTTGATCTAGATAAAGATGGAAGTAAATATCAAGACGAAAATACTAAATTTATGCCCAACTCACCATACGCTATATCAAAATGCGCGGCACATTATTTAGTTAGATTGTATCGTGATGCTTACAATGTGCATGGTAGCTGTGGAATATTATTCAATCACGAAGGCCCGCGAAGAGGCGATAATTTCGTAACCCAAAAAATAGTCAAATGGACTGTGAGTTTTAAGAAATGGCTAAATTCTATTAATCATTCATCAAATAATGTGTTTGTTAATAACCATAATATTATTGTCGGTGACAGCGTATTTCCAAAATTAAAGCTTGGAAATATAGATACATATAGAGATTGGGGATATGCTGGAGATTATGTTGAAGCTATGTGGCTTATGCTACAGCAAGAAATACCAGACGATTATGTGATTTGCACTGGCAACTCACACACTGTTTGGGAATTTCTAGATCTTTGTTTTAAGTATACTAATTTAGATAGCATTATAGATTGGAAAGATGCTATGTATATTGATCCGCAGTTAGTTAGACCCTCAGAAGTCCCATACTTACGCGGTGATTGTTCAAAAGCAAAAAGTGTTCTAGGTTGGAGTCCAAAGCATGATCTATACGGATTGGTGAAACTGATGATAGATGCAAAACTATAGACTAACAATAGATCTTTCTGATGTATATCAAGAGCTAGTATCGTACTCTGTACATTTAATAGGATACACTATACCATTTTCTCTAGTTTTCATAGAAGCAGATAATTATGACGATGCGTGTTTTGTCGTAGTGGATCGATTAATAAAGTACGTCTTAAAAAAAGATAAGTCCATAAAAAGTAGAATACTTTGTAGAAAAATCAAAAAATTTATTAGAATCACTAAAGTAGAAAAACTATGAGTAATAGAAAAATTTCAGAAGATGTCTATAAGCGTTTTACTCAGGATGTAAAAAAACGAGATAAAAGACAATGCCAAATGCCAGGATGTAAATCTAAAAGTAGGTTGCAAGTTCATCATATAAAAATGTGGTCTAGTGCAGCATCTCTAAGATATGATACTGATAATGGTATTACTTTATGTAAATCTTGCCATGATAGCATCAAGAACAAAGAAAAACAATACGAAAAATTATTTAGAGAGATAGTAGATGGCAAACTATAAAGTCGCACCACCTTTTACTGTAATTAAGGACACTAGAGAACAGGAGGGTTATTACTTTAGTAAATTCAACACATGCGCTGGCATGATTGATCAAAAACTAGATACTGGTGACTATACAATACAAGGCTTAGAAGATAAAGTTTGTATAGAGCGCAAAGGATGTGTGGAAGAATTAGCTATAAATTTGGGACAAAAAAAACATCAGTTCCTACAAGAGATTGACCGTATGCAATCATTCCCACATAGATTTATAGTTTTAGAGTTTTCTTTGGAAGAATTAATAAAGTTTCCCGAAGATACCAGAATACCTATTAAAAATCAATCATCATTAAAAATTACTGGCAAATACATGCTTAAGTGCATAGTTGAATTTCAAATATACAATAACATCAATGTCTTATTCTGCGGAAATAAAAAGTCAGCATTCCTTGCTGTTAGTAGCATTTTTAAGCGAATTAATGAAATGTACACTATTGGAAGAAAGAAATAATATGGCAATTACACATGACAAATTGTTTGATTTACATAATTATGGCTGCAATATAAAGACTAGAGAAATATTTTTGCATAATACTTATGCATCAGACGAGAACAGTAATCCCGGCGTTGAATATAAAATGGCTAATACGTTCATAAAAAATGTACGTGTTTTGGAACAAGATAACAACAATGAAATTTTCATACATATGCATAGTATAGGTGGAGAATGGTCTGACGGAATGGCTATATTCGATACTATTACTATGTGCAAATCCCATGTAACCATAATAGTTTATGGACAGGCAGAGTCTATGAGTAGTATCATTTTACAAGCTGCTGATAAACGACTTATGACGCCAAATTCTTACTTTATGTCCCATTTTGGCTCTAGCGATGCTAATGGTCATTATTTAAATGTTCAAAACTGGGTTAAATATGAGAAAAACCTTTGTGACATCATGATGGATATTTATGCTAGCAGATGCGTAAAAGGTAAATATTTCAAAGATCAGAATTGGGATTTAACAAAAGTCAAAAACTTTCTTTATAGAAAGATGAAGAATGGCGATTGGTATATAAACGCTAATGATGCAGTAAACTATGGATTTGCTGATAAGGTTATTACATCATGGGAGTAAATGATCTTAAAATAGTAGAAGAAGCATGGCTTGGTTTAGATCAAGTTGGAAGCAACTTTTTTAATCCTATGCAATTCGTTGCTTCTGATGATGAAGAATTTAATATAAGATTAGCTTGGCTTATGACCCAGCCCGACTATCTTCCATTTATAGCCAAGCATATTTTAAACACTCAACTTCTTCCATCTCAATCTTTGATTTTAAGAGAACTATGGGAGCGTAAATTTCCTATGCTTATCGCTACTCGCGGCGCGGGAAAGTCTTTTATGCTTTCACTATATTCCATACTACGCGCATTAATACTACCAAAAAGAAAAATTGTTATTGTTGGTGCTGCTTTTCGTCAGTCCAAAATATTGTTTGAATACATGGAAACGATATGGAACAATTCTCCAATGTTGAGAGATGTTTGCGATGGAGACAGTGGCCCAAGAAGAGATACTGATCGTTGTACTCTTAAGCTTAATGATAGCACTATAACCTGTTTACCTTTAGGTGATGGTCAAAAGATTAGAGGTCAACGCGCCAACGATATCATATGCGACGAATTCGCGTCTGTTCCAAGAGAAATTTTCGAAAACGTTGTTGCCGGTTTCGCTGCTGTTAGTGCTAACCCAGTAGAAAATGTAAAGAGATTGGCAGCAGAGCAAAAAGCTATAGAATTAGGTATTGATCTTGATAAACCTGTAGAGATCAAAAAAGACAATCAAATTATTTTATCTGGAACTGCTTACTATGATTTTAATCACTTTGCTACTTATTGGAAAAAGTGGAAATCTATAATTAAAAGCAAGGGTGATGTAAACATGTTACGCGAAATTTTTGGAGAAGATCCTCCAGAAAATTTTGATTGGAAACAATATTCTATAATACGTATACCATACGAACTATTACCTAGAGGCTTCATGGATGCTGATCAAGTAGCAAGATCTAAAGCTACTGTACATACTGGTATTTATCAAATGGAATATGGAGCTTGTTTCACAAGAGATTCTCAAGGATTTTTTAAGAGATCATTGGTAGAATCCTGTATCGCTTCAGTATCTAATAACATCATAGACAGTAACGGTAATACGATACATTTTAATGCGTCTTTAATTGGTAATAAAGAAAAGCGTTATGTATATGGCGTAGACCCCGCTTCAGAAGTTGATAATTTTAGTATTGTTGTTTTAGAACTAGATGGTAACTATAGAAAAATAGTACATTGCTGGACAACTACGCGAACAGAGCATAAAGAAAAAGTTAAAAAGGGATATGTATCTGAAACAGACTTCTACTCATATTGTGCTAGAAAAATTAGAGATTTAATGCAGCTATTTCCATGCCTACACGTTTCTATTGACGCGCAGGGCGGCGGTATAGCAGTCATGGAATCGTTGCACGATAAAGATAAATTAAAACCTGGAGAATTTCTAGTATGGCCTACTATTGAAGATAGTAAACCAAAGGATACAGACGATGAGCGCGGATTACACATATTAGAGATGTGTCAATTTGCTAGACATGATTGGCTAGCAGAAGCGAATCATGGAATGAGAAAGGATTTTGAAGACAAGGTTCTACTGTTCCCAGATTTTGACGCTATTAGTTTGGCTATATCTGAATCAGAAGATATATCTAGAAGTCGAATGTTTGACACTTTAGAAGAATGCGTAATTGAGATTGAAGAACTAAAAGATGAATTATCTATGATACAAATGACTCAAACTTCTAATGGTAGAGATAGGTGGGACACCCCAGAAGTTTTAGTTCGTACTGGTAAAAAAAATAAGATCAGAAAAGATAGATACTCTGCATTATTAATGGCAAACATGGCTGCGCGTACAATACAAAGAACACCGACTGCTCACGAATACAATTTTTATGGCGGATTTGCTAATGGAGATTATCAAAAGAAGAACAAGGATGAAGATTACTATTCTGGCCCAAGCTGGTTTACTGACACTATGAAAGATGTGTATTAATTGTTATTGAACTAACAATCTAACTGATAAGGATTTAATATGACTGACGACATGATTACATGGTCTGACGATGATCAAAACAGCAAGAGTGTTGCTATGAGCAAATTAAGTGAAAGCGTAAGCGAATATTCTTCTGTTAATAAATCTACTGGTAATCATTACAGAAATTTCATAGACATTGAGCCTAATAGATCAGTAAGACCCGGTTTTACTCATAAAGATTATTATGCATTTAGGCCAGAAGAAGCAGTTCCTACTGAACAACGCAGAATCATAAAAATGTGCATGGAAGCATATGACAAAGTTGGAATTATTCGTAATATTATTGATTTAATGGGAGACTTTGGTAGTCAAGGTATACAAATTGTACATCGTGATAAAAGTGTAGAAAAATTTTATCAGCAATGGTTTAAAAGTATAAATGGTAAAGAGCGATCAGAAAGATTTCTTAATAACTTATACAAATGCGGTAATGTAATTATATATCGAAGCTATGCTAAAGTAACGCCACAGTTAAATAATTACATGAAATCTATTGCTAGTGATATTAAAGTTGAAGTACCAAATGCTGAAAAAAATTTAATTCCCTGGAGATATAACTTTTTTAATCCGCTTACAGTTGCTATGAAAGATGGGAACTTGTCACTTTTCATGGGACTAAAGAATTTTTCAATAAAAGCAGATAACTTTCTTGATAAATTTCAGTCTGGCAATATACCAAGTCACGTTCTTGAAAGTCTACCAAAAAATGTAAAACAAAGTTTACTTAATGGAGAGAGGGATATTCCACTAGACCCAGAGAGATTAAGCGTTTTTTACTACAAGAAAGACGATTGGAGACAGTGGGCGAACCCTATGATATATGCTATTTTAGATGATATTGTCATGTTAGAAAAAATGAGACTAGCAGATTTATCAGCCCTAGACGGAGCTATATCAAATATAAGACTATGGACGCTTGGTAACTTAGAATATAAAATCTTACCCAATAAAGCCGCTATCAATAAACTAAGAGATATATTAGCAAGCAACGTGGGTGGAGGAACAATGGAATTAGTATGGGGTCCAGAGCTTTCATTTACTGAGTCAAGCAGTGAAGTATATAAATTCCTAGGTTCTGAAAAATACACATCGGTTTTAAACAGTATATATGCTGGCCTTGGTGTTCCACCAACTTTAACTGGTATGGCAACAAACGGTGGAGGATTTACCAATAACTTTATATCACTAAAAACTCTTGTCGAAAGACTACAATACGGACGCGATCAATTGGCAGGTTTTTGGGAGAAGGAAATTGAGATAATTAGAAAAGCTATGGGTTTTAGACATAAGGCTCATATACAATTTGATCAAATGACATTATCTGATGAGGCTGCTGAAAAGAATTTATTAATACAATTAGCTGATAGGGATATTATCAGTCATGAAACTTTAATTGAACGATTTAAAGAAATTCCAGATATAGAAAGAATAAGACTAAAAAGAGAAATGGACAGAAGAGACAGTGTTGGTCCACCTAAAGCTAGTCCTTTTCATAACGCTAATCAAAAATTGGAGTTAGAAAAAATGGACAAGCAATCTAAGATCGATAAACAAAATGCCCCTAAACCTGTTCAGCCCTCTAATCCAAACGGTCGCCCACCACTAAAGCAAGACACTAATATTAGGAAAAAGAGGGTTGACAAACCTAGGTCTAAGCCGGGAGTTGCAGAGCTTTTAGTCTGGTCAGAAAATACTATGAGTGCTATTTCTTCTCTTATAGTTGAGCCATATTTGAATGGTCTTAATAAATCTAATCTTAGACAGTTAACAAAAAGCGAGTGTAAACAGTTAGAAAATATTAAACTAGATATTTTTACTAATATAAATCCATTATCTAGTGTATCAAATGAAGATATAGTATCATTATTAAAAGCTAATTCAAAAACTCCACAAGATTTCAAAAAAATCCTTAAAACAAGCGGTATATCTTTAGATAAGCTAAGTCTAGAAGAATACAAAAATAGCGTACTTGGTAAGTATATAGAGTACACTATGCAATTTTAACTATTTTTTGTGTATTATCTTCATAAGAGGTAAATATGAACGTATATAAGAAAGAATTACAAGATGGTGTGGGAGAACTTGTAGAAAAACAAGTGTCCATAGCATATTGTTCACCAGTTATACTTTCAGAAGAAAATGACCTTAATCCATCCTATGTCAACAAGGTTATAGCAAACAGTGCTAATCCTAAACAAATAGATTTATATTACATTAAGTCTATTTTGGTTTCTACTGGATGGAATAAAAATGATGATGTCTTCGATTCAGCTGTAACTTGGGCTGCTCGTAAGACACCAGAAGACAAACAATTCAATTTTATGCACAATGAGAATGACATTATTGGGCATATAACTGGTAGTTATGTAGTAGATCGTGATGGTGCGACTGTAGCTGATGTAGAAACTTATACTTCTGATTTCGATATCGTAACAGAAGCCGTATTATACAACAGTTGGACGAATCAAGAAAATAGAGACAGGATGAAGCAACTTATTGCCGAAATTGAAGAAGGCAAATGGTTTGTTTCAATGGAATGTCTTTTTTCTGGATTTGATTACGCTGTAATGGATGAAAGTGGATCTACAGCATTATTACCAAGGAGTGAAGCGTCGGCGTTTTTAACAAAGCATTTAAGAGCTTATGGTGGAACTGGACAGTATGAAGGACGTAAGATAGGTAGATATTTAAAAGACATTTCTTTTTCTGGTAAAGGCTTGGTATCAAAGCCTGCCAACCCAAGAAGTGTCATCTTAGATGCTAGTCGTGCTAGCTCAGATAATACAATAACTTTTAAGTTTAATCACAGTGAAGGAGATACTATGACAGATAACACAGTACTAGAACAGAACGTGACTGATCTTCGCGCTGAGTTAGCATCTCTCAAAGAAGAAAATGCTACACTTCGTGCTTCAGTTGAAGCTTTTAATTCAAAAGAGCATGAAGATGTTGTTTCGAAGCTACAAGCTGAACTAACAACAAAGGCAGATTCAATTGAAAGTCTTAGTAAGTCATTATCAGAAAGAGATGTAACAATTTCATCTCTAGAAGAAGCTTTAGCTAAGTCTAAGGAAGAAATGATGAGCAAGGAAGAAGAACTCAAGATGATGAAGAAGGAAAAGAGTAAGATGTCACGTAAAGCTAGTCTTCTAGATTTAGGTTTCTCAGAAGAAGAAACAGAAGAGTCTCTAGCTTCTTATGAAGAATTAGACGATACAAGTTTTGATCTCATCGTAGCCGCCATGAAGAAGGTTACAATGAAGAAGGAAAAGGCTCTTAAGCAAGAGGATAGTAAGAAAGACGCAAAAATGTTAGAGGAAAAGAAGGATAAGAAGTATGCTGAAGAAGAATCAAAGGCTGATGAAGTTACTGAAGAACTTTTCACAAACGTAGATTCAACCGAAGCCACTTTAATTAACGCTTCTGATGAGGTAGATCAATTAGAGGCCACAAGAGCAAGTATTGCAGAGTGGCTTGAGACAAACGTACTACGTGTTAAATAATATAAGGAGAAATAACTATGGCTCTAAAATCAGATAGATATGAACTTCAAACTGATATCAGCTTTTTCTATAACGATGGAACTGCCACTCGCGGTGGCGTAGTTTCTCACGATACAACAGCTGGTTCAGGTGCTTCAATGGATCAAGGTGTCAATCTTGTTAAGTATTCAACAACTGGCATTCCAGTTGGCGTTCTTCTTAACGACGTTGTAAACAAGGATCTAACTAGAACTCACCTTAATCTATATAAGGATGAAGTACAAAAGGGTGGCAAGGTAACAGTCCTACGTAAAGGATATGTAGTCACCAATAACGTAACTGGCACTCCGTCTGCTGGTGCTACCGCTTATCGCTGCACAGTAACCGCTGGAAATTTCAGTGCAGTTGCTAGCGGAAATAAGGTCGGAGCATTTTTAACTAGCAAAGACGAAGACGGTTATGCCAAAGTCGAAGTAAACCTTCCCTGACTAATTTAAACTAAAGGAGAAATTTTTATGCCAATTAATAATAGACCTAGTGATGAGTTCATCAGTCTCCTACGTAAGTCAGGGGATGCGGATATCAATGTTGCTCAAGCTGCTCAAAGAGAGTTTGCTAAAGCACTGGAACTACCCTTACGTAAGGGTATTCTTGTCGGTAACATTCTTGGTAACATCTTTGAAACCATTAATGTAGAACCCGGTGCCAACACTGAGTTCCCATTAGACCTTGTGGCTCCCGGCTTAGAAGGCGACCATGTTGCTTATACTAATCCCGGCCACGGTAGAATTCCAGAGCGTTCAGTTGAGAGTGACTATGTGATGATTCCAACATATAGCATCACTTCTTCAATTGATTATCTTCTTCGTTATGCCCGCGATGCTCGTTGGGATGTGGTGTCACGCGCCATGCAAGTTATGGAAGCTGGCTTTACAAAGAAGATGAATGACGATGGCTGGCACACTCTTCTAGCTGCTGGCGTTGATCGTAACATTCTTGTTTTTGATGCCGATGCAACTGCTGGTCTTTTCAGCAAGAGACTTGTTTCTCTTCTCCAGACAGTAATGCGTCGTAATTCTGGTGGTAATAGTGCATCAGTTGGTCGTGGTCGCCTAACTGATCTCTATGTTTCTCCAGAAGCTTTAGAGGATGTTCGTAATTGGGGTCTTGATCAGATTGACGAAGTAACTCGTCGTGAGATTTACAACGCTTCTGGCGATGGCGCTCCCATCACCAGAATCTACGGTGTGAACCTCCATGATCTTGACGAACTAGGCGAAGGTCAGGAATATCAGACATTCTTTACCTCACAGCTTGGTGGTAATGTTCAGACAAACGATCTAGAATTAGTCGTTGGTCTTGATCAGTCAACTAAGGATAGTTTTGTAATGCCCGTTAAGGAACAGCTACAGGTATTCGAAGATCCTACTCTTCACAGACAGCAAAGAGCCGGTTACTATGGCTTTGCGGAACTTGGCTTTGGCGTGTTAGATAACCGTAGAATTATTCTAGGCTCATTCTAATACTGTTTTAGTCACACACAGTAAGGCCACTCTCATATTCATGGGGGTGGCTTTTTGTGTATTATAGATAGATATGGAAAATAAATTATAAGGAGAATCTATATGTCTGCTTTGTCTGATTACCTTGAATCTGGATTGTTACATCACGTATTTGCTAATCAGCCATTTACTATGCCAAGCTCTGTAGCTTTAGCTCTATTGTCTAATCCCGCTACAGATATTAGTAATGGTAGTTCAATTTCTGAAATTCCAAGTGGAGTTGGTTCAGCGATTACTGGTTATAGCCGCGTTAATATCACAAGCCTACAAGACGCTTGGAGATTTGCGTCATCTGCTGACAATGTTTCTTTTGCTGTTTCTGGAACCAGAAGTAATGCTGGCGTTGGTAGTGGAGTAACAGGTAATTTTTACCCAGTATACTTATCACAAGTACGCGCTGGAGGTTCTACATCAGAAACAGTAACGTTTTCAGAATTTCCAAATACAATATTTTATTTTGCTAGTGGTAACAACAATGTGTATGGATCTGGCTCAAGTATTGGGTCTAATACAAACTATAACACTTACCCTGCACCCAGTAGATATTTAGTAAATAAGTATCAAATAATTTTCCCAACTGCTATCAATGATTGGGGTTTTGTTTCTGGTGTTGCTATTCTTGACAATGCAAACTATAAGTCTGGTAATGTTCTCATGTATTCTACATTGACAAATCCAAGATTAGTTTATGCTGGAGATAATATAAGATTTGATGCAGAATCTTTACAAATTGTCTTCAATTAAATAGAAATATGTTAAATGATTCTATCAAAAAATCAGCTTGTAGACAGCATTAATAGAGTTCTACCAGATAATAATTCTGGTAGAATTTCACCTAAAGATTTAAGAGAAAGCCTAGTAAACATACTAGACTCTCTTCCTAATATCTTAGTTACTACAAATTTGAATTCAGCAAATTTTGCTACAGTTAATGATAGAACTACTAAGGCTGGTGAAAATACACTATCTAGATCAGTCAGCACTGTTGGATATCTCAGTCAAGATAATTCTGCCTTTGGTTATTCAGCACTAGCTTCAAACTACCAATCAAGCTTTAATACAGCCATTGGTTCTTTTGCTATGAGTTGTAATTTATACGGTAGTAAAAATATTGCAATAGGTTACAATTCTCTACCTAGTATCATTGACGGTATTGGTAATGTTTCTATTGGAAATTATTCGTTATATCTAAATAAACACAGAAATTACAATATAGCTTTAGGTCATGCCGCTGGATATCATTTAAATAAACTTCCAGACCTAGAGCAAGACTATAATTTATTCGTTGCTTCGTATGACATTGATTATGATGATATGTGTGGGTCTTCTGGTAATACCAGAAATGATTTAAGACCATTAATATTTGGAAAACTATCTTCATCCAATTTAAAATTAGCAATAGCCCCAACAGTAAATAGCACGGGCATTTCGCTTCACAACGAAGCCGTCCTACAGGTTGGTGGTAATATCGGCCCCACTATGTCTGGTAGGCTGGATGTTAATAACGATACCTCTATAGCTTTATTTGACTTAGGTAGTCGTAATTACTGGTGGAGAAGTTTATATCTAGATAAATCAATAGAATTTTTAGATAACTTATCGTTTAATAAGCCACCTCAGTCTCAAGGCGATACCAACAATACTTTATTATTTCTCTCCAAAGATGGTTATATTGGATTAAACACTACTAATTTACATAGATCAGAAGGGTTAGTTACATCTAAGGGCAGTATAATACCCGAGGCAGATAATTTTTATGATCTAGGTTCTCCAAATCACGCTTGGAGAAATGCTATTGTAAATAATCTTGTTATACAAAACAGTATTTTACTACCACAGCTTAAAAGATTTTACTTAGCATCAAATATTGATCTCAATGGTAATGCCGTTGGTTTATTTTCAGACGATTTAATTAACAATGCTGGACTGTATTTAAAGTCTAAAGATTATTGGTACGATAGAGAATATAGTATATCTTATCTAGCCCCTACTCCGTCTACAGATACGCCGGATGTTAAAAAGCCTTCCTTACTAATAAATTTTAATCAGGGCATATCAGATTTTTCAGATAATAATTTTACCGTTAATAACATCAACAGTACGCTATCTACTGTAAGTTATAAGTCTGGCACTCAAAGCTTATATCTCAATGGTTCCGGTAGACAGGGTATACAAACTTCTATATTAAACGCATTTGCTTTTGATCTTAATGATTTTACGATAGACTTTTGGATTAGGCCAGACAGTTTGCCTTCTTCAGCAGACGTATATAGATTCTTATTAGATATGCGTCCAACAAATGCAAATGGACAGTACGTACTATTGTCTCTACTTTCAGATGGAAGATTGCAGTATTCAACTAATATAGATAGTAGTAACCTCGTTACACTCACAACAAATTCTAATCAAACAGTAGCCCCACTTTCTTGGAATCACATAGCTGTTACTAGAATTAATGGCGTTTTGAGAATATTCATTAATGGTACATTGTCTGGTTCTGTGAATGATAATACTAGATATTTATCTCAAGCCTTTAGGTTTGGTCACACCGCTTGGACATCAACTCATTACAATGTTAACAACTATGTTGGATACGTTGATGACATTAGAATTGTTAATGGTATAGGAATATTCAGTAATAACTTTGATAAAAATAATGTAACACTTACAAATGTTTCTTTAACTAAGAATTTCAATAGAGATGCTTCTTGGTTATCTAATATTAGCCTACGCATTAATAGTCAAGGGTTCTTAAAAACAAGAAGAATATTAGGCTACGAGGATGGATTAGATTTAGTCTCTAGTGGTAATGTGCTATCACTTGAAAACAGCCTAGTGTATAAGCCACTTAGCTCTCTTTCTACTCCATCTAGCGGGACACATGTCAGCTTTATATCTAAGTCTGAAAATGAATATAATCAACTAATTGAATATAAAAATCCATCATTTGATGGTAAAATTACTCAACAGTTTATAACAAATTATAATGATAACAAGCAAGGTGCTGAGTTAAAATTTGCAAGAAATAATAGAACCTTAGATATTAATTTCGTAGACGGCAACGCAACTAATACTGTAGCTTCTTTTTCTAAAGATAAAGTAACTTTCATCAAGGGCGATAATCAATTTGATATTTTTGATTTAGTAGTTGAGGGATATGCAAAAACTAATATAGACGCTCCAGTATCAGCAGACTTCCCTACTAGTGGCATATTGATTTTAAAAAATTCTCAATGGATCAACAGAAAAGAAATTACTGTTGTCAATAGGGATGCTTCTTTAGACATTAATAGGGGTCACTATATTGTTGCTGCTTCTATAAACGGTGAATATAGACCAGTTTGGGTAAGTTGTGATGAAACAGATATTGGTCAAGTAATACCTTCTGGTATTGATGAAAGTTTTGTAATGAAAATATCTAATATGTATTTACAGTACATAAGAGAAGATAAGATAGTATCAGATACTGTTACTCCAGATCAAGAAGGAGTTGTTTTAAGATTAGGTAACGCAAACCTTAATTACTTAAGACAAGATGTTAGCCCAAATCCAAACTTAAAAGACAATTTTGCTGTATTTGGAAGAGTGAGTTCTGGAACTTACGTTGGTACTGAAGGATATTTTTACCCATTGGCAAAAGATGTATCACAAGTTGTTGGACAAACTCCAATACAGTTTATGTTTGATGAATTTCCTAATCAACTTTTTTATATGCCTACTGGAAATCAAAACATTGGAGTTGGAACAGATGGAAATTATACGCTATATACTCAAGGTAGAATACCAACATTTTTTGAACTAGGAATAGTCGTACAAGAAAATAATGGATTCAATGATCAATTTATATCAACCCAACAACCTTTTGCTTTAGGCTCATCAGATTTTACCATAGAGTTTATGTTAAGGCCGCAGCCTTCTACTTTTGATAGATTGAGATATTTATATGATTCAAGGCCAACAAATGTTTTAAACAGTACAGATATCGTCAACGGTACTTATCACTCACTAGTTCTTACTAAGGAAAGAGAATTACTATATAACATAGTAGATTCTAATGGTTTGCGTGATACAAAAATACAAACTCCTACTGGAATATTAGTCGCCAACACATGGCATCATGTAGCAATATCTAGAAAAGATAAAGTAACTAGATTATTCGTTAATGGCACCCAAAGAGGTTTATCATTTATTGATGAATATAACTATAGTTCTTCTTCTCCTACATTTTTTAACTCCCAAACAAAGACGCCATTTGATTATGAATCCAACAACTTGCAAGGATTATTGCTGCCATCTGTAATGACTAGAGTAGATGGTTTTTATGGTCACGTAGACGATATTTTACTTGTCAATAGTGGACTTTATGGTGGTAATTTTACATATTCTTCTTTACAATCACGCTCATCTCAATTATCAAGCAATGCAAGTGGTTTAAGAATAACTTTTGCAAATGCACTAGTTCAAGATAGCTTAAACAATAGGGGCTTAAATTTTCCAGGCGTTTCTGTTTCTAATGATATTGTTAACCCAACTAATGGTAATACTGGGCCTAGCTTGTTCGTAGGCAACAGTGGAAATATTAACACTGTTAGATCAAGCTATGTATATAATCTCAATAACTCTAAGCGTATTTATATATCCGACGCTAGAACTGCTCAGAGAAATAATGAAACTCTGCCACACTATACGTTTGTTGACACTTTAGATCCCACTAAGAATCAAATTATAACAGATATTTTTACAATAGGCAAGCCAGAAGATATTAATATTATTGGTGCATCTTTTGCTACTCCTGTTATTAGTGGAATACCAACAACTATTTTAGTGCAAGTTGGAGCAAGCGTTCCCAATGCGCCAGCCGGTTTACTTGTAACTAAGGGTAATCAAAGAGTTTCACTATCATGGACTCCCTCTTCTACAGCAGGGTTAGAAATTTTAGATTATGATATACAGTATTCAAGTAACAATGGAGCAACTTGGACTACATTTATTAAGCCAATCAGCACTAATACTAGCGCTATTATTACTTCGCTTGTAAATGGTACATCTTATATTTTTAGAGTAGCTACCATTAATAGGATAGGAAAAGGCGCATATTCAATCCCAAGTATTGCTGTTACTCCTTCTCTATCTTCTCCAGAGGAACCAACCGGCTTGAGCGCACAGGGTACTAATGCGTCACTAGTCTTATCTTGGTTTGCTCCATTAAGTAATGGTGGAGCTAATATTTCTAATTATAGCGTTCAATACAGTACAGATAGCGGGCTGACATATACTTCAGTCACTACTAATTCTACAAATAATACATTCATATTACTTAATCTTGTTAACGGTACAGAATATACTGTAAGAGTAGCGGCTATAAATAGCGTCGGCGTTGGTACTTATAGTCAAACTATTACCGCAAGACCTGTTAATCAGTTACCTTCAGAGCCACGAAATTTAAACATTACTCGCACCAACTTCAGAGAACTTACTGTTAATTGGTTACAGCCTCTTTTTAATGGTGGTTCTAATATTAATAAATACAATATTTCTTATGCGGTTAATAATGATAGTGTTTACAATACTATTTTTGCAAGCGGCAATGCTAATTCTCTATCTATACCAAATTTATTGCTTGGTAGTGGATACGTTTTTAAGATAAGTGCTGAGAATACATTCGGCGCTGGTCTTTCTACTCCGCTTTCAGACCCTATCCTAGTATCTTCTGGAACAATTCCTAGCGCCCCTCTTAATTTATTAGGCACCGCATCTAACAGGAGCGCATCTTTATCTTGGAACCCACCAGCAAACGATGGTGGCGGAAGCATAAGTGATTATACTATACAATACAGACAGATTAGTAAACCTAATGAGTCTTATCCATCTTTTGATTCATCTACAATAACTTTTAATGAAGGCGTCAGTACTTCCACTTCTAGTACGGTAACTTCTTTACAAAATGGCTCGTCTTACAAGTTTAAAGTATCTGCTAAAAACTATGTGGGCAATAGTCCATTCACATCTGAGACTATAGATATTACACCTTCGCGTATTCCATATGCGCCACAATTAGTATCTGGTGTTTATGTTTTCAATAATGGAAGTATTTCTAATACTAAAACAGACAGAGTAAGGTTGAATTGGAATATACCTATTAGTGGATTCATGCCAACGCTTTCTTCTCCATTTGGAGATCCCGGCAATGGTGGTGCTATTATTACTGACTTCTTAATATCCTACAGTGGCTTGAAAAATAATGCTTATTCAAGTGTATATAATTTTAATACTCAATCTATCGAAAATTTTGCAGTCATTACTAATTTAGATACTACTTTTGATTGGTATTTTAATATCAGAGCAATTAATCAAAATGGCCTAGGTGATATTAGCACTAGAGTATCTGGACAAATTTTATAACGGAGACAATATATGGCACTTACAAACTTTGAAGGATTTGAAAGATACCAAAGCTATACAGCTGTAAAGGATTTTATCAATATACCATTTGGACCAAGTAATGTTGCTGGTGTTGTTACACCGACTATAGTTTCTGGTCCGACTGCTAGAAATCAACTCAGTTGTCTATCTATGATTAGCAGTAGACAAGACTCAACTTATAATCCTGGCGGTTCTGGAGTTCAAACAAGATACCATAAGAATTTTTATCCTAAAGTAGCTATACCATTTAGAGATAATATTAATGAAGGCGTTCTTGGGTTTGCGTATCACTATTCTAAGCCATCTGATGGTCGATGGGGAGATGGAGTTTCTGTATTTACTCCTTTTGCTTGCGTAACAGATGCAAACTATAGGCCACACTTTTATCTTTGTGCTACAAACAATGGCACTATACAAGTACGCGCTTGGAATACTAGCGCTTTATTAGACGATACGTTGACGGCTGTAGGATTTACTGCAATTAATGACTTTGTAAGTCGTAGTGTATGCGTTAGATATGGATACAATAATGTTTGTGAACAATTTATAGACGATCCCAAAAATTTAGTTACAGTAGGATCTGGATCAGATGCTAATCTTTCTATTGATCCATCAAAATTTATTTTACTTGGCACTAGCAGTGTTAATAACACGCTTATAGCAGATAATTGGAATTATATAGAATTGAAGTACAAGATAGACAATACTGCATTAGCAGAAAATGGTGGCTTTTTAGAACTTAAAATTAATCGCTCTGCAAATTCTGTTGCTAATGATTTATATCTTGAAAAAATTAGAACAACATATCAAGCTGTTAATACTGCTTCTCATGCAGTTTTTGGTGTTGTTTGGGGTCATAGATCAGATAGTTCTTCCAATGCTGGAAATGCAGCTAATCTTGGATGGCGAACTTTAATAGACGATTTCTATTCTATAAGATCTGTATCTGGTCAAGTAGATCTAAATAATTTTCTTGGTGTTGTAAGCTGCGAGAAAGCCCCTTATTCATCATTTGTTCAAAATACATTCTCAAGTGGTGACTTACAAAGCATATCAGATCCTTTTGCTGGAGCAGACAGTTTTCTTATACCTTCTGGTAATGGCTCTTTAATATCAGATGACCAAGAGCAAGTTGCTAACTTCAATGTTAATATCAATACTAATAAAAACATATTAGCTATACAGCCAACCGTACACGCTTTTGCTCCTAGCTCACTGACTAAGTTAAACTTTTCACTACTATTTGGTAGCTTAAAAACTGCTACTAGTGGCCTTTCTGTTAGCTCTAACAGTCAAGGCGGTATAACTTACGGCCCAGTATATTCTAGAGATATTAATGGAAATATTTTTACTGATTTGACATTAAATAATCACGCAGTTAAACATGAGGTTTCATAATGATATATTCTATCATATCTAATAATTTACCATTTGATAAGTATTTATCTCATTTACTACTTACTGGTGATAATGATCTAACTACTGTATATAGTGTGGATGAAGACTTTTTAAAGCTTCCTACATCTATCGATGATAGCATACTTACATTAAGAACCGTAGACCTAAGAGCCTTCTCGTCTTTCTATCAGCACAAACTTAACTTAGAGTGTACGGCTTTAAGAGAAAACATAGACACTGTGAATGATTTAGTATATTTCACAAAACACTTGAGCAAAAATATTATTCACTGTGGACTAACTGATTTTCTAGTAAGTCAATACTACTTACCTATTTCTGAATGCGTGATGCTATATGTCAAGTATGATTTTGACGCTATTAATACAGAATACTTTTTTGGCTCTTTAACTGAAAAAGATCATGAAAACTTCATGAAGACTTCTGACATAATAGACAATATACGCTCAGAATATAGAATAGCTGGCAAGAATGTTGTCACTATAAAATACGACCAGTTGATTAACCAAAGTTTTAACTTACACAACATCAATTTAAATCTTAATACAAATATTGATAGAAAGCTATTGCTCTATAAGTATTTAACATAATAGAGGTTTCATAACATGGGTAGGCCAGAAGACTGTCATTGCCCGTGTGGCTATGAGCCGGTACTAAGAAGAAATCCTATAACTATAGTTATTACAGAGCAACCCAAAAATGCTACTGTCTATGATGATATAGCCATTTTTAATATTAGCTCTACTATTGATCAACTGCCATCATATTATTATCAGTGGCAGAAAAGAAGTTTTTTTGAAGATTATTTTACTGATATACCATTCGCAAATGGTTCAACTTTATTAGTTTCAAATCCTAGCATTGACGACAATGGCGCTAAGTATAGAGTATACATAGGTCACTATGGTAACGATCCGCCGGTTTATAGTGACGAAGCTACTCTTTCCATTACTAAAGACTTACCAAGCCCAACAATAAGTATTAAAAGTCACCCTAAGAGTATTGACTTAGGATTTTTAGACAACACTATTTTATCCGTAGACGCCACAGTTAGTCCCAGCGTAAGACTATTTTATCAGTGGCAAATTAGTAAAAACGGTTTTGGTAATTTTCAAGATATACCAAATGAAAATCAAAAAACGCTTTCATTAAAATCACTATTGTATGATAGGGATAATCTAAACGAATATAGAGTAAAGATCAAAACTTCATACTCGCCAGTTTATGTATATAGTAATATTGCTAGGATTACATTAACAAGATTTCCTAAGATTAGTATTATCTCTCATCCATCAGATACTCAGTCTAATCAAGGTGTTGCCAACTTTAACATTGAAGCATTAACTGATGATAGAACCCCGCTATCTTATGTTTGGCAAAGAAAAAGGCTATCAGACAATTCATTTATAACCATACCGCAATCTACATCTAGCTCTCTCGTTGTAAGAAACTTAAATAACAGAGATGATGATGAATCTTTATATAGAGCTATTTTGTATGTTGGTAGTCTTAATAAGTCTAAGTTAAGTCAATATGCTAAGTTAAGTGTTCCTAAGTCAACAATTACTGCCATCAATCCCAATACATTTGCTCCCATTGCTGTTTCTGGTGAGATCAATTTATCAGTTCTAGCAACTATTACTAGTGGAGATGAAATTATATATCAGTGGCAGAACAAGTCTAACGAATTTGATAATCTCTATACTAATATCTCTGGTGCAAACACCCCAAATCTTAAACTAACTAAATTAGAATATGATGTGGACGATAATGATATATACAGAATATTTTTGCAAGCTAGGTATTCTAAAGATGTAAGTACTAGTCAATTTTTTACTATCAATGTGCCATATGCGCCCAAAATTAATGTCATAGATGATACGCAGCTTATCTTTGGAATTAGTGGCAACATAGGGAATGACAGATCGTTTACTTTATTTTCCACGGCAGAGCTTGAATTTAATACAGTTACGCAAGTTTCTGGACAGCTTTTTGGGCTTTGGCAGTCTTATAATGCTAATACTAATAATTGGATAAATATAGCTAATCAGTCTGGCGACTATCTATCTATTAATAATGCAAGCTATCTACAGTATAACAATACTGAATTTAGAAGATTTTATACAAGCGATCAGGGATCTACTCCTAAATTCAGTTCTTCGTTTGCAGTTTTCCTAAATAAACCCACCATCAACGTAACTCCATTACCAATATCTTTCTCTGGTATTGATGGAATAGCTGAAATATCAGTTAGCGCATCTGTTAATTTCAATCAAACGCTATCTTATCAATGGCAAAAATTTAACTCTATAACTTCTACATATACTGATATACCGAACACAAACAACTCTACGCTAAGATTAGAAAATTTACGATATCTTGATAATAACTTGGATAGATACAGAGTCATAGTTAGTGCTACCGATGGTGCTGATAGTGTTGCTAGTAATTTTAGCACTCTATTAATATCTAAACCGTTAATTACGTTTACAAAACCTTTAGCCGATCAAACGGCTTTAGCTCACTCAGCATTGTTTAGTATAGACGCAGTAATAACCAACACAAGCGCCCCTCTTTCATATCAATGGCAGAAGCTAGACAAAGATATTAATATCTATACTAATATGATAGGTGAAGATAAGTCATTTCTCTCTTTATCTAGACTAATAAGATCAAGAGATAATAATTCAATGTATAGAGTTGGTATACGAGGAATTGATGGTGCAGACTCTGTTATTTCAGAACCTAAGAAATTAAGTGTTGAGATACCAGCAGTGTCTATTATTAATCAGCCAGCATCAAGTATAAAAACAAGATCTAGCACTTTGACTTTGAATACTGACGCGACTGCTACTTATGAAGGAACTGTATCATATCAGTGGCAAGAATTTAATCCTAACTTAAACCATTCATCATTTGTTGATATATCTGGCGCTAATAGTAAAACCCTAACGGTATCTAATATTGGCTATTTTACTCATAATCTTACTAATTATAGAGCTAAGATAGGAACATTTGAGCCTGAGACGGTAAATGTATTTACTAATTTTTCACTATTAGAAATAACTCCAGTTGTTTTCTTAAGTAATCTTTATCAGAGCTATATCATAGATCAAGAAAAACTTGTTGTATATGATACTAGATTAAGCAATGTATATCAATCATACTTATTAGACCAAGCACCTCTGATATTGCTAGATACGAGATTTAGCAATATGTATCAATCCTACATACTAGATCAAACGCCTGCGATATTTTTAGATACAAGGTTGAGCAATATATATCAGTCATATCTATTAGACCAAGAGGTTATCAAAGTAGTAGATACGAGATTTAGTAATATGTATCAGTCTTATGCATTAGATCAAGATATACTTAGATTTAACTTTAGCGGTATACCTATTTTATCATCTGGATTTATTAGTCAAAAATTCATTAACTTATACATCAATTCGTCGCAAGCCACAAGCTCTGGTTCTCAGTGGGAAGGCTATAGAGTACAGTTACAGAATACTGTAACTAATGAAACTAAAGATTTATTAGTAGAACAAACGGGCAATTATATTGTATTTAACGATGATATTTTATTACAAGATAATAACGACTACAATATTAAAATTGGATTTGTTTACTCTCAAGAGCAAAGCCCCTCACCTTTTACAAATTACTTAAATATTCCACAGTTTAAGCCGCCTTCGCAGGTCTTAAATGCGAATATAGTATCTCCAGATGATTGGGAGTTAGCAAGAACTAGACTTGATTTAACTTGGAATACTCCACTAGATAGTGGCTCTTCTTCAATATTAGGCTATCAAATTAAGCAAAGTGGCTTCATTGAGAATGTTAGGAGTAGCGGTTTAGCTAATACTGATACGTTTATAAATATTAGTGGATTAATTCCTGGTAGATCTTACATATATGATATTAGGTCTTTCAACCTTCATGGATTGAGTGATCCAGTTTTTGTCAGTGGTAATACTTCATCTATAATTAAACTTTCTGGCATTATAGATATCAATACCGAACTTACGATTGGTCCGCAAAAATTAGACTCATCTATATTTATTGCTTCTGGACAATTAGATATAATTTCAAACGCTCCAAGTAACTTGATAGGTTCTCCTAGCAACAGTCAAGTTTCACTATCTTGGACTGCTTCTAATAATATTCAAGGAACACTTAATAATTATCTAGTAGCTTACAGATTATCTGGACAACCATTCCAGACAGTACTAACAAATAGTACTAACAACTCATATGTCCTTGGACAATTAATAAATAATTCAACATATGACATCAAAGTTGCCCCTATATACTATGACTACGCTAATATAATTTCTACTGGAGATTTCAGTCAAACAATCTCAAGCACTCCAGTTAAGCCAGTAGAACCAATATATCTAGCTAATGGCTTTATTAGTACAGTAAATATTGATACTGTCAACGATCCAGAATTCCCAAATGCAGCTATATCCAATGGTTTTATTAGTGTATTAACAAATGATACTATAAGTCAAGATGAATTCTCCAATGCCGCGCTTTCAAACGGTTATCTCAGTATAATACATAGAGATCCAACGCCTACTAGCGGCGCTACAAACTCTTATACTTTTGAGAGAGAAAAAGCTTATTCATGGTTCTAGTGTGTATATTACGTTAGGTCTATAAAAAAAGGAAACTCTAATGCCTCTCCCAAATCTTAATAGTCCAACAAAAGTAGAAGGGCGCAATGTTTTAGTAACTAGCATACCAACAAACGCTTCTGGATGTTTGGTTAATCCTTCTGGTAGCAATGAAACGTTGCGTATCAGTAATATTTACGTAAGTAATATTGACGGTGTTAACGCTTGTGATGTGAACTGTTATATATTAGATAACAGTACCTCTCCAGCCGCTACAGGATATTTAGCATTTACAGTAAGTATTCCCGCTGATGCTAGTCTAGTATTACTAACAAAAAATGAAAATACATACTTGATGGAAAATCAAACCTTGTTTTTGGGTGCCAGCGCGGCTAACGATTTAAGCGCTGTTATTAATTACGAGGAAATAATTTAATTATGTTGTCACTACCGCGCGATAGGTATATAGGTTTTGATAGAGGCGAAAAGTCTCTTTTTGTACAAGTACTTGCCGTTGGCGGCGGTGGCGGTGGAGGCTTCTATGGTGGTGGTGGAGGGGCTGGAGGATTCCAAGAACAGGCAATTGCTATCTCTTTGGGCGTTGCTTATTCTGTTTCCATAGGCGCAGGCGGTTCAGCAAGTACTGGCGCAGACTCGCGCGCTGGTATGGGTTCTCCTTCAAATTTTGCAAACATTATTAGCGTAGGCGGTGGTTCTGCTGGCACACGAACAGTAACTAGCTCAACTGCTGGCTACCATGCTATAGCTTTCGCTGGAGGTTCTGGCGGTGGTTCGTATGCCAATGCTATTGTAGGTATTGCGCCATCTGTCGGTCAAGGAAACGCAGGAACTAATGGTACAGCCGCTGGATTTTCTGGTGGTGGAGGTGGTGCTGGCAGTGCAGCAGGAGCTACAGTTGCTGGAACACGCGGAGGCGCTGGTGGCTCTGGTAAGGTATCTACGATTACTGGATTAACTTATGCTGGCGGCGGCGGTGGTGGCTCTGCAAACGCAGGAAACTTCGCTGCTGGTGGCTCTGGTGGTGGCGGTAGAGGCGGTTCAGCAACTGGTCAAACTGCTGGAGTTGCCGGAACTGCAAATACTGGCGGTGGCGGTGGCGGTGGCAGCACAAACGCAAACGGTGGTAACGGTGGCTCTGGCGTAATTGTGATATTAGCGAGTTCGCAACTTCGCTTAACAATTGGCGCTGGATTGACTTATACAAGCTCACCGTCTGGCGCTAATACTATCTATACTTTTACAGGGGGAACCGACACGGTAACATTCAACTAATGGCACACTACGCATTTCTAAATAATCAAAATATTGTTACAGAGGTTATCATCGGCAAAGACGAGAATGATGGCGGTATAGATTGGGAAGTATATTATGGCGAATTACGTAGTCAAGTATGTAAGCGCACAAGTTATAACACGCATAATAACGTTCATCTATTTGGTGGCATTCCGTATCGCAAGAATTATGCTGGCATTGGGTATACATATTTAGCAGATCTAGACGCTTTCATCCCTCCATGTCCCGGCGATGGCTGGACCTTGGACGAAGCTACTGGTTCATGGGTTTTCAATGACCTTCAACAATAAACTAACCCCACAGTACATATATTTTTAAAGGTATAATATGATAAATATAAAACGACTAAAAGATTTCCCAGAAGGTAGTGGAAGCTTAACTGCTGATGATGTTTTTATTTTTACAGATAATCCTTCCGGTGTTGGTATTACAAAAAAAATAACCTTAAGTCAATTGAGTAATGCTATAGGCGGTGGAATCTCTGATATTGTAGAAGATATTAGTCCAGAACTTGGTGGTAGTCTTGATGCGCGCAATTTTAGTATTAGTGGCGTTTCTACTTTAACAGGTGCTAGTGGAAACTTTACAAGTTTAAGACAAAATGGCGTTGTCGTTAGTGTTAGTGGACATTCTCACCTTAGTTCTAATATTACTGACTTTAATAGTTCTGTTAGTGGTTTATTACCCGTTAAAAATATTCTTGCTGGTTATGACATTGACATCACTAATAATAGTGGTGTTTATACCGTTGCTTCTACAAATTTAGTCCATGTTGATAGTCAACAGCCTCAAGGATTTATTAATAGAACTGATAGTAGAATTAGTGTTAGTGGAAATATATTCAGAATAGAACCTACAGGAAGCTCATATAGTTATTATAATAGAGGTATCAAAGTTGTTAAAACTAGTGGTGATAGTTTAACTATACCTAATATTACTCAAATTAATTATATTCATTTTGATACTGTTAATAATCAAATATCAAATAAAACTACAAGCTTTGATTTTTCTACTGATATTCCTATCGCATATGTAGCTTGGAATAGTGGAGTTGGTCCTAGTGGACAAATGACTTTCTTTGCTGAAGAACGTCACGGAATTGTGATGGATACCAGCACTCACAAGTGGATTCATAATACTTTTGGTATGCAATATGTTGATGGCTTGAGTATTGGTAATTATGTTTTAGGTGGAAATGGGTCTAGCAATACTCATGCAACTATATCAATCGGTAATGGTACTCTTTATCAAGAAGATATTCAGATAAATGTTACTGACAGTTCTAGTGCTGATCCTTTCTGTCAAGAGTTAAGTCCGATTGCTAAAATTCCCGTTTATTATCACGACGGAACTACTGGTCAGTGGGTTAAGAATACCGCCACAGACTATCCTGTTAAATATGGAGCTAATGGGCCACAATATAACTTATTAACTGGTAGCAATTGGACAACCCCCGATGTTAGCCCCGGTGGACAAACAAGATACTTTGCAGCATGGATTCTTGCAACTAATCAAATTGATGATCCTATAATTAGTATTATGGGTCAAAGATATGATAGTACTGAGGGAGCCGCTGAAAATAGTAACTCTTGGGGCGATGTTAATCTTACTAATCTTCCATTAAGCGAAGTTAAACCTCTTTATCGATTAATATTTGCTGCTGATAGCAATAGCTATACAAATGCTCCTAAGTGTACTTTACGTAGTATTCTTGATATACGAGTAGCCGTAATTAGTACTGTCGCTGGAGTTGCCCAGAATGATCACGGAAGTTTATTCGGATTGGGTGACGATGATCACTCTCAATACTTGCATGTGGATAATAATCGAACGGTTAATGCAATTCATAATTTTGTTAATGGATTAACTGTTAATGGTACTAGTGTAAGTGTAAGTGGTCATTCTCATACTTCATCTAATATCACAGATTTTAATATTAGTGTTAGTGGACTTTTGCCAAGTGGATTAGTACGAAGTAATACATCTGGTATAACTGGAGCTAGCGGCATTAATAACATTGTTCAAATGAATCAAGCAAGTTATGATGCTATTGGTAGTGGCAATTACGATCCTAATACAATTTACTTTATAGTGTAGTTATGACTAAAGCTAATATAGGAAATTCTCAGGTTGTAATAAAGATTGGGCAAAATGCAGTCCTAAAGGCTTATAGGGGATCAAACGTCATTTATAGCCCCGTATCCGCTGCTCCTATAAGCGTAAGTCCTCTCCATTTGGCTAACGGGTTTCTTAGTACATTAGGTAATGATACTGTAAACGAAAGTGAATTCCCAAATGCCGCTTTATCAAATGGCTATTTAAACGTATTAAGATTAGAGAATACAACTGAAAGCGAATTCCCCAATGCAGTTTTGTCAAACGGGTATTTAGGCGTTTTGCATATTGATCCTATTGTTATCCCCCTGCCTAATGCCCCAACCAGTTTGTCTGCAACCGCTGGGAACGCCCAGATTGTTTTATCTTGGACTGCACCGACTAATACTGCCATTAGCGATTACACCATTGAATACACGCCAGCGGGAGCGGGTACGGGATATTCGCTCTCTGGTTATGCTACAACAGCCGCCAACGGCAACTACACAACCAGCGGAGAAATTAGCAATAATCCTACATGGCAGCACTCGTCCGCTGATTACGTTCTATCATATATTGGAGAAAGCGTTGGCTGGGCCTTGTTCCCCGGCACTATAGCGGGAGGATACACTGGTGGCCCTATTGCTAGTCAGGTTTGCGGATATCCTGGCGGTGGCGAAGGTACATGTTCAGAGGGTTCTGTCACGGGCGATTGGAACGAGGGCATAAGCTCTGGAGCAGGTAGCTTCACTGTCGCTGCTGCGACCGCTACTCCGCAAAATGTATCCACTGGCAGCAGTAATTCTAGTTATACGCTGACGGGCTTGACCAACGGCACGGCTTACACGGTGCGTGTAGCGGCGGTTAATTCGGCTGGCACTGGCGCCTACACGGCGGCCTCTAGCGGCGTGACACCTAATGCGGCGAGCGTTCCGGGTGCGCCGACTTTAGTGCGGAACGGCAACGCTTACTGGGCCTGCCAAGAGGGCGACAACGCGGTCATGTGGAACGTACCATCTTCAAATGGCGGCTCCGCAATTACGGGCTACGTTTGGCGAATCGGAAGCGGTTCTTTAACTTCCGTAAGCCCATCGACCGGCACAAGCCAAGCCTTCAGCAACCCTAATTGGACAGGTGGGCGAGTTGTAGGTTTACCAACGGGTGGCTCTTTCCAAGTCGCTGCCGTAAACGCAATCGGTACTGGGCCGTTCGCTTCAATAACACTGCAACAGGATTGCAACTAATGAACGTTATTCGTATAAGAAACTTTTTGAGCGATAGCGAACGAACTACGCTACTAGCGTGGTGCGAATCAAACGTCGCGTGTTTTGGAGACGCAAGAACTGCTGACGGTGAAATATATCCGCTTCGTAAAATCTCTAATAGTAACGTAGTATTGGCTACTGGCGGTTTCCCCGAAGTGGCCTATCAAATACAAAATCGTATCAGAGAGCAATTTCCGACATTAGGACCATCTCTACCGCGATTCCTAGACGGTATGACTGTAGGTATTCTTCTGCCTAGCGGCGAGTTTGCTCAACACGTTGACCATCACTTCCGACAGGATGATCTGGTTTGTGTTGGTGTAAACGCACTCATTGTCGCTCCAGATTCAGGTGGTATAGTGAGCGTTGACGGAGAGGAACAAGAGCAGCAAGAAGGAGACGCACTAATCTACCTTTTGTCGGAGCAGATTCATGGAGTTTCTCAGGTTAATGGTAACGTAAAGCGAGTTGTTTGGTCGTGGCGATTCATTGTTGATCCTACTACTTGGAATGTTGTATAAAATACTTCTTATAACTCCTTGCTTGCATCACCATCGATGAATACTTGATCTTACGCTACAAATAGTGTATTAATTATTAAATCAACCAATTACTATAAAGGGATAATTAAATGGCAATCATAACATATGAAGGTTTTGAAAATTATAGCTCTTTTGATGCTGTTCAGAATTATTTGAATTATCTTAATTATGGAACCATGAGTTTTATTAGCGGCATTGACGCCAACAATGTTACTCCACGTAATAATGGAAGCTGTTTAAAATTTGTTTCTCTCAGTAATGCCACATATCCAAAATTTAAATTGAAATCCCCAAATAATATAGCTAATACTAGTGGGGTTTTTGGCTTCTCTTGGTACAACCTTTTACCCGCTGGTGGAAGTTGGGGAACTTTTACTCCTATATGCGGAGTAATTGATAATGTTGGTAAACCTATTTTTTATATTGGGGTTAATAGTAATGGAAATATAGAAGCTAGGAGATGGGTTCGCAGAATTCAAACTGGCGATTACTCTTATGAAACTTTTGATACTTCTAATACCGTATGGAATTCTTTTTTGAACTTTCAATATCGCTGTGGGAAAAATGGTTGTGATCAGAATTATTATTCACTTTTTGATATTACTAATTATAGTTTACTTGGAGCCACAACAAGTCTTGTAACTGCAAATGCTTGGAATTATATTGAAGTTAAGTATAGCCTTTCTAACACAAGTAGCGGCTATATACATATCAAAATTAACAGAAATAGTAATGACACAACTTTAGATCTAAATCTAAATAATATTGCAACCTCCCCTAGTACAAGTCCTGCACTTAGTTTAGTGTTTGGTGTACATAGAGGTCATGCCACAAATCCAATTAACCTTGGAACTAATACAACAATTTATACTAGCTATTTTGATGATATTTACTGGGCAGACCTTACAGGATCTAATAATGATTTCCTAGGCAGAGTAAGCTGCAAAAAGTTTAGTTATAATGACGTAATAAGCTATAATATGACTACGCCAGCTAGTAGTGGTACTGCGCTTTCTAATTTTAATGAGACTTTTACAGGCTCTGGCGTAATAAATACTAGAAATATAGGCAACGTTGTGGGCCAAACTCTTGACGTTAGGAGTACAGGAGTTAGTAGTGAGACACTGAGTCCTATATTTGTTCGTCAATATATTCATGGCTATAAGACAGAAGCTAATAGTGATATTGCCCTTGGAACAACCGATGGAGTAAATAGTTTGGCTGTTAGTGGAATTAATCTTAATAATGATTCTATAAGTGGCGTTCTTAAGTATCGTGATTATGATAATGCGCCAGACGGAAATGAGTGGACTAACCAAAAAATTGCTAACACAACATTTAGACATACTGTAATTAGTAGTTAAGAAATTTATGAAAGGTGTTTGCGCGCTATATAACAATAAAGCATTAGCTTTAGTCGCTCGTAGCAGCAGTCACGCTCTTATGAGTCTTATGCTACCAGAAGTTTATGAAAAGAGAGTAATCTTCTTAAAAGAAGATCGTTGGCATCCAATCATGAATTTAGAGGGGTGGGATTTAAGACACGGTTTTCCAGAAGTAGAACAGATATGTGTTATGGTTAGAAATCCGATTGAAAGATTCGCAAGCAGTATGGCAAGAAGAAAACTAACCTTTGAACAAGCTTTAGAAGTCAAGGATGAAGACGTTCATTTTTGGAGTATAGAAAGTATGGGACTTATAAATGAAAAATGTAGCCACTTTTTATTCCCAGAACAGATAGATCTATGCGCTCAAATGCTTGGATTAAAAGTACCAGTTTCAAAACTCAATGAAGAAGACAATAAACCCAATCTATCTACTAGAGAGATAGAAGTGCTAAAAAAAATTTATAAAGCAGACATAGAACTATATAATAAATTAAAGGAGAATTATCATGGGCGAATTTGATGGCAAGGTATTACTAGTAAGAAATTTTATTACTCCAGAAGAATGCTCCGCTCTTAAAAATTGGGCCATAGAGAATGCTTCAGAACAATTTGTTGATGGCGTAGGTGGTAATTGGGATACTAAAGAGTTTGTAAGAGTAAAAAATAGATTAACCAACAGAATGGTTGGCAATAATATACATTATCCTGATCTTGTTTACTCTATTCAAAATAGACTAAAAGAAACCTTTCCAATTATTAAAGATGCTGAAGTTATTAAATATCATGGAAAAGATGGCGTGGTTGTCAGCATAACATATAATACTGGTGATGTTTACAAGCATAAAGACCCATCAGTAGATCATCAAGTTCAAGATACTGTAGCGTTAAGATTTAATATTCTTGCTAGTAAAGCTGAAAACGGTGGCGTTATTCACGTTGAAGACAAAACGTATGATCTTAATGAAGGGGATTTGATGGCCTACTTAGTTAGTGAATACTATCACAGTGTTGAAACTTGTTCTGGCAATAATCCAAGAATTTTATTTATGTTTGGCTTTTGTGTCAATAAAGAAACTTGGGAAAATCAGTGAGCTATATTTACGTTTATAACTAGCTTTATCCTATATCATTACTAATCAATTACGCAATTAAGTGTATAGTAAGTCATTAACTTACTCAGGAGAATACTATGTCCACATCTGGTATACTACCAACTTCTGGCACACTACATAATAATTCAACAGGTAATTTTGAAATACCAAGCATTGTGCGAACTTGGATAAACGATTTAGATTCTTCTAGTTATAAATACTCAGATGGTCGCATCAATCAAGTCATTTGTGTTGCAGCAAGATTTGTCCAACAAGACGCTGAATTTAAAACAAGATACAGTATTGGTATAGATTATATTTCTCCCAATCCAGCAGAACTTGAAGATTTTGATTTTATTAATCTAGTTGGATTAAAAACTGCGTGTATTATACTTGGTGGCGAATTAAAGATGGAGGCCGGTAATGCTATATCAATTAAGGATGGACCATCCTCTATTGATTTACGCGGTGTTGCTAGCACTATAGCGGCTTACCGTAACGATATATGCTCACGCTATGATGAATATCTATTAGATTATAAGGTGTTTGGAATACAAGCTGGTCAAGCAGTTCTTGGCCCATACAGTCCTGCTAGCGAATTTGTATCACGACGTTACAACGACACAAGAGACGGAAATTATTTTTAGAACATTGGAGGATAGAAGATGGCCATTCTTAGTAAACAGGTATTATTAAACAATATAACTGTAGATTTAGCTGACAATAATGCTGGATTAATTTCAGCAGCAGATATTAGAAATAATCTTTTTAATACTGTTGATTCGATGAATTCAATTATTGCTAGTGGAGATTTCAATCTTCAGACTCCATTTGGTAAAAACGTTAGAGTTAAAAGAACCCTTGGTGATACTGGAACTGGGTTTTTTGTTGCTGAAAACGGCATTAGTTTTCCTAACGCCTCTTCAAGTCTAAAAGACCAGACAGTACCATATCCCGGCCCCACCGGTATTAATCATAATGATTTATCTAATAGAGACAATAACTCTGCTCACTCCGTCTTTTTAACATTAGACGGTAGTAGAGTAATGGCTGGAAATCTTGGATTAGCTAACAATTGGATCGGCGCTTCTGGGTACTCAAATGTTGGTCTTCGTTTTCAATATCAAGGTGGTACTAATCAAAGCGTTGGTAAAGAAAATATTTTAGTAGGTAATTCTGGAGAGTTTGTATTTAGTACAGACAATTCTAGATTTTCTAGCGGCAAGTCAGTTGCTAAAGCTTGGATCACATTTGATGGTGCGAATAGTGGTGTTCCCACTGCTATTCCTGTAGTCAAAAATTCTTACAATATTAGACGTATTACTAGAACATCCCCAGGTAAGTATGTTATTTATCTTAAAAATGGTGTGCTATCTACTGGATCTAATAACTTTGTTGTAGTAGCTAATAGTAACGCTAGAACCGACAGCGATGACATGAGCGATTTTGAAAGAAATACCGTTGGAACTAAACGTGGATATAATGCTATTGATGGACATTTCTTCACATTCGTGGTTCTTAATGAGGCCGGTGAATACGTTGACGCTGAAATAAACGATGCCATTGTTTTCGGAGAAGACCTTGGTTCTACAGTCAATGAGGCTAGCGGTGTATCAAGTACTTATGCTTCCAATTTTAACCCATTCATTTGATCGCTAATAAGGATTAATTATGTCAGATAAAATAGTATTGTATGATAGAATAAAAGAATTAAGTTATACAACGGGTTCTGGCAATATTATACTAGAAGGCTCTCCAGCCGGATTTAGCTCATTCGCTTCTGTCTATCCGCACAGCGGCGTATTGTTTTATGCTATTACTGATGGTAATAATTATGAAATTGGTTCTGGTATCTTTTTGAGATCAGATTTTTCCGCCAGTGACAATATACTTAGTAATCAAATTCAAAGATTTCCCATTAGGACTAGTACCAATTCAATTATCAATTGGTCAACTGGCCTTAAGGAAGTATATGTAACATATCCAGCTAGCCATTCTGTTTATACTGGTTCTGGAATAGGGTCTTACAACAACCCGCAAGTTAGCGGATTAGCTATCTGGGGCGGCTCACATACTCTAGATTATGACCCCAACTTAGTTTGGAATTCTACATTAAATAGATTAGGTATCAATAAGTCTAATCCTTCGTTTGCTATTGACATTGGCGGTCAGAGTTATGAGTCAATTATTAATGCTTCTGGATATATTGTTGGAAATTCTGGCATTAAATTTGCTTCAGGTACTCAGAGTGAACATTTCCTAAAAAATAAACTAGACATAGATGCATACAACGAATCATTATTGAGCCAAACAACTGGACTGAGTGACGTTGTTCAGCTTAGTGGTGCTGTAAATCAATACTTATTACTTAAGAAGCAAAACGCTGGATTATTTTTCGCTGGCCCGCCAAGTGGATGTGGCGCTCCACCATGTAATCCAAATTATCCGTCATTTCGTACAATTACAATGTCTGATTTGCCACCGCTATCGAATACATACGCTTCATATTCTAGTGGAGTAAATCACGCTGGCAGAATTACATTTTGGGTTAATAACAATACCATTGGATCAGATCAGTATTTCCAGTGGGACTCAATAAACCATAAATTATCTATAGGTAAGCCGGGGATTGCTCCAGTAGCAGATGTAGAAATAAGTGGAGTAGTTGATATATTAGGTAGATTGAATATTAGTAGTGGGATTAGATTGATTCCATCTAATAATATAGGAAGTGGTAATAGTATTTTATACCAGAATGCAAATAATCAACTTGTTTTTAATAATGAGCCTTATGTTTCATCTGGCAAAGTTGAACTGATGGTTTCTAATGCTGTAAGTAGCTTTCTACTCAACGATCTTAATCTTAATATAGCTTTATCTGGCAAGTCGTTTATTCCAACTGGTACAATTCAGTATAGCGAAGTTTCTGGAGTAAATGGTCAACTTTTATTAGATAATCAATACCTTTATGCCTATACTCCTAGCGGACAATGGAGAAGAATATATCTAGGTAATGCTTTTGATATTAGATCATTCGGTGACAACTCTTTCGTTCCACCAGATGCTCCTATTAATTTAAGCGGTGTGCCAAAAAATCAATCTGTGCATTTAATCTGGACTGCCCCTAATAGTTCCCTAGGCATTATTGATTATATAGTTCAATATAGCGGAGTTGCAAACTCTGGATGGTTAACTTATGGTGGAGAAAACTCTGAACCAAGACAAAATGTTAATGGTCTTGTTAATGGTCAGACTTACTCTTTTAGAGTTGCTGCTGTTTCTGCTGTTGGCTCTGGTGCGTATTCCAATACTTTCCAATCTGTTCCCAATCCAACAGTTCCATTTGCTCCTTTAATTACATCTATTGCAAATAACAATATTGATTCTATAACTGTTAACTGGACAACTCCAGATAATGGTGGAGCAAATATTAGTTCTTATGAACTAGAGTATACCCCACTAAGCGGTTTAGCTCAATACCTAAACGTTGGATCGGTTAATACATATACGCTAAATAGTACTAATGGTATTCAGGGCGAAGTTGCAGAAAGCCCAAATGGTGGCGCATTTTATACAGTTAGGGTTCGCGCCACTAATAGTGTAGGTTCTAGTAACTATAGCACACCAGCAAGTTTATTGGTAAGAAGCATTGGCCCACCAAGCCCACCGCGATCAGTTCAGCTAGAAAGCGTAACGTTTGATTCAGCTACTCTATCATTTATTTTACCAGAATTTGCCGGTCATCCCGGTGAACCAGTTAGCTCTTTAGATTATAGAGCTTTAGTAAGATTTGATAATTTTGACAACACAGCTTTCGCTGTTTCTGGTTCGTTTAGTGCAAATAATGGTTATTTTTATCCAGTATATCTTAATAGTGGAATTGCTGCACTTTCTGGTGTTCCAATGGCAATTACCATGCAGACATTTAAGAATATTACCTTTTACGGAGTTTCAAGCATCACTCAAAGTGGCGTAGCTTCATATCCAACAAATCAGTACGATCTATATAATAGATACGATCAAGTTGTTCCAGATTCTCCATCAGCAGATTTAAGGCGCTCTGTTACTATCTCTAACCTTAATAGAGATAAGTTATATAACATTACTCTTCAGTCTTTTAACAATAACTATAATAGTGCCTCAAGTAATATAGTTAACGCAAATACTACAAATCCACCACTAAAGCCAACAAACTTTATTGGTTTTGCTGAAAGCAATAGTGGCATTATATTAAGCTGGACTAACCCAACTCAGCCACTACCAGTTATAGATCATTCTATTAAGATCGGTACACCTTCTGTGTATTGCTTAGATTTTGAAAACCTAAGAGATTTTGATCGTGGAACTACAGAAGATTTAAGAGTATATAATTCAGCCAACTTAGGATCACTCACTGTAAACAAATTAGGTTCTGTTAACTATAGCTCAGACTCTGCTGTTGGAACAAAAAGTATTTTACTACAAGGATTAAGCAGTGCTAGAGGTCTTTATGCTGAATCATCTAAAGATTTGGAATTTGGTCTAAATGACTTTACTGTTGAGTGCTTTGTAAAGTTAGACGATGTAAATAAAGAGTCTATATTATTTGACTTTAGAAAAAACGGATTAAATCCAGACGCAGAAGACCTAGAGGGTGAATACTTCTTGTTAAGAGTCAAGCCAAATGGAAGACTTGAATATAGAGATTCAGAGGCTCAAAGATCTGGCTTCGTAACTAATACTGTTCTTACGAGCGGTACTTGGCACCATGTCGCATTTTCGCGCTTCAACAACATTAGTAAAATTTTCGTTGATAACATTGCAGTTTCTAGTGGATATGTAGATAACTTAAAATATTTATCTTCTCCATTCGCTTTTGGTTACGATACATCTTTATCAAATCCATCTAAAAACTTCATCGGCAAAGTAGACGGAATCAGAGTTACAAACGGTGTTGGATTATATGTTGGTAACTTTACAAAGCCTAATTATAACTTTGTTGATACACAATTCAAGCTAAACCTTACAAATTATCAAGCAATTAATCTTAATTTTGAGCAATCTTCTGGGAATAATAATTCTATTGTGCAGATCCCTAATGTCAGAAACCGTTTGATTTTACAAATGGATGGGGATAATAACACATTTATTGATAATAGCACAAACCCCAATAGTATTATATCGGTAGGAAACGTTACACAATCAACCAATCAAATTTCTCCAGTTGGTGGCAAATCTGCGTATTTTGATGGCAACTCTTATCTTGATTGTAATAGCTCAATAGGTACTTTGGTAGGAAGCGAAAACTTTACAATAGAGGCTTGGTTTTATTTAACTTCTCCAGCATCTGGAATACAAGCAATAGTTGGTAGCAAATCAAGTTTCCCATTTTTGGGTGAATTATCTCATATAGTAGGCATATACAATAACAAACCGTATGCTTTCGTAAGCGTTGGTCTTGGCACATTTCCAGTTTTTAATCCTAATGTGCAGGATATCTCACTAAATCAATGGCACAGAATAAATTTTAATCGATCAGGAAATACTTATTACCTTAACTTTGACAATGTTGTAATTGCCGAACAGACTATTGGTGGCCTCAATACCACTGGGTCAGGTTCTTTGCATATAGGAGCATACGACGGTTTAAATAAATTTAGTGGATATATTGATGGCGTAAGAATACTCGCAGACGATGCATATATAAATATTCCTCAAGACAATTCAACTCCCACATCCCAGATAGCTATACCTCTCGTTGGTAATGCGCAGCTAGTTCCTTTCCCTAAAAATGGAAATAATTCATTGTTTATACCTGGAAATGGAAACAATGGATTTTTACAACAATTTAGCAATAATGAATTAGCTTTTGGTGTAAAAGATTTTACTATTGAATCTTGGGTATACCCATTAGCGTTAGATAACGAATATTTTCTTTTTGACTTTAGACCCACAAATAAAAATTCTGATCCCGGTGGGACTTATTTTCTCCTTACTTTAAATCAAAATAGGGGTCTTAACTACTACACAGATGGCAAGGCTAGAATATCTACTAGCGGAAACCTTTCTTTAGGCAATTGGAATAAGGTTGAAGTATCAAGAAATCAAGGCGTAACTAGAGTATTTGTAAATGGAACAATTGCCGGTTCTTTAGAAAATGACCGTTTCAATTTTCTTAATCAAAATTGCAGAATAGGTTATACATCTTGGAATAATAGGCCAGATTATGTAAATCAAAACTTCATTGGTTATATAGATGACTTTAGAGTTTTGAAAGGCGTTGGCTTATATACAACCAATCACTCAGTTAGTCAATCATACAAGAATATTCTATACGCTCCAAGTGATTATTCATCTGTTATATTAAACTTTGAAGAAGTAACAGACGATTCATTAAGTATTGAAAATTCTGGAAATTTAGTTAGTCAATCCACTGCTGTGAAAAAGTTTGGTAATCATAGCCTATTTTTCCCGTCTAGTGGTAATAACGTTGTTTCTAGTGATATATCTTCCAACTTACATTTCGGTAAAAAAGACTTTACGATTGAATCTTGGATCTATCCAACTGCTATTAGTGGAACAACACCACTCTTTGACTTTAGACCAAGTAATGTCAATAGTTTATCTATTAATGATGCTGGAGTAGTCGATGGAACATATCTATACTTGACATTAAATAGTGATAGATCTATATCTTACATTACTGATGGATCTACAAGAATACAAAGTTCTGGTTCTGCAATACCATCTGGTTCTTGGTCGCATGTTGCTCTTTCTAGGAAAAATGGTATTAGTAGATTATTTATAAATGGAGTTCAGCACTCTGGTGTCTATGTAGATGACAATAATTTCCAGCCTCAGTCATTCCGCTTTGGTAATACAGCTTGGACTTCTGGTAGTTTTAATACATACAAAGGCTATGCTGATCTTATCAATGTTTCTAAGGTTGGTCAATACACACAAAACTTTACGCCACCCAATAATACCTTTGTAGAAATCACTAATAATAATTCTTACCCAGCAATATTACTAGATTATAACAGCTTAATTGTAGATAAAACTAAACAGTCGCCAATCACCGTAAGGGCTGGAACATCTACTGGTAATATAATTAAATTTGGTTCATCTAGCTTGTACATGGGCGTTAGTCCATCCTCTCCACTTGGTATTGAAACAGATGAAAGCTACCTGTTTGCTTTTTCTAAAAACGACTTTACTGTTGAGACTTGGATTTATCCTACAGATTTGTCTAATGATCAATCTATCTTTGATTTTAGGCCATCTGTTGGTGGTGGAGAAATCAACTCTACAGATAACGGTACGTATTTTCATTTAGATATATCTAGCAATAGATCTTTGAGATATAAGGCTGGAGATTCAACATTATCAAACGTGCCTACTGGCGTAATATCAGAAAACACTTGGCAACACATTGCTGTTTCTAGATCCAACAATATAACAAGATTGTTTGTTAATGGAACTCAAGTTGGTTCAGACATCGTAGATAACAATAACTTCCTATTTTCACGTTTTAGAATCGGCCCGTCTGTAAATGCTAGTAAAAACTTTAAAGGATATTTAGACGAAACTAGAGTTTTAAATGGTACTGGAGCTTATGTAAATACCTTTACCACCCAAAGCATACCATTTACGCTTGGTGTAAAAAATGATATAGCATCTCTTACAACAAAATCAGACTCTATTGGACCAAATAATTATTTTACTATTGGATCATTAGACGCAAATCAAGAATATCTATTTAAGTTAGCCCCAGAAAGCGTAGCTGGCGTTGGGGAATATTCTGACTTGATTAAAGTTAAAACTAGCCCCGCTTTTATATCAGTATGGAATACATCTAATGTGACTCTAGACACTTCACTTAACGACGAGGTAAGACTACCTCTAGTTGCTAATGGTAATTATAACTTCTACGTTTCTTGGGGCGATGGTAAATTCGATCTCATTACTAACGCTAATTATCTTACTAAGTCTCTTCATGAATATTCTACTCCCGGTCAGTATACTATTACAATGCAGGGCGTAATAGATGGTTGGCAATTCAAGGAAGATGGAGATTCTATAAAGATACAAGAAGTTAAATCTTGGGGTCCACTTAACTTTATAGATAATGTAGATCGTCAATTCCAAGGTTGCAGCAATCTAGTTATAACAGCTAAAGATTATCCAAAGATTGGCAATACTCTTAGTGCATGTTTCTCAGATTGCATTAGCCTAAATGACTCTCTAGAAAATTGGGATGTCTCAAGATGTTTGGATATGAACTTCATGTTTTTAAATTGCGTTGCTTACAATGGAGATATTTCTAAGTGGGATGTTTCTAATGTTAAGAGCATGAGAGCTATGTTCTTAAATGCCGTGTCTTTCAATAGAGACATTGGAAGATGGAATACTGGTAAAGTGTTTAACATGAATTCTATGCTTACAAATGCTTCTAGCTTTAATCAAGATATTAGTCTAATGAGAATTGATAGCTTAGTTGATGCAAACAGAATGTTAATAGGCACTGATATGAGTAAGCAAAACTATGATAACCTTTTAGAATTTTGGGGTGATATAGATACTCCAAAGCGTTCAGACGTAGCTTTTGGAATTAGCCAAGAATATTCAAAAAATAGTATATCTGATGCAGCTAGACAAACATTGCGTCAACAATATAATTGGATTATTAATGATTATGGTAGCGACAACTCTTTTGTGTTTAAGATTAAGAGTGCTACCGATGATTTTACTTTTGATCTTGGCAATTTCTTTAAGACTAACACTAATGATAGTAGTAGATCTTATGGAGCCATGTATGTCAACTTTGGTGATGACTCATTCTTAGATATTCCTACCGGTTCTAACTCAATAATAAAAAATTATTACGACAAACTATCACAAGAGCTAACAGTGCGCATCGATGGTAGTATGAGTAATTTTAACACTAAGTATAATGATTCGCGCATATACATAACAGATATAGCTAGGTGGGGTGGTGTTTCTACATTTATCAATAATATACCAGATAGATTTTCTGGATGCACAAATCTATTAAGTGTAACCGCTGAAGATTCTCCACAATTAGCTAATTCCATCATGGGATTCTTTAGTGACTGTGAATCGCTTGGATCAATTGATGATACTGAAAGTACTAGTAATTTTATACTATCTTTTGGTCTGAATATAAATGGTCAATTAGGATATGATACTTCTACTGCATCTAACCCATTTCCTAGAAAATCAACTAATAAGAGATGGAGAAAAGTTGCTAATGGTAAGAATCATACTCTTGCTATTGACAATCAAGGATACCTATGGTCTTGGGGAAATAATAGCTCTGGCCAATTAGGACATGGAGATAGAACTTCGCGCATTACACCAGCTAGAATCAGTAATAAAACTTGGAATCATATAGCTGCTGGGCGTGATCACAGTTTGGCTATAGATAATAATGGTAGGCTTTATGCTTTTGGCAGTAATGCTTATGGACAAATTGGAGATGGCACTAATAATAATAGATTGTCTCCCGTACTAATAGATCAAATAGATACACAATGGATTTATGTATCTGCCGGTCATGATTTTAGCATGGCTATCTCTGACGATGGAGAATTATATTGCTGGGGTAATAATGAATACTCACAACTTGGTACTGGTGATATCGTATTAAGAAATGTACCAACTAAGATCGGTATTAAGACTTGGAAGATGATAGACGCTGGCAGAGATCATGCTTTAGCTATAGATACATCTGACAACTTATACGCTTGGGGAAATAATGCCTACGGTCAATTGGGCCTAGGTAACAATAATACTGCTAATGTTCCAACATTATTAAGCGGTTCTACTTGGAAGAAGATTAGTGCTGGTGAATTCTACTCTCTAGCAATTAACTCTTTAGACAAGGCGTATGGATGGGGTAATAATGCCTATGGTCAACTAGGCAATCAGCAAGGTAAAAACAGCGGCAATAAGATAAACGCCCCAAGTGTCATTAGAAATGATCTTACATTTACAAATATATATGCTGGGTATAGACATAGCGCAGCAATTCAAAGTAATAAAGATATGTGGCTATGGGGTGATAATACATACGGTCAGCTAGGATATCAAACATCTCAACTATCAAATAGTGAACTACCAGTTAAACTAAATAGTACAAATAATTTTGGTAATATAGCTTTAGGTGAATATCATACATCATCAATTTTAGATGAACCACCCGTTTCTTCTACTAGTCTAGAAGATTGGAATTTGGTAAATGTTACTGATATCAGCAATATGTTCAGAAATTGCTCATCATTTAATGTAGATATTGATAGCTGGAATACTTCTAGCGTAGTAAGCATGAGCTACTGTTTCGCTGGAGCCACAGCTTTCAATAGAAGTCTAAATAGCTGGAATACCAGTAGCGTTATAGATATGAGTAGTATGTTTGCTGGCGCTATATCTTTTGATGAAGATATTGCAGGCTGGGATACTTATAACGTAAGAAATATGAGTAATATGTTTAACGGTGCTTCTAGTTTTGATAAGAATGTTGGGTTCTGGGACATAAGTAAAGTTAAAGATATGAGCTTTATGTTTACAAATGCAGTTTCACTAAGCACAAGAACATATAGCAATATTCTAGTTAGATGGTCTACAGCGCAAGTTCAGCGCGGAGTAGTTCTTCACGCTTCGTCTTATTATGATGGGTCTTCTGTATCAGTCATGTCTGCTCGTAACTATCTACTATCTAACGATTGGACAATAAATGATCTGGGGGCCATTAATGTATAACTATATCGCTGAAAATATATGGTACGCAGTCATACACAACGTATCATTAGACATATTATCTTTTGGTAGCTTATATTTTGGCAGAGAGATATCTACTAATCATACTATAAAAATTTTTGATACAGAAAAAAATCTAGAAGAGTATGTAGATAGTCGCAAGGGCGACTCTTGGTATAAATCACATAAAAACAACGTAGATACTAATACCCCCATAACCAAACAAATAAAAGAAATAATGATAGAGCGCGAAAAAGAAATCCTAAATAGTGGATGGCAAACAAGCTTCAACTATAGATTATCTATGAATGATAGCACTTATAATACTCTTATGAATACATTAATATCTAGCAAAGACGCATCACTAGAAGATACCGCAAAGATAATGATATTAGACAGTGAAAACATACCAAGACAAATTAAATTCGAAGATTTCAAAAAACTCATGTTTGAATATAACCAAGCGCGTATTTTATTTCAAATGTGTTATAACAAGCGTATTAAAGAGATAGAATCTAGGAAAGTACTATAATGCCCGTCAATATACCACAAAGCGTATTTGATAAATATTTTGACGTTATAGATTCCACCTTTGATATATTCGGAGTGACATGTCAATTAGTATCAATAGACAAAAAAGAAATTATTAATAAAGATCCAAATAATAACTACCCAAATCGTGATACTGTAAATCCACACAGAAGGGGTAATGGTATAGTGAATACTGGGAATACTACTATTATAGAAACAGAAATATTAACAGATATCAAACTCAAAGTATATTGGGATAGTAAGCAGTGGGTTAAAGTAACAGACAGTATAGTAGCCCCTAACACTTCTATCCAAACTATCTGCTTTATGTCTGATTTACAAAAAATACTTAACGCAAAAGCTTTAATAGTACACAAAGATATCAAAGATAAAAAAGAGATGAGATTTGAAAGAATCGGTGAACATATACCTCTAGGTTTAAAACAAAATAGATATTTTGCCTGTTTTTGGAAAAGAGTATGATAACCATAAAGCTGATAGATCCAGTTTCAAAAATAACTACCGATATTAATCTCTCTATCGCCCAATATCTGAATGACAGAATAATAAAAAATAGACTTTCCACTATCAATAAAATTAAGAGTTATATACCAGCTTGGATTAATTCTCAGCCAGAAATAATATCTTTACAGTCTCAAACTACAAATACTCTATTTGCTCTATTTGGATTAAGATCTGGATCTACAAATAGTATCGTAGACGATATCATAAACAGTGTTGTTAATTCTCTTTCTTTTAGTTTTAATCCTATAGATAATCAATTAAATGGTGGCATAACAATAGAGTTACAGCCATCAGATTTTCAAAACTTATTATCTTTACAAAGTGGACACGTAGTATATAGTCAAGGAGATTTACACTGGCTTAACTGGCTATTAACTATGGGAAATTCAGTTATAATAGCTAATTACAATTACTCGCCACAATCTGGAGCGGGTAGATCTAGACAGGGCATAATGAAATTTGGAGGTTCTTTCAGAATACCCCCACAATATTCTGGTACAGATACAGACAATTTTATAACAAGAGCATTAACCGGTTCTGCGCAAGAAGATCAAATAACTCAAATCATAAATACAGAATTATTCAAATGAGCGACTATACATCCTTAAAAGGATTTAACAGTGTTTTTGAAACAACTCTTGGTAATGAGTTGCAAGATAATATTGTTGAATTTTTTGATTGGGGCTTATTACAAAAGGGCAACTATTTTAATGTAACCCTTGGTGAACGCAACGAGAGTAACGAAGATTATAGTAAATTATCTTATGTAGATTTACAAAATGTTAACGGCACCGTTTTTCAGGCATTTAGAGGTAATTGGGTTTGGCAAAGTGGAATTAGCTATCCAAACCCACCTGTTTATCCATCGTCTATATACGTAGATGGTCGCCTCAATGTACAGCCAAGCGGTAGAGATTATAAAATAGACTATTACAATGGTAGAATAATTTTTACTCAGCCAAGTGGATCAAGTAATCCTAATGGTATAAATAAAAATAGCATAATACAAGTTCCATACTCATACAAATATATTAATGTTATTTACGCAAACACTTTACCTTGGCTGAAAGAAATTGAGTATAAGTCACTTTACAATGTAGATCAAGACCCGAATAAAACTACACCAAGTGAAATGAAAATTCAATTACCGGCCATAGCGGTTGAAATAGTCCCAAACAGAAGAATGTCTGGATATCAACTTGGTGGCGGGCAATATATAACTAATCAGATTTTGTTCCATTGTATAGCTGAAAATGACTTTGATCTAAATAGGTTAGTTGATATTGTTTCTATGCAAAATGATAAAACGATATATACCTTTAATTCTAATACTATAGCTTCTAGTGGCGCTTTTCCAATTAAGTATGACGGCACCCTATCCTCTAATCCACTAAGATATCCAGAACTTATTAAAAATTTCCCAGGATATAGTGTTCGACTAAACAAATGCACGGCTAATGAATCTAAAACCATTAATAGTAACTTATTTTTGTGTATAGTAAGTATAATGGCAGAAATCATCGATGAAAATATTTAAACTAACAACATATTCTATAGGAGAGTAACTCATGCCTAATAATAAGAGAATTTTTTATGCCTGCCAAGCTGTTGGCATTTCGGAAATGAATAAAGCTACGCCAGCTATGCACATTTTGCACGGCGTTCAGAGCGTTGGCATTAACACTGCTTTTAATCTTGAGCAAGTCTTTGAACTTGGTCAATTACAAATTTATGAAAACATTGAAGGTATTCCAGAAGTTGAAGTTACTTTAGAAAAAGTACTAGACGGGTTTCCCCTTATTTATACAGCCGCCACTTCCTCAAGAGACGCTTTGGGGTTTAATAGTGCTGTTGGTAATGGTTTAGCACAGCGCGCTAATAATCAGTGCTGTTTGCATTTAGGTATTTTTGATGAGACTAATAATACAGTATCATCTTTTGCGCCCACTACTCAGGTTTATATGTCTGGGATGTATGTCAGTAATGTTAGTTACACTATGCCAACTGATGGAAACATGACAGAATCTATTACATTAGCTGGAAATCATAAAACATGGGCGCCAGCAACTGCTAATCAGATGACTTCTGCACTTACTGTTAAATTGAGCGGTGTCGGTACTACTGGTTCAGCAGCTGATAGAGTTGGTGCCGATCAACCGCGCGATGGCGTAGGCGCAGTTGGTGTTGCAAGAAGAGAAAATTTCGTAATGGCTTCATCAATTATGCCAAAAAGTATTATTAAGGCTACATCACCAAGTAGGTCCAGTGCTGATATTACAGCAACTAGCGGAAATGGCTATGACTCTACTACTAATTCTCCCACTGTTCATATCCAATCAGTAACTGTTAGTACAGACTTTGGTCGTGAAGATATTTTCGAACTAGGTCGTAAGTTTGCTTACTATCGCCCTGCTACATTCCCAGTAGAGGTTACTTGTGAAATGGAAGTTATTTCTAATTCTGGAGACTATGTAAGTGCTTTAGAAGAAGGCGATCCCGACTTCCATTCAGTCGCAAGAACTAGTGGTAATAACACTAGTGATGAAACTATTAAATTAATCATTAACAATGGTTATACTTTTGATCTTGGTACTAAAAATAGATTATCATCAGTTAACTTTGCTGGTGGCGATGCCGGTGGCGGTAATGCTACTATGACATTTAGCTATACTAACTTCAATGATTTAACAATAATAGACCAAAACAGTGGCGTACTTACTAGTAATGTACAATAAAGAATAGCGATTTAGGAAAATAAAGGAAACATATGAAAGCTCTCGCTGGTGAGGTTCTATAATGGACTTTCAAAAGCGAGAGCTTTTTGTATTAAAAATTAGATTAGGTAAAATTAAAATACCAAAATTAAAATGTGAATTATATCCACCCACCATTGAGGATAGGTTAGAGTCATGCGAAGTATATGATCAAGCGTACTTCAATGCTCTCAATGAAGAGATGATGACTGAACATCAAATGGCCGAGTGGATGATAGAACATAACTTATGGAGTCATCACGAAGAAAAAGACTTAGAAGGTATAAGAAAAAACATAGAAGATATTAAAGTAGAAGTATACAAGCTCAATAAAGAAAAAAATAAAGCCAATCAACTAAAGAGATATCTTAGGTCTATTGAAAAAAAGCTTAATGACCAAATAAACAAAAAAAACTTGTATTACTATAATACATGTGAAAGTATAGCCAATCTAGAGAAACTAAGATATTTAATTAAGCGTAATTGCTTACAAAATAATAGGATATGTGACTTAGAAGATGACGAATTAGACTATGTTCTAGATTGTTTCCGTGAGAGTATTTTATCGGAAGAAATAATAAGAGAAGTTTCGCGCAACGAGCCGTGGCGTTCTTTGTGGTTCATTAAAAATCACAATAAACAAGACGTATTTTTGAATCTAGATAGAGATATTACTATAAATCAACAAAATTTATTATTGTGGTCACAAACATATGATAATATCCATGAATCAATGGACTGCCCAAGCGACGATGTTATAGATGATGATGATATGTTGGATGGATGGTTAATATTTCAGTCACGTAAAAGAAAACAGGAAAAGGTAGAGCAGGATATGGACAAAAAGATGAGTAGTAAAGTTAAAAATTCTTCTGAAGTATATTTAATGGCATCTAATATTGATGAAGCTAAAGATATAGAAAATATTAATTCATATCACTCTAAGATGATTAAGAAGCAAAGGCAAGCAGTCATAAAGCACAGCGGTGACGCTGGCGTTACTCAGGATAAATTTCAAGACGAAATATTAGACCAGCAAGCTAAACAAAATCAACAATTTTTACAGAACGCTAGGAGGAAATAATGTCTCAGGATTATAAAAATATTAGAGATAAAAAATATCAAATTGATTCTAAAGATAGGCTATCTAAGATATTGAAAAAGAAAGTTCAAACTACAATGATCGGCGCGTTGAGTACTATGGAAAAATATTTTGGGTTTTTATGGAATAGTGATACAGGTAAGTTAACGGAAGATCAGAAGAAAATGCTTGAATTATATCAAGCAATGCGCTCGGAGATATTAGACAAGGGGAATCATCAAGCCAGAAATATTGATGCTGAATTGTCTCAGTATAATGTGGAATGGCTAAGATATAATATAACAATGCCAGTTATAAACAAGGAGTAAAAAATGAAAGAAAAGCAGAGACAAGTTGAAGTTAAATTGGAAGATGGAACAGTTAAGAAGGTTTTAGTCAAGAAACCTAGTAATAAGTTACTATCAGACGCCCAATTGCTTGGTGCCAAAGTGTGGACAAATTGTACACGCGATGGAATTATGACAAAGAAAGAATTAGAAGTTTTTATGCGCAATAGAAACATTTGGGATTCTGAGAAAGATCAACAGCAACAGGCTTTAGTTGATTCTATATCTAACTTAGAAAGAGAACTTGCGCTAGGTACAGATGGTAAGTTAACTAAAAAGCGCGGTAAAGAAATTGCAATTTCTATGCGTAGACTTAGATTAATGTTACGTAATCTTATATCTGAAAGATTAAGTCTTGAGCAGAATACTGCCGAAGCTTTATCTGAAAATGCTAAGTTTGATTTTCTAGTTGCTAACTGCGTTTATCTTGAAGATGGCAATACAAAAGTGTATAATTCTCTAGAAGATTATAGCGCTAAAGCAGACGATGAAGTAGCCTATGCTTCTGCTAACGCTTTGGCTCAGATGATGTACTCTATAGACAAAGAGTTCGAAGAAAAACTTCCAGAGAACAAATTTCTTAAAAAGTTTAACTTTGTTAATAGTGATTTAAGCTTAGTAGATGCAGAGAATAACCTCGTAGATATAGACGGTAAAAGAATAGACAGCGAAGGTTATTATCTCAATGAAGATGGCAATAGAGTAGATTTAGAAGGTCATGTATTAGATTCTGATGGAGCTTTAGCTTTACAAGCAGAATATGTAGATGATGAATCTGAAGAAGTTTCTACTGAAGTAAAAGAGAAAGTAAAGAAAAAGGCGTCAAAGAAAAAAGAAGCGGACAGTTAATAGATAGTGCAGTCATTTCACGGAGAATAAAATGTCCAGATTTGTTTTGACTGCTCAGTTACAACTACAAGCACCAAGTAATGTTCGTCAAGTAGTAAATCAGATTCAAAGCCAATTAGCTGGCGTTAATGTTCCTATTAACATTCAGAACTCTGCTGTTGCTACTAGACAAATTAATCAAATAAAAGCTGCTACTAACGATGCCACTACTGCGGCAGAACGTATGGGTGCAGCTTTTGGTGTTTCGTTAAAAAGATTCGCTTCATTTTCTATAGCCACAAGGGCGGTAGGATTATTTACTAGCGGTCTAGCTGGAGCTATTAAAGACGCTATAGCTTTTGAAAGAGAATTAATTAAAGTTGCCCAAGTAAGTAATCAAAGTATAGCTTCATTAAAAGGTTTAACTTCTACTATAACTGAACTTGCTACGAGTTTAGGTGTAGAGTCTAAATCTTTGCTTGAAGTATCTACAATCTTAAAGCAGGCCGGTTTATCAGCTAATGATACCTCTATTGCTTTAAGAACACTAGCCAAAGCAGCATTAGCACCTAACTTTGATAGTATTACAGAAACTACTGAAGGTGCTATTGCTATTTTGGCACAGTTCGGATTGGGCGTAACGGCACTAGAAGGCCAACTATCTTCTATCGATGCCGTTGCTGGCGCATTTGCTGTTGAAGCTTCTGACTTAATTGACGTTATTAGAAGAACTGGTGGCGTGTTTAAATCATCTGGTGGAGATTTAAATGAGCTTATTGCCTTATTCACCAGCGTTAGAGCAACGACGCGCGAAAGTGCCGAAAGTATTGGTACTGGATTAAGAACAATTTTTACACGTATACAAAGACCAAAAACTATTGAGTTCTTAAAACAATTTGGTGTTGAGTTAGTTGATCTAGAGGGTAAGTTCGTTGGCCCATTTGAAGCAGTCAAGAGATTAAGTGCTGCATTAAATGGATTAGGAGAAGGAGATTTAACTTTTATACGTGTTGCTGAAGAATTGGGTGGCTTTAGACAGATCGGCAAAGTTCTCCCACTTTTACAGCAGTTTGCTATTGCCCAAAACGCTTTGAATGTAGCACAAAATGCTGGTAATGGATTGACACAAAATGCAGTAACCGCCCAACAGGCTTTAGCTATTCGCATTACTAAAGTAAAAGAAGAATTTCTTGCTTTCGTAAGAGGTGTTACAGAAAGTAAAGGTTTTCAATTATTTGTTAATACTGCACTAAATTTAGCCTCTGCTTTCATTAAGATAGGTGAAGCTTTAACACCAGTTATTCCACTTCTTACGGCGATGATGGCTATTAATATTAGTCGTGGCATAGGTAGTTTTTTAACTTCTATACCGCGCGGAGTCGCTTCTAATAGACTTAGTGGTGGTGGTAGAGTCTTAGGTTTTGAAAAGGGTGGAATGGTTCCCGGTGTTGGCAATAAAGATAGCGTACCGGCCATGTTGACTCCCGGTGAAATTGTCATGAATCGTGCAGCTGTACAGAAATATGGTGCTGGTAATTTAGTAAAAATGAATCGCTCTGCTAGTGGTGGATATACTGTTGAACAACTGAAAGATTCACAGAAAAAAATAATATCTAGAAGTCTTTATCCCACCTCTCCTACATCTCATTTAGAATTAAACGATAAAGTTAAAGCTAATATCGTACAAATGCCAGCTAACGAGCCACTGTCACCCGAAGAAATTGACAGTATAAGAAAAGCTTATCCAAGTTTAACTCCTGATCAAATGAAAAGAATTAAGGATGGGAATCAGCGCAAATCTTTGATAGATATTCGCAAAAATCCACAAAGCGCTTCAAAAGAAGATATTACTTTATCTAAAGAATTTGCTAGAGCAGAACGAGTCTGGGGGCAGGCTTATGAGCAAGTATTAATAAATAGAAGCAAGGGCAAGGATAGTCAAGGTGAATTAAGCTTGGCAAACTCCGGTGATTTAAATTACCCAGTAGATGTAAAAAGAGGTAATGCTGGTTCTGAAACTTGGGGAGAAGTCAAGTTTAAAACTAGCAAAGAGCCTAAAAAAGACTTAACTGCTAAACTTCTTGCAAAAAAAATATTAGATAATCAGATAAATACATTATTTACTGAGAATAAACCAGATCCAAAAATTGACGATGTTGATTTAGGAATATTAGAATATTATTCTGGCATATCTAAAGGAGATAGTCATAAATTACAGTTTTATAAAGGTCTAAGTTTAGGTGGTAGGGTTCAAAGATTTGAAGAAGGTGGCGTTGCTCAACGCAGAGTTGGTATTATAGATAGTGACGTTCTTAGAGACAAGAAAAATGCAGCAAGAGTAGCTGAAGGCATGAAGCTATTAGATGCTAAATCTGAAGCTGACTATGCTATTAAGCTGTCTAAACTAGCTGGCGAAGCAAGGCAGGCTGGCTCATTAAATAAATTTAGAGTTATGACTGGCGCTGCTGCAAATCGTAAAAGCAGTGTTGCTACTGGTCGCGGAGCTAAAGATGATGCCACATTAAGGAAAACAACTAGAAAACAAATTTTACATCCAGATGATTTAAAAGATGTTGATCAAGTCATGTCATTAACAACTACCCTAAAAGATTCTAAGTTAGACTATATGGGTATGGCTGATAGAATCTACGTCAAAGATTCTTCTACTGAAGATGAACAAAAACTAGTTAAGTTATTTGAAAGACAACGCAATCTTCAAAAAGATCCTACTTTATACGGTAGGGAAACAGGAACTACTGAAGGTTTAAACCCAGACTATGGCTTACAAACAGCGTCACTAATATCACAATTTGGAACGACAGAAGATCGTACAAATAAAGGTAAGGTGATGACTCTTGGAGAAAAAACTGATCAATCTGGCGCTCCACGTTTTCAAGTAAGAAGAAAGCGTTTAGAAGAATTGCCAGAATTAGTTAGTGCTAAAGGTCAATTCCCCGGCGCAGCTTCCCCACTTACTAGAGGTCACGCTGAAACTGCTGTAGGCACACTACTTGCTAAAGTTAGGGAAAAATATCCAGACGCTACTCATAAAGATTTATTATTTGCTTTAGCTCCAGATTTATCTTTGAGTGGTGGATCGCAAGGTAGGGAACATGGTTCAAGATATGGAGAATATCCAGCGTCATTTAGAAGAGATTTAATTAAGCTGGCTTTACCAGAGATGATGATTTCCTCTGCCAATAGCGCATCTCAAACTGGTATTAATTCAAGAATTTCTGAAATTGAGAAGGGCGCTACTGGTCGAAGAAGATTTGCGGTAATGGAAAAAGACGCCCCAGTTGTTATATCTAAAGCAGAAAATGAAAATCCAGAAGGCGTAATGGAAAGATATAGATCTGCTGGATTAACTCCATATAATATAGCTAGATCAGCTGATACTGAGGGGGATAGTATTAGCGGTACAGCCACAAGGCAAGCTGTAATTGATAAAGATTATGCCAAGTTAGATTTAGCCGTATTGCCACAAGTTGGTTCTGCTATTAAAGCTAATCAACCACAATTGCGCAATCGCAGGATGATGGTTCCACTAGTACAACAAGCTTTAGATATTTTTACACAGGCAAATGCTAGTAAGGTAAACGAACAGGTAGACAGTATATTGCAAAACGCTTCTGGTGGCCCGTTTACAAGGATGACTCCTAAATTTAAGGAGTCTCATCCCAATCTAGTTAAACAGATTAAACAGCTTAGAAGTAGTAGGGATATATTTGAAAGAGAAGCTTTCCTAGATCCGGCTCATGACTTAATTAGAATAATTAGTGATAGATATCCAGATATGTATGGCTTAGATGTATCAAGAAAAGAGCCAGTAGATGTGCCTGTTACTGAAGATATGATTAAACAACATATTGTTGATGCTAGCAAGTCATCTTCTTATTTTAGACCCGGTTTATCTTTCAATGGTGATGGAATACAATTATCGCCAACATTACAAAAAGTTAAGGACGCTGTTGATAAAGAAGTAAAATCTGAAGTTGTTGCTGAACCGACAGTAGAGAAAGAAATAGTAGCCCCAAATAGTAGAAGTGACATATTTAAGATTTTATCTAGAGAAGAGGCCGCAGCTGCTTCTGGCGTGAGTGGAATTAAAGCCTATGATATTATGGGTATACGTAGACCGCTAACCCCAGACGAACAAAAGGTTAAGGATGCTATTAAGGCTGCATATGTTAAAAAGGTCAAGCGTCAAGGGGCATCAGCTAAAGCCCAGACAACTAAATTAAGAGAAAAGGGATTAGAATTTGGCGCTGCTGGATTATTTGGAAAAGCTTTTGCAGCTAAAAATATTAAAATTGAATCTGATAAATTGTCTAGCTCAAGAATGGTTAGAGTTAATAGTGGCGTAATGGATCAGGCTACAGCCACAAGACTTAGTACAACAATGAGCCAAGGCGTTAGTGACATTATTAGTAAAGGTACTAATATAGTTAGGGCTGGACAGTCAAAATCGCCTCCAACGCAAAATCCACTTCAAGGATTAAATACTAATACTAATGCCACTATTCAGGGTGGATTAATAGAGCAAATAATTCAACAGCTAGGTGGCCCCGGTGCCGTTAAGGGTAAAGGATTTGACTTTCCAGAAGGATTGCAGGGTGCTGCTAAGTATTTTAATATAGATCCAAGCATTCCAACAGACGTTAAGAGAACTCTATCTGGCCCCTCTACCATTAAAGATAATATAGTTACTTATCTTAAAAATGTAATGGGTTATAATAGTGGTGGATTAGTACAGAAATTTCCTATAGGTGGCAGAGTATCTAGAAAAGTACCTTATGACGAGGTTGAGGGCGATCCATTTGCTAAAGCAGCTAATAGTAACACGCTTGGATCTTCAGCTTATGATTTAGAAAAAAGTAGCGGTTTAAGTCCTACCGAGTTTGAACAAGCTTACCAATACGCTAAGACCGCTCAGTTTAACATTGAAGAATTCAAAAAAGATTTAGCTAGAAGATTAGAAGCTAAAAAACAAAGATCTCAAATCAAAACTGATTCGTCTAGTATGTTGCAACAATTAATGCAACAAACTAAGACATCTACAGATAAACAAATAGCATTAGGAAAAACATTACAGGATACTTCTAATGATATAGGGTATAGGCCATCCGAATTAGAAAGAATAGCTCAAGCAAGAGCAGATATTAGTAATGCCATTCAACCTACAAGAAGGAGAATGGGTGGTCGCCTTGGTTTTGAAACTGGCGGTACTGTTCCAGCTTTAGTTAGTAATGGTGAAGCTTATGTTCCACCAGCTATGGCTAAAAAGATAGGTTACGGAAAACTCAATAGGATGAATCAGGCAGACCGTAATGGTATGGGGCGATTTAGCGAAGGTGGCATTAGCGTATTCAAGGGGCCGGGAAGTGGTACTAGTGATAGTATTCCCACTAATTTACCAGTTGGTAGTTTTATAATACGAGAGAAGGCTACTAAAGCATTAGGATTGAATAGAGGGGGAAGTGTTGGTGGCGTTAGAAGATTTTTTAAAGGTGGTCAAAATACAAAAGATGCTAGCAGAACAAAGGGTTATACTTCTTATGCAAATATAGAAGATGCTGCAAATGATTTTGCGGATATAATTGGTCAATTAGGTCCAAGAATCGCTCAAGATATTCAAAAAAGATTTCAAGGCATTGAAAATGTACAGGCTGGACAAACACCGAAGCTATCTAAAAAACCTATGAAAGAAGGAATGCGCGGTGCAGCTGTCATTAATTCTCAAGGGCAGACATCAATGGCTTTACAAATACAAGGAGCGAATGCTGCTGCTAACAGTAACACACTTGCTCATGAAACTGGTCACTTAGCAGACTTCTCACTCGGTGGAGGTAAAGAACTAGCAAGTAAAACAGAAGGTACTTTTCAATTTGACTTGGTTGAAAAAGTTAAGCCTATTATGATAAAAGCTTTTGAAGCAGCGGGTGAATCAGCACAAAGAATTGCAGAATATTGCGCTTCAAATGAAGAGTTATTTGCAGAATTTTTTGCTAAAGCTAGTCCAGAAGTTAGGGCTATTATAACATCAACAACGGATTCCAAAAAAGGAATGGAGCAATTAGCTAATATCTTAGGGAAAACTGGATACACATACGCAGGATTAGAAGCTTCTGATATATCAAAGCCGCGACCTCAAACAAAAGCGGCATCTATGGGTATGTCTACTGCTGACGTAATAAATCAAGCAAAAGTTCTGTCTATTCCTTCTTCTTTCAATATAGGTGGGTTAACTGGGCCAACCAGTGTACCAACTGGGTCAACCAGTGTGCCATCAGCTGGACCGTTACCAGAAGAAGATTGTGTTAAGTTATGTGATCCAGTACTAGATAAATTAAATAGTACTCTTAGTGAGTTACTAAAGGCTATACAAGCTTTATCTTCATCTAGCACTCCATTTACGCCTAGCGCATCAGTATCGCCACAACAATCGCAGCCACCAGACCCACAAATGAGTAAAGCAGAAGCTACAACATTAGCGAGTACACCTAAAAGTGATATGTTTAAAAAGTCTACAGAAGAGTTAAGTACAGCACAAAAGGTCTTACAAGCAGACTTTGCCGCACAAAGAGACGCTCTTAGAGCAACTGCTACTAGTGCGTCAGAATACAAAAAGAAATTAGAAGAAATTGATAAAGAAGAAAAAAATAGATTAAAAAATATCAATAAAGAATTAAAGACTAGAGAAGAAGCCCCAGCTAAAACTGCTGAACGTAAAGCCGAACGTAAAGCTGAACGTGAAGCTGATAACAATTTAAGTAAGGTTACAGGAGCAATTAGTAGCGGTCAAGGCTATCAATTAAAAAATGAAGAACTTGTTTCAGCAAATAAAACAGTACAAGATCGTGCTAGTAAAGCTAGAGATGAAGCTAGACAAACTTCAACTAGTCAAAAAGATTATGATCAACGTGTCAAGACTATTAATGAAAATGAAGACAGTCAACTTAAAGGAATAAATAGAGAAGCAAAAAATCGTGGCATTAATTTAAGTGGTGGCGAAAAATCTGACAAGGGCATGTTTACTTTCAGTCAAGCTCTTACTGGCGCTAGTGCTGCTTTAAATGGTTTAATACAAACTGCTGGCGGTACTGATGATGCCTTTGGTCGTATTGCAAGTTCTGTACTATCTTCAGTTACTGCTATTAGTAGTTCGCTTTCTGTATTAGAACAATTATCTGGTATTGAAATAAAAGGTTTTGGAGACATAGCTAAAATACCACAAGAATTAGGTAAATCTTTTGCTAATATTGGAGCTACTTTAGATGCTAAAATATCAGAATTTTCTGGTGGAAGAATATCTAGTTCTTCTGTTGGACTTGAAAAACTCTTTTCTTCCTTGGGTGCTGTTGCCGGTGTCGTTGGCATAACTGCCGCTGCGTTTTCCGCAGCTGCTGGCGTGTTGTATTCTACTAGCACAACAGTTGCTGAATATGACAAGGCAATGGCAGATGGGAATATAGCATTAGTTGGTACTTTATCAGCTAAAAAAACAGCTGAAGAAGATATTATTAATAGTGGAGGAATATTTGCTGCTGGAATAGTTGCAGTTGCTGCGATAGTACCTATATTTTTAGCAGCTGTAACATCAATGATACCTCCATTGGCTGGACTTTCAACTAGTTTATACGCTCTTGCTGCTCCAATAGCTGCTACTGTTGCCGTTGTTGTTGCTGCTGGTGCAATATTTTTATATGCTACTGGTAATTTGGAAAATTTTGCAAATGGAGTTAGAAATATTGCGTCAAGTTTAACCGGTGGTTGGATACAGAGTACTTCAACAATTCAACAGTTTGCTCAAGCCACTGCTGCTACTTCTCATACAATGAAATTGATGCAAGATCAAGCTAAACAAACTACACAATCTCTTAAAGACTTATCAGAAGGTAGAAAGAGCGCAAAAGAAGTATTGAATCAATTTTCTGGACAGGCAAAATCTGCTGCCAATGCTCAATTCTTAGCAGAAGCTTTACCGGAAGATACAGCTAAAGAGAAAAAAGCCAAAGATAAGGCAATTGATGAAGCTAATAAGAATAAAGATAAAGTTTTGTCAGACGCCGCACCAGCTATTAATTCTCAAGCTAGAAATATAGCTATCGCTGGCGGAAATTTCGCTGACTTTTTTGCTAGCTTACCAAAAGAATTACAAGCAATTTATAATCAAAATCCAGAAGAATTAAAATTACTTAAAGAAGCTTTTGGTAATACTGCTAAAGAAGTTGAAGTTGCTAGAAAACAATTTGAAGCAATGAATCTTGGTTTTAGAAATGTAACTTCTGTAACTGGCGCTGCTGTAAATTCTGTTACAAATTTTACTGCTGGGTTACAAGCTGGGAATTTGGCTGTTGCTCAATCTGCTAATACATTGGCAGCTTCTCTTACGTCTGCTGGAGCAAATATTAGTACAAATGATTTTAATAATGCTTTGAGTGATGTTACAGGAACTATGGCCTCTCTTGGCGCTAGTGATCAACAAATTTCAAAATTTAAAGAAAATCTTACAGCTTTGGCGCAAGTTCAGAGAAATGCTAGTGGAATTTTTGATCAAGTAAAAGATCAAATTAAAGCTGGTGGATTCCAAGGTATGAGTCCAGAAGCCGCTGGAGAAAGCTTCCGTAAATTAGTTGATGATCAATTAAAAGCTTCTGGAATTGGTGAAGAAGCTCGTAAAAGAATTGGTGACGCTTTAGGCGATATTGAACTTGGCGATAAAGAGAGGCAACAAATTGCTGCCGGTGATTACAGTTTCTTAACTAAGAAACTAGAAGAGGCTGGTGTTGGTATGACCGCAGAGGTAAATCAGATGGTATCTGATTTGCAAAAGGTAAATTCTGAATTAAATACTTTATACAAACAAAGAATTGACTCTGAACGAGCTTTAGTCGAAGCTCAACGTCAAGCTATTTCATTAACCTTAGAAGGTCTTGATATACAAGCCAAATACGGTGGCAATGCCGTCACTCCAGAAATAAGAAAACAAGCAGCATTAGAAAGCGCAAACGTTGGAAGGAGGGCTGCTGGATTAAATGATATAAGAGGTTCAGACCCTGCATCTTTACGTGCTGGATTAAATCAAATTCGTGGAAATTTTTCTGGATTAGAGCAAAAAGCTTTGCAGGGCAAAGTTTCTGGCCAAGAGGGCGTAAAAGATGAAGGAATGAGAGAAAATCTCAAGAAAGCCCAACAGGATCAAATAAAGTTAATTAAAGATTTAATATCCGCAGAAGAAGAACAACTAAGACTTACTAAGGAAAAAAATAAGTTAGAAAAAAGTTCTTTAGAATCATTATTGTCTGGAGATATTGATAAGTTCTTTGAGCAACAGGCTGCTGTTGGCGCAACCGCAGCTATAGCAAGCGGTAATCGCGCAGCTATTGGTCAGTTTGGAGGTCAAGCATTATCTGGAGCTTATCAGAATTTACAATCTCAAAAAGAAGCTGGAGTAACTGAAGTATTTGGTCAGAGAATATCTGGGGCCGGTGGATTACTAGAAAGTTCTGCTATGGCTTCACTTGGAGCTAGGGGCATACAAAATCCAAGAATGGCGCAAATATTAGCTGGTACTACTCCAGAGGAAGAGGCTAGTAGTAGAAGACTAAGGGAATATGGTGGATTACTAGGTGAAGCTGGTGCCGCTGGTGCTGAAATGGCACAAATGGAATTAGCGCGTGCAGACATGAATATTGCTAAAGCTACTATAAAAATAGAAAATGGAGGTTTTGATACAGATATTTTAAGTAATGAACCACAAGGTAGAAGTCGCGGTGGAATCGTGTATGCTAGTAAAGGACAGCTTATTAATTTTGTTCCAAAGGGAACAGATACCGTTCCAGCCATGTTAACTCCCGGTGAATTTGTAATAAATAGAGGCGCTGTAAATCGTGGTGATAACTTATCTTTCTTAAGAGCTATTAATAATGGTAATTATACAGCAAGCGCACAAAGATTAAACAGCAACAATACTTCTATTCCTAATATTATGAAACAATTAGCTGGTAGTCCACAGGTAATACAAACTCAGGATACTCAAAGGAAAATGGTTCAAAATGAACAAAGTATATCAAATGTTAATTTTGACGTACAAAAACTTTCTAAGCAACTCGGCAAATTCATGTCAGGATTTGATGGATTTATGGAAAGTTTCTCAAATCAAGTTGGAAAGCTAGGCAATACTGAGGTTTCTCATAAGATGGGAGATGTAAATCTTAATATTAATGGAGGCCAGTTCTTACAAAGCATGGCCGATGGATTAAAGCAACAGTTAATGCAAGATTTAGGACAACAATTGCAGAGTATAAAAATAAATAACGTTGGTAATATTAAACTAGGAAGAACATCTGTATTATAAGGATAATGAATGCCCACATTTTGTTTTTGCTCATCTAGATTAGACGGCGAAGGCCCAATACCTATAGTTGCATCTAGCTTCTTAGAAGCAGATTTGACTGTACAAATGTCCTACAGCCCTAAGTTCGAAACATTTTCTAATTTTGGTCTATATATTAAGTCTTTAGGATTAACTAGGTTAATTGCAGAGGCTAGTATACCACAACAGAATTATAACATTACGCATAGTGTTGTTTCTGCACTTTTAACCAATGCGTCTATAAGCGATAATATTAATGTTGAACTTTATTCTAAATCAAATTTTTCTACAGATTCAGAATTTATAGCTTTAGCAGATAAGATTAGTGGTAATATATTTGAAGATAATATAGAGCAACTAGATAATGACAACTTCTTCGCTGCTCCCGTTAATGGTACTCAAAAGTTATATCCAGTACAAGATTTAATTACGTCGTATAATGGGCAAGTTTTAGTTAATGAAAAATTACAAACCAGCGATCTATTTAACAGTATCAACGGTGGCATTTTCGTTGGCGATTTTAGGAGCGATGGTAGAACTATAAGTGACACACTATCTTATATTTTACCATCCTCAGTTAACATTGGTGGACATTATAGATATAAAGCTGTAGTTGAAAATCCCAGATTAACACCAAAAGAGAGTAGACTGTTTATTAGAGCAGCGGCCCCGCTTTTTGGTTCTAATGATACAGATGAAAGTATTCCTAGATACACAATATCGAATATTAAATTTGAAGATCCAAGTGGCAACTTAATTATTCAGTATAGAGATATTGAAGTTCGCGGTGATGCAAATTTTGATAACGCTCCAGAGAATATTAGCTACACAACATACATCACTAGACCTATTAAGAATAATGCCATATTAGCAACCCAAGATATTAATTATCCAATATTAAATTCTAATGGTGACTATACTCTCACGTTTGACATTATTATAGACAGTAATGACGCCCCATTTAATTTAGGTTTTAATGAGGGATTTGATGACGATATTCCAAATGATAATGTTATTATTGATGAAGATGATTATTTAAGTATTGGATCGCCTTTTTCTACAATATCACAAGAAGCTATCAATCCTATAAATAGCATAAGAATATCAGAGATTGAAATATTTAATTTTGGTGCAGCTAACATAGTTAACGACACATACTTAAATTGTTATACTGAGGTTGATTTAATAGGAGAAAGATTAGAGAGATTCTTAAGCCCACAAATTCTACTACCATATGACCATAATAATAGAATACATCCAAGCGTTAATACTATTTGGGCATCTTCTCCAGATAGTAGCGGAGTAAGATTATTTAATACTAATCAAGAATTATCAAATCAAATTGTAGGAAAAATTATTAATGATAGTGATGATGATTATATAGAATTAGTTTCTAGCTCTATACTAGATTCTGGCAAGCTACATTTAGTTTTTACTCATAAGACATTAGAATCATTGCTAGTTTATCGCGGTGGAGCATTTAGAGAGTTGAGTAATTCTTTTAGTTTAGCCGAATTAGTTAACTTGCCTCCTATTAATGAATACTTCTTAGTAGATGAAGTTTATCTTAGAGTCAAAGCCAAAAAAGCTATAGGATCAAGAGACTATGCCATAGACGTTGTTGGTTATAGTGATGATAAACTATTAAATGTAACATCTCAAGTCGGTGGATTCTTGCAAAATGATATAGGTGGAAGCGGATCAATACCATATGTTTCTGGATTTGCTCCAACTAATTCACTTGGATTATCTAGCGAGTCCATATCTGATAATTATCAGTATTATCAAAGAGACGAGCGACTAAATGTTGGTGGAGATCACTATAGATTATCACCAAATATTGTTAACTCAACTTCTTTCAGAGAATACAAAATCCCACTTAAGATATATCAAGATATTGGTAGATTAGGTCAACCTCAAGAGTATGGATTAAGCAATTATTTTGAAAGTCTATATCTAGATATCTATCCATTACCTAGTGGAGCCTCTATATCTTCAATACAGCTTGTTGTTAAGTACAAGCCATCAAATGGTTTAAATATGCATACTATGGGTGAGCCACAGTATAACCAAAAAAATAATTTGAGATTATTCCCAAGAGATGTACTTTACCCGTCTAATAATTTGCCGCTTTCATATATAGATCTTATTCCACACGCTTATGATACGCCAACTACATTTAAGCAAAATTATTCAAGACGATGGAGGGGCGCGGAAGGTATATCTACATCATCATTCAAGCAATCAAATTTTGATGACTTTGGCTTTGAGCGATCATACCTTAATTCACCTTTTATATCTAGTAATTACGAGTTTAAGGATATAAGCAACAACTTAGTTATTCCAGATAAATATACAAGCGGTTCCGGTGTAGCAAACCATACAATCAATAAACTAGAGAATATTGGATGGAGATTTAATAGTAATTCATTGTTCAACCAACCAACGCCTTATAGAACTATTGATTGGACTAGCATTAGTGGATATGAGACACACGCCTTACGCGGTAAGATATCTGACTCATTTGACTGTGCTATTAGAATGTCTGGATCAAATTCTATTGATTTCCAACCATTTGAATCTTCTGGCGGATTTGCGACTTACATAAGATTTTCACCAGACAAAGATAATAATTTTCAATCTGGAGTTTTGTTTTCACATTATAATACCAGCAACGAATTGCTGTTTCTTGTTGGATATTCTAGCGGATACTTATTTGCTCAAGCTAAAAATAGTAGTGGAAACTTTATTAGTCTATATGATAATACTATTTATAGCAATTACTCTTATCCATTAAATGTTGTTTTAACATACGACAATAACCTATCAACACTAAATCTATGTACTAAAAACGAGTTAGACAATTTACCTATCAAGATCTTCACTGCTAATAACTTCACTATCGCCAACGGCTCTGGCAGTCTATTGCTTGGTGGATTCAATAGTTTTATAACGGATTTTGGTTTTTCTAATCAATGTAATCTACTTACAGTAGATAGTAATAGCAATGATAAAGATGTTGGTATTTATAGATTCTTTGACGCAATTACAAACAACAAAGCGGTTAACCATAAACTTAGCACATTCATAGATGAAAGCTTAGATAGTTGGAGCTTTGGAGAGTTTAGGCACAGAGATTTCGCATCTAGCGAATTCTCAACATTATCTAAGAGAGATGGTTATGACTTTATATACTTTGACATTAAGAATGACGGGCTTCCATATGCTCAAAAAATAAATACTCCACTAGCATCTGGTTTTTCATCTAGCAATTTGTCATACCATTCTCAAATAGAAAATGATTTTCTTAGAATTCACTTAAGTGACGCTCCAGACAATTTCTACGCTGCCGCTGTTAGATTAAGTAAGACGTTGCCACAGGGTTATGATTTTGTAGAAGATGCACTTTTAGTTGAAACTGTTTTAGAATATACTTCTAGCGGGAACGTTATTTGGCCGAATGGTAAAACTGGCCCCAAATTAATAGTCAGTTTATATACAACAAATAAAGATCCAAGTAGTTATAGCGCAAAAAACTTTGGATTAATAAATCGCGGTGTGCATTATTTAGACAGTAAAGACGCTATAGTAATGCTACAAACAGGATTTGATTTTAATTCTTTTGTTGACGATTCAGAATCTTGGTCTATGTTTCCAGAAGAAAAAAGAATAACCGAATTTAATCACAAGTATTTTTCTAAAGATTTAGATGATATGTTTATTCAATATGATATTGAGTATCCTTCTGGAAATCCATATTACTCTAATCTTAGAATTAATACTGTAAATGTAAGCTTAGATAGTTATATATCCAAAAAGCAAAACTTTCAAACAAGCGTTGATATCATTACTAATGGTGCGCAGTATGAGTTTAATTTTCTAAATTTTGTTGTTTCTCCCCACGAAGAAAACGTACAGAGCTTAATATTGCACGTTGATGGTTGCCCAATTTATTCATTAGATCCAGCATATTTATCTACTTATATAGCTGGCGCTTCTGGCGTTGAAGACATAAGCCTACCTCTATACATAGGCGCATTTACAGAATCTAGTTTTGGTTCTGACGGAGATTTATTTGGCTCATTGTTTCCAAACGCTATGGACTTGTACATCTCTGGTCAATATGTGGAAAATGAATTTTTGGTAATGCGAACACAGGCTCCAGGTTTATTTGTATATAAAATGAACTACAGGTTGCCGCTTGTGACGTTTGACAAGTTTAGCTACTCCAATAACGCGCTGCCTTTATTTATTAGACCAGAAATAGCTGATGAATTAATATTTAGAGTCAATTCCACATTTAATCTATATACAGAAGTAACACAAATAACCGTACTTAATTCTTACCTGAATTTAAATACAGCAAACTATCCCACCATTTATAGCAATGATGCATCATTAAATTCTTATATCGAAAGTCGCTATGCTTATGACGGCTTAAAGCAAGGTAAGAAACAATTTTTATGGAATGGAATAGATACTGGGCTAGAAATAGAATTTGATGATAATTTTTATGCTAATATACCAGTTGGGAATGAAATTCGTGGCGTAGAACTGATATGCTTTGGTGATTGCAGTAGAAGTGGCACATGCATTGAAAAGGGCATATATACACATGAAACTCAGTGGACAGAAGATAGATGCGTAGATGGTGGAATTTTTAGAGCAAAATCTACATATACAAACCCCACCGCTTCTGGATTTGGAAATACGATTGGATATAGTGGTAATTACTATGGAATTAGAAAATATACTGGACTTGTTCCTTCTGCGCCATATTTTATCTCTGCTAAATCACTCACTGGTAATGATGATTTCAATTTAGTTCCACCAAAATTTGAAGAGTGGGAATACGGCACAAATGATAATGTGGCTTTTTCTGGCACAAAAATTGTAGCACCCAATAGGATAGAAAATGCTCAATTTGGTTATTCTATTGCTACAGCAAAAAATGTTGCAGTTGTCGGAGCGCCTAAAGAAACAGTATATGATAATGGTAGCGGAGTAGATAATGCTGGTGCGCTTTATGTATATAGAAGACTTGATGAACCAACTCTTAATAGTGGCAGTCTTAGTTCAGATAAAACTGGGTGGGGTTTTGAAGCAAAGCTCACGCTCCCTTCTGGATATATATTAGACTATCCTATTCCATATGGCACTACATCTCCTATACCGGGACTTCCTATTCCTCTTACTAAGTGGAATGTTGGTCAAGAGGGAAGAGAGTTAGGCACTTCTGTCGCAATTGGAGTAAATAATGATATAAAATCATATGGAGAAAATAATAGGCAAATCATAGTAGCTGGTGGGCCTAAAGCAGAGTTTACGCGCACATTTGATGATATTACAACTAATAAGGTAAAGGCTTGCATAATTGTTTTTGCTGATGAGTTCAACCCTAATGATGATGGATATTGGCAAAATATGTATGGATTTGATAGACAAATAGGTGAAAAAACAAACAGAAATAATACTCTATATAAGTACTACGCAAGGCCACCCTTGGAAATAGAAACAAAAATCTTAGTTATTCAACCAACAGGAGCGTTTTCTGAAATATATTACAGTAACTTTAGAAGAAAAAACTACTTATATCACACAACTATCCCGCGTACTAATAATAAGCAATATCAACTAAACAAAGCTGCTATAGATAACACAATGCTAAGTGGCGTTATCAATTTATTTCTTGAGGCTTTTCAGCCTAATTCTGGAATAATACATAATAATATTCCTGTTACAATAGGTATCTTTTGCGATAATAGTAAATCACTTAGTCGCCAATCTGTACAGCCCCTAATTTCTAATTTTACTAATTGGTATAGAGAATATAGTTACGCTAGTGGCTTGAAAAACTTCTATCAAGTTCCAACTAGTGGTAATGTGTATGAATTTTTTCCTGACTTCAATCTTGCGGAAGATTGGAGAGCTATGTCTAATATCATACTAGACAATTTATTAGATACCGGTAGAATTTCTAATAGCAATGAAACTTTCTTATTTGCTGAAGATTTTGGATTAGATGCTGTTAATACAAACTTGAGCGAATTTAATGTTCTACCAGACCTAGGCGGCAGAGTATATATTTTTGAAAAAGAAAGCGGTTATTGGAATGTTATACAAGAAATTTCTTCTACCAATGACGTTAAATACAATGGCTTTGGCCACTCCGTTAACATTAGTGATGATACGCTAGGTATTACTATTGGATCACCATACACGAATGAGTCTTGTTATTCTTTACGCTATGACGATTCAGTTAAAAGCTCTATATATAGTAACCTAGGAAATTGGTTGAATTATAGAGGTAAAATATCTCTTAGATCTCAATACAATCAATTCACTGGTTCTAATTATGATCGCGGATTGAAAATTTATGATTTCTTATCAGCTAAAGAAAAGTTTGATTATCGTAGAGACTTAGAGTTCTGGGGTGGCACATTGCCAGAAGAGTATAAGGTCAACTTTATTTATAGCTACGACGATATACCTTATACTGGTGGAGATTATAAGGGCTTAGTACTTAGCCAGCTTAATACATCAAGACTTGGGTGGAGTTCTGCTCTAAATGAAGACGGCAGCATTATCGCTTTCGGTTCCCCAACGGATAGCTTAAATAGATTTGATGATACAGACTTATGGTATGGTGGAGAAAATAATCAACTTGTATTTCAAGGTATGTATCCAGCAGAACAATATGCTGGATCAGTCAGAGTATTTCAGTCTAGAGACTATTATAGTCATGATGGAGTTGTTTCATTTTCTAGGTTCGGCAATATTGGAGAAGAAAATGGCGACTTACAAATACTTGGCAATATTTTTAATGGATTTGGTGGAAATCCTTTACATCGAAAGATGAATTTCTCAGAAATAGAAATACCAAAAAGTGCCGGTTTAGCATTCATTACTACTCCTAGTTTAGATGCCGCTAGTGATGAAATAATGCAAAATATAAAAGATTGGCTAGCATTAGGAGATAGAACTTTAGTATTGGTAGGAAACGACCCAGTATATGAAGATAATGGACTATATTCTAATTCTAATGATATAGTCAATAAAATTTTATCCAAATTAGATTCTAGAATGAGGTTACATCCCACAAAAAATAGATATGAATCATTGATTGATTCTGGAAACTGCGCGTCTGATTTAGTAAATATTCTACCTTCATATCAACCTAAAGGTATATCGCCTACATACATAAATTTTAATAATACTTTTGTTGGACATGGAGTTTCTGATATTAGAATGCATATTCCAGAACATGCAACAATGTATATGCCAAATTGTAATTTATGGAATGATAAATGCTCATTACCTTTAGCTCATCGTGGAGACTTAAGAGCTAACTTTAATTATCCATACGTAGGATATAGAGGAAGAACTCAAATCGGCCAATTGAACTGGGCTAGATTATTTGATAAAGATAATAAACCAGAATACGCTAGAAACTGGAATCGCGCAATATACAACTTTCCAAAACAAGAACCTATACCACTATTAGTAGCTGGAGAGTATGTTCCTTCATATACTATACATTACCCAGCAGAACCCGCGACTTCTGGACTATTTCCTATATATAGAGATGTAACCGTTAGATTACCAGACCTTATTGCAAATGACGTACAGGAGTTTTGGTATTGGGATGTTTTAGATTCAGTAAACTACAAAGATCAAGTTGTATTTAAAATAGATTTTGAGAACGGATCTCCAACATTTAACGGAGATTTCTTTAATCCAGAGCCAACTAATAATAGAGACGCAATTATACAAGGTAGGGCAGAAATTAGAAATTTTGACCCTGTGCTTGGGTTTGAGTTAAAATATGATAGACAAGTCATATGTTCGGAGGAAATTTATCAAACTCCTAGTGAATCTAATAATAATTCACAAGTTGTTTTATTAGCTACAGTCCTGTCGGAAAGTAAAGCCAATCTAACGTCTGGTAGTCAAGATATTAATATTCAGTTTTACACAAATCTTATTACCATCAACGGAGAGGATTTATCTAAGCTAAGACAATCTACATATTCTTGTAATCTCCCGTCTACTATTGGTATTGTCGGTGGTTGGACAGGAAGGAAAAACTTTAAAGACGGATATAGCGAATCGTTCTTAGAAGAATTATATGGAGAATTGCCAGAAACGCAAGCAGAAATAAAAGTATTTAGCGAAACCATTCCTAATTATATCAATGTATGCTGGATACCAAATACTAAAAACGCCCAGCCCACTGACCAAGATATTACCAATCTTAAAAATTGGTTAAATCTAGGTGGTAAAAAACTCATTGTAACTTTTGACGATTCTTATGAGTCAGCTTTAGCTGCTAGAAATTTATCTAATAAACTAGGCATAAAGATTCAACCTATATATCTTGAAAATAGGGGAAGATTTGCAAATTCTTATGATAGAACTATATCTGATAGAAACACAGTCATAGGTCAATGGATATCGCCCAATATCAGCCAATTCAATGTGCAAAGTAAGATAATTAAATCTTGCTTATATGATGTGGACAATACAACAAATTTAATAGTTAACGAGTTCTATCCACGCAACTTGTTTACTACTGGCTTTGATCCTCCCGTCTCATTTACTCCAATATTAGGAAATTTTTATCATCAATCTTTAGATAGCATCAAGGATGTATTAGTAGCAAAATATCCAATATATGACACTGTATTCTTTGATATCCCAGCTATATGGGAAATTGATGGGGCTGCAAGCATAAGTATACCAGTAATTCCCAATAGTGGATATACAGTATTTATCAATTATTTGTCAGAGTTTGAAAATGAAAAAATTCCAATAACTATAGACATTGATAATTTCAGAACATCGGCACGTCCTTCAAATGATCCTGATGACGAAGATGTTGTTCGGGAATTTGTAACACCCAGCGGAAGCATATCAGAAGTACAAACTAGTATATTTACCGGTAGAGCATCTAGTAACTCTATCAATATAAACTTTAGATCACGCAACGGCAATCTTGGCTTGCTAAATGGTACTAACTATGTTCCTCATACTAATAGAATATTGTCTGTATCTGGCATTTTACACCCAATCGGATATTATAGCACAACTACCACCAGATATATTCCACAGTTTGCTTATTATAGAGAATTTGTTAAAGATGAATGGAGAATTACTTATGAGGGTCGCCAAGCATATGATGTAACAACGCCTCCAAGGTTTAGAGCTATAATGAATGATAATACTAGATATTGTCAAGACATATGCGATTATCATTCTGCTGCACAAATTTTACCAGAATTATATAGATCTTCGATAACAAGTCCAGAATACTATATCTTCTATTGTGATAGGTATGAGATATATAAAAATACAGTCGATGAAGATGGCGGTGGCGTATATCTAGAAGAAGATGGTGGCGAAATGTTCAGCACTTACAGCTGCTCAAATAAAGAAATAGAAGATGGCCCAGTGGTTGCGGCGCATGAAAAGGAACATTTCTCTACATTTACTAATGGTTATAATAGATCTAATATTGTTTTAATAGGCGATAAAAGCTTAATTCAGGGTGATTGTACAACTGATGTAAACAATTTATTAAAAACAAACGTAATAAATTTTATTAGAAGTCTTTATCCACCAAACCCACCACAGGAACTAATTGATCGCGGCGGCAAAAGATTTGAAGTTCAATCTAAGATTATGTCGCCAGAACGTGGTAGTAATTCTAGATATTATTACGCAAGTGGCTTAAACTATCTTATTTCCTCTTACGGTAATGATAATGAAGATAGATCTAAATATAGATATAATCTTTCTAAATTTAATCCAAATGCTGTTATTAGAAGAGAAATACCAGATGATGGTCAAAATGCTGCAATAGAAGAATTTGGTAGCAATATAGCTAATCCTTGGCCAAGATGGGGAGCTTCTGGTATTGTAATAGAATATGACGCAAGTAATAATCCAAGAATAGTAGATTATTCTGAGTATTCTGACGCTATTAATGGCGGCATACCAAAGACAGTCTCTAAGCTAGGCTATGACTTTATAGATATACATCACAACAATATTGCTATATCTGGTTTTGTAGGAGACTTGTTTGGATATTCCATTTCTCTTTATAAAGATAGATTAGTTGTTGGATCTCCTTTTGCCGCTTTTAACAATCAAGATCAAGCTTTTAATTGGGAAAATATACAAAACAATCCATTGCGATCTGGTTTAACTATAGGAAACTTTGGTGGTGCTGGTGCGGTTTATGTATTTACAAATAGCAATAGTGGAGTTGATGAAATTGGTAATAATATGAGGTGGGAGCTAAAGCAAAAACTTAGACCAAAAACAATTAACGTTGGGCAAGACATAACTAGTGTCGCGTTATCACAAAATGAAGCAATATTAGGATCTAATATATATTCTTCTGGATTCTTAAGAGAATATAGTATGTCTCCAGATAAATTTGGATCTTCTATAGATATGGACGGCGACCTATTATTAATTGGAGCGCCGTGTCACGACTTTGACAATTTAATACATAACATCTATAAAAGCGGGGAATTTGTTAGAAAGGAATTTGATTTCCAATTTGATATACCTCTACACAAAGTTTATGACTTAGGATCTGCTCAGAATAGGCAATTATTACCTAATAGCGGTGTACCTATTTTGAATAGGGGAGCAGTATTTAGTTATGAAAACGATATCATTAATTGGGATACTAAGGCCCAAGCTTGGACATTAAGGCAAAAATTAGTTCCACAGGGATATAGATCAAATAGTCAAAATTTCTCTGAAAATGACATGTTTGGAAACGCAGTGGCAATCGAAAGAGTAGATAGAAAAGATGCTAAATATAACGCATTTGTTACCGCGTCAAATCATAAGTATGGTTTATCTACTAGTTCTGGTATTAATAATGCTGGGTCTATATACACTTACGACGCTATGATTAGAAATCAACCTCCAGCAATTAGTAGTAAAAATATGTGGTTAGACGCCAAAATCTTTTCTGATGGTAAAAATAACTCTAATCTTAATATGTATATCAACAAAGAAATACACACTCAAACTAACCAAAGTATTATTTCTACAGGCTTAGTTTTCTCTAATAAAGACGGTGAAATCTATTTAGAAGGTTCGGGTTTTGATGGAAATACATACGGTAACATCTCTAATAGACCCTATATATATAGTATTTACGGGGAAATGGTTAAAGGTACATTTATAGAAAATGGTATTAGGTTATTTAATATTGGGGCAGATGAGTTCTTACAAAAAAATGGAAGTATGACTTTACAAGTAGTGGCACCGGAAACCGCATATGTGTATAGTACATTAGATTTATATACAGATAGCATTATTAGTAGTGGCGTAAGATCGTTGAATTTATTTAATAACGCCGGTACTGTTTCTGGAATTAATAATTCACTCAATATTTACATTAGTGGACAAGGATTGTTGCCATCCACTTTATTACTTAGAGGACAAGGTAAATAACATATGATATCTGTAAGTGGAGCAAAAATACCGGGTGGACAAAAATTTATAAGGCCAACGCCACTAATAACTATTACTCAACAGAATAATAGGACAGGCTCTGTTAGATTTGGCAATTCTTACAAGATTACATTAAATGGAACTATTATTGCAGGTAGAGGAAATCCTTATAGTAGCGGCATTGGAGTAAATGAAAATCCTTCTTGGTACACTGGTTCTAATTATTCAGAATATAATAATGATGGAACGTGGACTCACAAAAAGCCTCCTGACCACTATCCACCTCCAGACAAAAGACTAGGTTCTATACTTGTTCAACAAAGAGGCTTGAGAGAGCTATTTGCTACAGATGGTTTAAACTTACGAGTGTATCACACATACGACACTGGCGGTAATCCAGCCTTTAGTTGTAATTGTGTTGTAGACTCTATAAATTTTGAAGAGGGGATTTGGGTAGATACTTGTAAATATACTATTGAATTAACTACATATGTTATATATCATAATGAGCAAGGTCTAACAAACTACCCGCTCAATTTACCTCCTGACCATCCAGACGCACATATCTCTGGATTATCTCCAACAAACTTTACTTTTTTGCATGGCGCTAGCGGTTTATCTACTGATCGTGGATACGCTAGTGGTGCCTATATCGAAGATTTTTCTGAAGATTGGTCAATTGAAGAAGATGATCAATTTTTTAATGTAGATGACGGTGGGTTTATTAAAGCTCCAGCATTTAGAGTTACTAGAAACTTATCTTCCACTGGGCGTACAGCTTATTTTGATGATGCTAACATTGCGGGTTGGATTATTGCTAAAGACTTTGTGAAAAATTATCTTTTAGCATCTGGTGGCGAAAATCTTGCAAACAAAAGCTTAATAGATTTTTATGCGAATACTGGTAATTTAGGTCAGGGTTATTTTATATCAGCTGTATCTAATGGTGAGTATTTTAATCACACGGTAAGTGAAAATTTCAGCGTTACAGAAGGTACTTATTCACTTTCTGAAACATTTATTATGTGTTCTGGTGGCTCTCAAAGTGGAGCTATGGAAGCGTATACCATGCAAGTTACTAGCGATCATCAAAATCCATTCATTAATGTAGCTATTAATGGAAGCATACAGGGATTAGCGCCTAAACCATCTGGAAATTATAAACCATTGATAGGTGCTTCTGGTAAATATGACATGGCTATAAAGCATTGGGGAAAAATATCTGGAAGTGGAATTTTTGGAGTTGTATCGCCAATTTATAAAAGAGCTAATAGTGCGGTTGGCGTTGCTCTTAATTCTCAACCCAAAAATATATCTATTGGTTTAAATAAAATACAGGGTACTATTGACTATGCTATAGAGTTTGATAATCGTCCTAGTAATTTTATTTCCGGTGTATCTCATGAAACTGTATCAATTAATGATACATATCCTGGCGATGTTTTCGCAACAATTCCAGTTATTGGTCGAAAACAAGGCCCAATTTTTCAATCTATGGGAACTAGAACAGAATATAGAAGAGATGTATCTCTTGAATTTATTCTAGATTATTATGATACTTATTACCCAAGTGGTAACAGTGACGCAAGTAGACTTGCGCTATTAAAAAAACCAATATTGTATCACCCATATCGTGGACAAATTCTTGATTTTATTAGTGGGGTTTGCCCGTATAATGAACCTGGAGTAAGAAAATACTTTATGAATCCTACAACTGAAACTTGGTCGCCCAAGGAGGGCAGGTATTCATTAAATTTAAGTTGGACTTACGAATTGGATAAATAATATGGCTAATAATCCAAGTAGTAGAGCTAATAATGATGACATGTATCCGCATAGCGGTATATATGGACGCATTTTACCAAGTGGGTATGCGCATTTTGCAGATGACCTACAAAATCAAAAAAGTAGACGCGGCTCATCTTACATTACTACTTTTCCAAGTGGATGGGATGAAAATGTTGACGCAAAAGAGAGATATCCTAATTTAGACCCTTTACAAAATAGTAATGGGGTATATTTTCCAGTTTATACAAGTGGGATTAGTTTTACTAGTGCTTCAAGCGTCTATACTGTTACCCCCGACAGTACACCCGGCACTATGTCAAAGCTTTTTGCATCTAGTGGTGGTTTTAGTAATTCTGAAACAGTATACGATCAAGCAGCTAGTGGTAAGTTTTATTTTGATGCTAGTGGTTTTAAAAACCAAGGCAGCGTTTTAGCTAGATCTGGTGAGAGTTTTATGTTTACTAACTCTTTTGCGGCTACCGCTGCTGGTGGTTTTAACTTAAGTGACGCAACGCCACCATTTCAATACAAAGTACAATATTCTGGCGTATCTGATATTTTCAATTCTGTTATATATAGATATAGAACGTCCGTTAAGAGTATTGCTAGTGGCATTTATGCTTATCCACCAGCGCCATCTCCACCAAGCTTACCGACACCACCACCATCAGAGCCACCATCAGAGCCGCCAGACGGGCCACCAGACGGGCCACCAGACGGGCCACCAGACGGGCCACCAGACGGGCCACCAGATCTACCACCGGGAGAGATTGTTTGGAATTCAACATCGCAAATATTTACTAGGATAGTCTAATATATATCCAGAAGGAAGTGTGAGCTTTGCTTCAAAACCCCATCCAGTTTTATCTGAACTAAGACTGCCACTGTTACTGGTAATAGAGGACAAACTGGTACAGTTATAACTTAGCGATTTAGAATCTGTTTATCTGTAAAGGAACTTAAAGAATGACAAAATTTACTAGAACTGATCCATTAAAACCAAATGGACTTACATATGGATATGGTATAGTTCCAGATTCTGGATTTTTTGGAGAACCACCACAATTTAGTGGTGCTAGAAATCTTCCACGAAATACTGCGTTTGTAAACTCTGGCTCATTTCCATCTTCATATTCTAATGCTAGTTTTGATTCTTATGTGCAGCAGACTTTTTTAGGTGCTACTATATTAGATTTTTCTATATCTGCTGGATATGGAGATACTGCATCACAGCTATCAGTCAGTCTTGTAAATGATGAATATAACAATTCTGATGGAACGCCACTAGGCGCTGGGGCTGATATATATCACTCAGGAGTTAGCGGAGATAGATTTAATCCACCGCCAATAGGTAGTCCAGTATTTTTTACTTTTGGCAAGGGCGGTTTAGTTACGGCTGAAAAAATATATCAGTGGCAAAGCAGTGGATTACCATATATGGATAACTGGATGTCAGGCGTGGGATTAACATTTGATCCCCCAGATGTAAGCGGTAAATATCACTTCGCTTTTGGTGGAATATTACAGGGATGGACTCAAAATAGAAATATAAACGGGTTTACATTTAATGTTAATGTTGTTGATCCAAGACAAATTTTATCTAGCGTCAAGCTTATATTAAATAACTATGCAGAAGGTACTTATAAGACAGAAAATATCATAAATGTATATGGATTTTTAGAACATAATCCTAGTACAACTTTATCCAGCACACTTCAAAGTAATTATACTCAGAGTGGTATATTAACTAAATACTTTGTTGCAGATTCAGCAGGAAGCTATACAGGTAAGTTTACATACATGGGATTTCCTGTAAGTGGATTATATGACAACTATCATAAACCAGCCTACAATGCATCTGTCTCTAATGGTCTACCCAGAAATTTTCCAATAACTGGTACTGGAATGTCTAGACGTTCTCCAGTAGGTATTCCATTCTATAGAATAATAGATGCTATATCTGCACAAATGAGACTTTTTGGTGATTTGCCACAAGAGTATATAGATTACGGATTTGAAACTTTCATTAGATTTCGTGGATATAATTACATTATAGATTTTGGAAGTTTACCAACCGAGTATATACCAAGATTATATTATGTTGACTTTGAAGAAGTGTCTATGTTAGATTTTATGCAAGAGATTTGTGAAATAGTAAATCATGAGCTTTTTGTCTCGTTGTTACCTATCAATGATCACCCAAAATATCAATATATTAAGGCTTGGAACTTATCTTGTAAAAATAGCTCAGATAGAAACATAAGAAATAAAATTGTAGCTGGCATAATAAGAATTGATGCTATAGATAGAACTCCAGCACAACAGTATGGCAAAATCGCTGAATACATTCGTGATTTAGATAAAGTATATAGAGATAATGGCACGGTCATAGATTGTAAAGCTACAAATTTAAGTGAAGCTGATATTCAAAAATGCCTCGCAAAACAAACAGTAACGAGTTCTGATATTGGTTTTGAATTAACGGATGTAACAACAGAAAAATTTGTTGCCGGTGCTAATGAAGTTAATATGCATTTCTTTACCGGTAATTGTGATAGAGATACTTATCAAACTAACTCACAAAGAGAGTTATTGCAAGCAAGACAATATACTCATGACGAAATGATTACTCAACAAATTCTTCCATATTACGGGATGTTAGGATTTGGTGAAAATGCTGGCGTTACAATACCAAGGGGATTCGGTGCATATCAACAAATTTTATTAGATACAACTTCGCTGAATGTAAATGGAGTTGGAAGTTATTATGTTGCAACTGAAATGGAATTAAGATGTGCTATGGTTTCTTTTGAAAGATGGAAAGAGTTTTTGTTAATGTACAATGATGTATATATGGAATCCGTTGAAGGAAACGATGTTATAGAGGGTAATGCGCTAGTAGCTACTCCGCAGAGAGGTCAGGTAAACCATCCAACTCTAAGTAATAATTACGCTGTGACTGTTCCGCGATGCGTTTTTGAATCTGATAGAAATTATTTAGAAGGTGATGGATTACCAGCTAGTCCATGTGCGCCACCATACGGATATCCATTATATTATAAACGCGCGCTAAAAATAGGAATACCAGAGGGTGGTTTGGCTAAAGTCACTGCAAATCTAACTCAATCTATTACAGATTTAGCTAAAATGAGACAAGAAGCTAAAGAAACTATTAGTAACAGTCAAATGAAAGGTAAAAATTTTAAATACTGGTCTACATGGGGAAATCTCATGTTTGATTCATTTCGTGCATTTAAAGGTACTCTGCACCCAAGAAAAGTTGAGTTAATTGATAGTACGCAGGCGAGTTTTACTAGAGTATTTAATTTTTATAACACTCTAAATAATAATATTAACAACAATAATTCTGATTACCGCGAATATACAGCGTTAATAGATGATGCCATGACTAATGCTTCTAAGGTCATTAGCATTATGCCAAGATTGGCTAGGAAACAAAATGAAAATGCAAAAAAGGTTTATAACTTTATCAAAAATATAGCAGAAGAATGTCTAGGCAAAAAGTTTCTTGTTAAGATACCAAAATACGCAAATTCATTTTACCAAGACAAAGTTGAATATTCTACTACTGATAATAGTAGGCCATATACTCTTACTAAGGGGCCGTTCGGTTTTAAGCCCAAGGTATTGAATAGTGCTTTTGAAATTAGTGGTATTAGATATAATACTTTTACCGCTTTAACATCTTTATCGCAATGCCCACCAATGAAATCGTACTTAACGTCTGGAAGCTACGATGGTATGCCTGTTAATGGACTGATAAAAGATGGGGCTTTAAAATCTAATTATCAGCCCATAACAGATACTTTTGAATTTAATTATGTTCCATCAACTGAGGGTGGTTTTTTTGATTTTGATTTATACGCCAATGTATTTAAGTCTAATGAAATGTTATACATGATGAATAACTATGCAGATAAAGTACCAAGTGGTGTTAGAAATCTTTTAGTTCCACAAGATTTAACACCATTTATTTCAGAAAATGGTAGAGTCTCAGCTTATGTTAGATTTGATTGGAGTAACTATCTAAGCCTTGAGGGTTTATCATCTAATGATTATACTCAACAGTCTATGTCGAGAAGTAGTTTATTAACAGGTATGATGCCAGACATATCTAATACTCTAGATAATGTTGGTGAAGATTTATCTTTTGCTGAAACTAAAGGTTTAGAGAGTGGGGTTAATATAACAAACTGGAGTTGCGCATTCGTCAAGTGTGACTTAAGCGATAAATTCTACATGTCACCAAAGACATCGGGTAGAAATGTTAAAGTTTTTGCCAGCACTGTTACTGATATAGGTTCTATAGCCCCAGTTAGACAATTATTTAATGAAGAAACTTGTGAATTTGAGACTAGTTTCTCTTATTATTTAGCGCGTTATATTCCAACGCGAAACGATTCGGGAAATAACAGAACTATGACTGAATTCAATAAGATATATGAGCCACTTTTCTCTGGTAATTTAATAGATACGAGAAAACAAGAACTAGATTATAATAATGTATACGCATTAATTACTTTACCGGGTCGCCCAATTCCATTAAAAGATATAAGATTTAGAGATGCTGTGTATTTTAGCCAAAATCCAGTTAAAATGAAACATATTCTTACGCAAGACACAATTAAAGATCCAACTAACATTCTTGGATTTCGAAATCCATCATTTGTAAAAAAACCAACTAATATTCTTAGAGACTATTGTAGTCAATTCAGTGCGAATACTCTTACTAAATCTTTTCATATATACAAAGAAACAATGAAAGGCTTAACGTTTGGCCTACCACAAAGAATGCATGTAGCAGTTCCGTCACCAGTTTATCCAGATGTGGTATGCATATCTTTAGAATCTAAAGAGCGATGCTATGGGCCTTGGATAACCACATTGATGAATTCTGGAGATTTAACTCCAGAGTTAGCCCAAGATTATGGAATATCACAATACAGAAATATTGGTGGAAAGCTGGAATATATACGCGATGAAAACTTAGCACCTTGGAATTATTGTGGTCATGACTTAATGAATGAAGCTGGCAAACTAAAGGCTTCATATGGTAATAGTTTAATGTTACATTCTGAGCGCGGAGGGTTTGTTTACGCAGATGCCCCAAGTGGTATTAGTATTGGTAGAGCATTAATGGAAAGTGGGGCGTATATAACTAGCATAGATGTAAGTGTATCTACAGCCGGTATACAAACTACCGTTAAATTAGATTCTTATACTGCACAGTGGGGTAAATTAGATAGACAAAAAGAAATTCAAATATCTCAGATAAGTCGTGAGCGTCAAAAATTAAGAGATACAAAAAATCAATTCATAAGAAGAGGAATAGGAAAAAGTCAAACTTCTATTAATTATGGAGAAATTTTAGGCTCTATAGAAAAATCTGTAGATGATACGGTTAATCAAGTTAAATATAGGGTTGGAAGCATACAAACAGAAAAACAAGATCGCTATAGAACTTCCCCAGGAAATCCTATTTCAAGCGGTGCGATGTATAGTCATAATTTTTATGTAGGTAATACTAATAATTTTGGTATAACAGATGAGCAGGGATATCATAGAGATGCACAATCTGCCGTAGTAGAACCAGAAAACAAACATGATGTTATAGCTACTAGAAATTCGCAAGCTATAAATGGGGCAGTAAAAATGCAAATAGTAAATAATGAATATCGTATGTCACAATACACAGTAGATAGCGACCTTGCTGCGGAACAAGGTTGGACTACTCCAGTAATATCCTAGGAAATAATAATGAAAATTGGAATTCAATCTCATGGTGAGAATGGCGCTCACATATTTACAAACGATTCTCCAGAATTAGAATACGTTGGATTGTCTAGCTATAGCCTTTACCAGCTTAGTGGTATCGTTATGGCTAGCGGACTTTTAAATCTTAAAGCTACGTCTAGAGATGTTATTTTTCAAACTTTGATGGGCGAATCAGCATATGGCACCCCTAAATATTTAAAGTTTAATAAGGATACGGGTGGGTTTTCAGAGGTTACTATACCTAACAATAGAGTAAAAAACCTTATTGAGTGGCACGAATATTTTAATGAAAATCCTAGGTATATATCTTCTCCAACTGGAGGTTTTACTAGAGCAGAGGCTAGCGGACATTTAATCGATATATCTAATAGTTTATCTGGATGTTTGACATTTTTAGTTAGTGGCACTAGTATCAAAGTTGACTATACTCTTCCAGAAAACAATGGTGGTTGTGAAAAAGAATTTTATACTTATATCAATCTACATTTTACACAAAGAAATAATGACAATACTAATCAGATAGTACAAAAGTTTCACGCTATGGCTGGTATACCTAATACCCCAGCTGGTACTAAATATAGTTGGACAGGAACTCAAAAAGCAACATCAAGTAAACACATCGGCGTATTAGCTCCAGTTCAAGATGGTGGCGAAGATAATACAAATAATATGATAGCTGCGCCTATCGCCAAATCTTATTGCTCTAATACTGGAAGATGGGAATTTGGAACTCAGCAAACATTAGTAAAACTTTTAACGAACGTTGACCCAGTACAAGAAACAGCTTTAGATGCAGAGACTTTTGATAATTTATCTTTTGAAGAATTGTCCAATCCCGGCTCTGCATTTTATTTAAGCAATTACAAAACGGGTTACGCATCTCCAATATACCCGCAGAATAAAAATCCTAACCTTGCAATGCCAGCATTTGTTACTAAGTCTTGCGATGATAAAAACACAAAAGAAAAAATACAGGTTGTTAACAGAAGCACTAGACCCTATGCTATAGGAGAGACAGCAAAGGCTTCATTTATATGTGGAGAATGGTTGCTATCACCATTATCTGATCCAAAACCACAGGTATTTACCCCAGTTATTAATAGGTGGCGCTTTCAAAAATTTATAGTTGACTCCGACAGCTATTTTAAAAATTGGGTATATTATTATTATTTAGACGATGACGGAAAATTAGAAGATGGAAATGAGAAAAAATTTAGTACATACGTTTCTCCAGCCCTGTATGAAACAAGCATTACAAGAATGTTTTTTATGGACATGGCTGTTGATAGCACCATATTTGGTCCGACTCATTTAAATACTGTGAACAGCAAAACTAAAATCGCTAAAGCAAATTTGAATGCTACTAAGTCATTAGAAACTTTACGATCTTGGACAAATGAGGAATGGGATGCATACTCTATACCTGACTCAGCTACTGAAATAAATTCAGGAAATATTATAGTTCCATCTGATAGATATTGGCAAAGTACTGTCGCGGATCAAATGGGAACTTGGGCGGGTGGAAATGGTCCTTATAATATTATTGGTAGAACTAATATTGCGGTAAATAATAACTCTAGCGAAGAAGATAAAGATAATTGGGCATATAAGTTCAATCACTTTTGGGGGCCAGTTTTTAATGGTGGATATAATCCTAGTAAAATTGCTAATATAAACAATGGACAAGTAGATTTTAAAACACAAAGAAGTAATTCTACATATTTTAGTAATTCAAGCGGAACGCCAATCAATGATAATTCTGAAGCAAAAAATATACAATACGACAGTGGTAGATATATGTTTGCTGATAGTTCAGATGGCAATTGGTCGCAATTTCCAGCAGAATTGGCTCTTTTGGGTGGCCCTAACGCTAAGAATGGTGGGCCACAGGATTGTTTTGATATAATTAAGAGTGGAATTGGTCCAGCGCTTGCTACCTCCAATTGTTATAATGTAATGCAAAAAGTGATGGGTATAAATATAAGTGGCATTCCAGATCGTTGGGATTGGTTGTATATTGATGATGGTAATGATGATGATCCACTTGTAAACGATCTCTATGACTTAAAACCTAATAGTTTAGAGTTAACTTTCATGCCTTTGTCAGCCGAAATGGTTGGTAGTTCAGATCAATTCTCTCGCAGTTTGTTGCAAGTTACTCTTGGCAGTAGAGGTGATTTGAATCCTAGTATTAATATCTTAAGAAGATTATATATGACAGCTAGAGGCTTTAGTGGAAATTTAGATACAATTGCTGGTCCTGAATTTGGTGCTGGTGCTTTTTATCGATCTAAGTTTCCTTTTTTGAAAGAGACGTATTGGGTAACTGGAACTACTGCTTCAACACTACCTCATGTTTGGGGAACGAAGTTTTTTCCTAGAGAAAATCTTGCTTCTACATCAATGAAATCTTACAGTGGTGGTATGGTAACTAGAGCTAACATAATACCATATGACTACGCAGTAAAACAAACTGCGGGTCATTCTGCTGGAAGTCCAGGCATTTGGTATGCAAGTAGTCTACTTAATCAAGATGATGATTTTAGGAGAGTTGGTGGATCTAATGGTAATGCTGACTGCGTTGGTGTTATATGCGCCAAGGTTAGTATGTCTTGGAATCAATCATCTATACCAATTAAAATTTCAGAAAGATTTGGTTTAAACGGTGTAGGTGTTACACTTACTCCGACATCTACTAATATTATCAATGTTGGTATTTTTGGAAATACCAGCGGCCCTAGCGTTGGTCAATCAACAAGATTAACTGAGCCGCAATGGGGTAGCACAATAGATAATGCTCAAGGTTTATATAGCTTTGCAACAAATGCCTTATACGCTAGAGTTTTTACACAATGGCCTGAGAAACAAACATTATTTGACGGTAGATATTTTGGTGTGTTACATTTTCTACCGGGGGCTTTAAGTGGTCATTCAAATATAGACTCAGAGATAAAAGATGATGATATTACGTATAGTGGCGCTTGGAGTCCTACCGTTGGTAGAAATAGTTCTAATGCTAACCAGAGAACAGCCACTTTACCACAGTATGAAAGAAGTGTAGATAAGATTACATATAGTGTTGATTTTAGAATTCCAACATACGCCCATCCTAAAACTCCTGCTTCTGATAATATAATCTGTAGTGCTGGAACCGTTGTTGATAGATGTGGTCCAGATACTAGAGTATTACGTCCAGAGTCAGAGTGGAGAGTTAATCCTATTAGAAGGGGCCAGATGTTTGCTGTAGGAGCTAATACTCAGCGTGTATTTAGATATTTTAAGCGTGTAATAGGTGTTAGTAAAGATGTAGCTGATTGGAAGTATGCATATAAAGTTGACTCTAGTGGAAATGCTGTTACGGGAGCTAGTGCTGATGACGGAAGGGGAAAAGATTATTCAGTAAAAGACTTAATAGGTATAACTGGTGGGGCTGGAAGTTCTGCACAAATAGAAATTACATCTATTGGTACTAGTGGTGCAGTTACTGGCTTTAAAATTGTTGATCAAGGAGAAGGTTATGTACCAGCTAATTTTAAGGATACTAATTGGGGCAGTCGTACTGATAGAAAAGAAGACCCATTAACAGTTCTTACTTCTATAAATATAAAAGTAAAGAATGCTAAAGCTACTGGATTAAAAGTTGGGCCTATTGTTGGTGAAGTTTATGATAGATTAATGGAAGATAAGGGGCCACTAGAAGTTGCTCCAATGACGAGATTATCAACACCAAGTGCTGCTGGAGAAAATAATATAATTCAGACAAATAGAACTACGCAAATTCTTATAAATGCTTCAAGTGGAGTCAAGCCTAATTATGATTTATTTTTCCATTATCATAATGACATAGGGCATACTTTATCGGCTTGGAGAGAGTGGAGTGTACAAAAGGATAATACTAATGGCTTGGCTCAATATTGCACAATCAATATTGGATAATGTGTATAATACAATGTATTTTATGTACAAAGGAGACAAATTATGGCTGAAATATTGTTTTTTGCTAACGAAGTAGGATCAAATGGAGATTACCAGATAGCCCACACGGCTGGCTCTGGACTTGGATTCTATGGCTTGACATATGGCGCATCTGTACCAATTGGTAATCAACAGTCTACAACATTCGTTACTAATTCTAATGGTACATCAACAGAGAGATTAGAGCTAAACAATACCGCTAAAGTTTCTGTGGGTGATACAACTACTCCCGGTCGCGTTGTAATAAATAGATCTTCTGAAGTAGCTTTAAATAATCTGCCCAATAATAAATGTCCTCTAAACGTTAGATTTGTGCATAATGAGTCTGTTAGAGTGCAAAATTGTAAGTTAAGAATATTCGATAGAAACAATATTAATAATCATGCTTCTGGCGTAACAACATACGTGTACGAAGCAAGACATCCATCTCCAGACCAAGGCGTTAACAATCTTGCGTATCGCGGAAGAACAGCAAATACTTGGGTTGAATTTGACCCAACTGATGGTGGATCTCCAGCAGATATGTTATGTACAGATTCTCCAGGCATGAGTGGTAAAAATACTTCTGCTCAAGATACCAATATATCATTAGGATATACAACTACTGAAGGCGCTGCCCACTCTTCACTCAGACATGATTGGTATTTAGCGTTAAGCTCTGAACCACAAAGCATAGGAAGTAAAACAAATTACGGACTCTATTTCACCGTAGAGTATCTATAAAAATACTCGTAGCAAAATTTCTTCTGCTACGAGTACCAAACTAACAACAACGATCACTCTGATTGTTCAGTCTTTGGGTTCCACTTCACCCATCCATTGTCAGGTAGCCACTTGCCCTCAGAATCTTTTCTCTTTGGGAAAATGCCGCCACCCTTCTTATTTACCCCAAATGACAATCTAGCTCCGCAGTCTAAACATCGTAGTTCATAGTATAGATTATCATCTACAGTCCTAACTACAAACCTTAGATTTTCAGAACCACACTTTCCGCAGACACTTTCATCAAACACTTCTTGAAACTTAGATAGTGACTCAAAAACATCTTTTTGTGATTCACCCTCAATTTCTACCTTAAGCCTATTATTCTTTGTAGTATATGTAACTCTCATGCGTTTCTCCAATCTTCGTTATAGCCTAATAAATCACTCGGAATCGTATTTTTGTCTCTCTGGTATTCATTCAATTGATCGATAATATCACTTGCTATCTTCTTTGATATTTTTCTATTATTATCCACCTTGAATACATCCTTGAATAACTTTGATCCATTGATATTTAACTGCTTGCACTTAACGTCTATGAAATTATACTGAGCATCACTCATTCTACCTTGATCATCGTAATCTCCGCTCGTTGAAGTTTTCTGCTTAGATATATCACGGACTATTTTAGCAGTATCTTTCTTGGTTAATTCTTCTGCTGCAACACCCTTGATCTTAAGTGCTTTCCTTAATGCTCTAGCCTCTGCTCTTGTGCTTGCAATAGCAACAGCGTATGCACAAAACATATCATCCGTATTACCTTCCCAAGCATCAGCAACTTCTGAGTATGTAGACCCATTAGCAAACGTTACTGTAAAAACAACAGTAGCTCTACCATGATGGTCTGGCGTTTGAACTGGAAAGACCTGTGTAGGCCCGCTAAACACAACTTGGCCTATTACAAGCTCTGATACACGCCTTAAACCCGCAACTAGAGGATGACCATCAACCAGTTCGTCCTCACTAAAAAGTTGCATTGCAAAATCATGCCACTCCTTAGATAGCATACTTGGAGCGTCAGACAATACTACATTCTTAACGGAAGTATCTGTATTAGACGGCGTTTGTAGTTCTTCAACTTGTTCGAACAAATTTTCATCTGTCATTAGTTTCCCTTTCATAATTCAATTTCAATATAGCGATTAGATTCCTCTGGATAGTTATCCTCAATATTCTTGAGTACGCTTAATATAGATTGCTTAAGTTTATCTTTATTAGCATACGTTAGATTGTAGTTAAGGTGCTTGATCCTTATCATAACAAAACCTTTACCCAAAACAAGTCCATTTTTTTCCATGTCAGACTTGATTTGTTTTCTTAACTTTTCTTCACCCCATATAGGCTCAAAGTGAGAAGGCCCGTCTACCTCTATTATAGCCTTGAGCGCAGGAATGTACATATCCACTTCCAGCTTATTGCCCGTCACAAGATTATCAATATGATACAAGGCATTATAGCCATTTTGTTTTAATATTGATCTCAGATATTTTTCTAACTTCGATCCCTCTTTACTTGCACGTTGTATTTCTACTAATGCTCTTTGACGCATTTTTTCTTTATCTATATCCGACAAAGTATTCCATCTTTCACGCGCTTTATTGCATCGTTCTTCATATTTTTCTGAAGTAATATCTTCCCAGTTTTTACTCAAACCCTTACTGATTTTTAATTTTTCTATATCAGTTCTTTTTCTGCCAAGGGTTGGTATTACAGAAATTCCCTTTTCTAATGCAATTTTTTGAGCTTCGCTTTTATCTCTAAGTTCTATACCTAGTTTCTTAAGCCTTCTCCTAACTTTATTAGGATATGTATTAAGAATTCTAGATATTTCATATGGACTATTACCTTCATTATATAGTTTAATTAAGTCACTATCTATTATCATAAACCACCTTTACTAGTCCAACTAGATCTTGACAAGGCTCTAAGGATTCAGAGCCAGTTAATCTATAAAACTCTTTTTTATGTTCTTCTGAGCTTGGGATGATCTTACATCCCCTATTTACAACATTAAATAGAGATAGCGTATTTCTAATATTTGCTGGCTCATAATAAAAAAATGTTTTGAACCTATTAATTATCTGGTCAGTTTTTAACCATGATTCTTCAGAAAACACAACTAAGCTCCCAGTAAATGACCACAGTTCTGTAGAATTAAAAAGCGCAATATCATAACCAAAAGGAAATGGACCAATATTATCATAAAATATAGATATATTTGATAGATACTTTTTATTTATTTGTGCTTCAGATACAACCTTGTTAACTAGTTCTTTATCTTGTAGGTTATTTATATAGAATCCTATGTTCATATTTTCTTCCTTATTGTATTGTAAACATCACAGTAAAAACATATAATTTTTAATCATTTGTAATTTTTTCTCTAGGGAATCCTAATTCTTTTCTTTTATTATATACCGCCCCATCTCTTCCAGAAAAGAACAAAGTTTTTTTTGCAGCAAAGTCTAGATCTCCAGAATTTATATTACCTTCTCTAGAATAATGTTCATGTTTTATAATGATATCTGGCAAGTATTTTACTTTGTTCAAAGCCTTGACCGCTTCCGTAAATTCATTATCACAATATAAACTTTTATAGTCTGGATGATATATATAACCAAAATAGTCATATAGCTTTTTACCTAATATAGATAGTGTAATCAAGCTATTTTCTGTATATCCATCATTAAAGTGCAAAGCGCCGTCCAGATTTGGGAAATGTTCTTGCATAGCACAACATATATACTCATCCCACTTATCAACCACTGGTATCATATCATCAGAAGCGCATAGCACAACGTCAAAATCTACATCAATTTTATCGTTAATGGCACTAATTTTGTTTGATTTTTCTAAGTAGTTAATTCTGTACTTCGCTTTATTTATTAATTTGCTGATCGTTTGTCTTGTGGACTCATTATTCATCGATCCATCATCTATATCACAGTTGATATTAAAAAATACATTATTATTATCCCCGCAAAGATTGTTGTATTTTTCTATGCAATAAATGAATTTCTCTTTTCTGCACAATGTTGGAAATTGTACTAGTAAGTTCATAGCGCCCCCACTTTAGTTGCAATATCATGATTGAAATTTGAAAATATCGCTTTTACTCTATTGATACCAGTATGTTTACTCTTAATATGTTCTTGTATATCTTTCCACTGGTAATCTTCTTTATTATTAATATCAAAAGTGTTTTCTGATTTAGTTATATTTTTAATAGCCTGTTTAATCTTTTCATTGCTTGTATGATAGTATGTGGGTACTCCATGATACAAGCTAGTATAAAAAGCTTGAGATACTATATTACTATCATCATAAATAACAAAGTTTCTATACTTGGTGCATAGCGTTGGTATTTCTAATATAGTACCCTTTATATCAGAGCTTTGCGATGATCCAATAGTGTGATATGTTGAAAAATTAGAAGGAACTTTTACTTCTTTGTTTATACTATAGCAGCCAAGATCTATCTTGTATTCAGGAATTTGACTAATAATTGGATTATATGGATCAAAACCCAGTGGTATATATTGTAGATTTATTTTTGACTTTAGAGTTTTGTTTATCTCATTAGTATATAATAGGGGGCAATTAATATTTTGATCTTTAACAAGACTATTGATATTGTTTATGATGTCTTGATTGAGTCCAGTTACATTAAATACGCACTCTATATTTGTATTACTGGATATATATTCCACAGTTTCCTTTTTCAAAAATGAAGCATGCGTAAAAAATACGTCTGGCTTTACGGTATCAAAAATATCATACGCGCTTATATTATTCTTCCAGTATGCTGCACTACACCCACTAATTCTATTTATAGTTTCTGTAATATACATAGACTCAGTACTAAATGCTGTAACATAATTTTGCACGATAGCCTTCATTAAATTCCTCCAAAATTATTGATAAAGTGTGTGTGTAGTTTTTGTTTCTTTAATTCTATTAGATCATTGAGTGCTTCGAATATAAACTTTTTCTTATAAGCTTTACTAGATACTATGCTTCTTAATGTATTTATGCTATGTATATTGTTTATCCAAAACACTTCCATCCATGAGTTATTTAGGCCAAATCCTAAGTGGTCTAAGTTTTGTTTCTCATTAGATATTACTCCGACTTCGAATCTTTGGTCTAGTGGCCCAATAATAATCCCAGACTTAGAAAAGTCTATTTTTGAAAGATTATGAAGTGGAAATAATGTTCCCCCTTTAATAACCACTACTCTGTCATTATTTATGTTATTTAGGCACAATCTAAGACTCTCTGAATCATTAGTATCATTAGCAGAATAGTTTTCTACAAATCTTATATTCTTTGAGCTATGCGCTTCTTTGATATGATTCAATAAATCGTGCTGTTCGTTATTTATCGATATTATAATCTCTGTCATCTTGAAATTTTCTAGTACATATGATAACTGTATATCAATTATAGACTTGTTCTTGACAGTAGATAAATATGAGATGTTTGTAGATTTTTTATCTCTATTTATTTTATCTGCTAGAATAATAACACTAACAAGACGATCCTTAGTAGTATTGTCATTTTTAATGATATGTATGTGTTTTTTTGTTACACTCATAGTTTTTTGTAATACCCTACGTCTTTAGATATTTGTATGAAATTATCTAAGGACATCCAATAACTTGGGCATGTATTAAGATAATCCCTAAAACCTTTTGTTAGAACAAATACATTCTTATCTGACTCAATAGCAGAAAGTTTCTCCATTTGACTAGTAACTAAATCGTTTATAGTATGCAGGACAGACATATCAAATAGATTTATATCAGTGACAGTATAATAAAGAAAATTATTAGCTATATCGTGTTTCATCACTTGTCTTACAAATAATTTAAATGAATCCTCTACATAGTTCATTGTAATAGTTTTAATGGGTATACTTGTAAGCTTATGAAATAAATGCAATACATTATGTATATTCTTAGAAGTTACCGCGCTAGCTAATACTATAGTTAACTTAGACGTTTCATAATTAGATGCTATTATTCTATCAAAGATGCTATCAGCAACTTCCTTGGTCATATTGTTTGTATCTATTATAATACCAAAAGTCAATGCTACTTCTCTTAAGACTAGATTAGTATCTAATACGCCGTTATTCCATTCATGATTTCTATAACCATTACATACTCTAGTTATTATATATGATTTTTTTTCTTGTTGTTGAAGTTCATACGCTTCATTTCTTTCTAGAAAATGATCTAGTCGCTTTATTGCGCAATCAGTTTGCTTATTGTCTTTATAAATTGCACAAATGCAATCTAAGCAGTTAGTTTGATAGCGCTTTTCTTCTTGCTGAGATTTCATAATATATATCCTTCATAGTAATTTTTTCTACTGTGATTCCAGACGATTTAAGTATATGTCGTATTTCTGACAAGTCAGATATAAAGACTTTATCTTCTATGATATTAGCATATTGTCCCATATTGATATTTCCACTTAGCACATACTGTGATAAAGTGTGCAAATCTATTCCACTTAACACTAGTTTGCACCCATAGCGCATCTTAGAAAATATAGAGTTAAATGCTTGCGACAAGTCAGCCAGCTTGATTTTTTCAAGCCCATCGATAAAGATAATTTCTTCACATGAATTATTAGATATATCTTCAAGATTAAACTTTCCATTATTTACTGCTATTGTTTCATAGCCACTTATATTTTTACCTACATCGCTCGTAATATATAGTTTCATGTTTGTTCCTCATAAGTTTCATCAAATACATTATTCCAACTGTTTACAAATGCTGATAGAGAAAATCTATTTTCAATAGTTTGTCTAGCATTATTTCCAATGGTGCGTCTTAATTCTTTGTCTGCTAATAACTTAACGATATATGATCTTAATTCAGATTCATCGTTAGATATAAATCCATTTACGCCATTATCTACAATCTCTGGAATCATACAAGTCGCAGTAGATACAACGGCACAACCACAAGACATTGCTTCTAACAATGACATGGGTATTGGACTTAATGTAGAAGTGTTGAGATACACCCCACACTCATTATACGCTTTGACAAGCTCTTCTGTATCCTTTGCTGGTTCGGATAAGCCCTTGGTATCTCCAACAAGTTTAGTTGATAATCCACTTGTTATTCTTTCCCACCCATAATAATTAAGACAATAGTCTCTCTTTATAAAATCATTGGCTACTGTAAGTATATTGTCCTGTTTTACAGCATTGTTATCCTTAAATGTTTCTGTGTCTAAGCCATGATGTATTATTTTTGTATTATACGTAATACCCCAAGCGTTTTTAGAATATTCAGATATGAATACATTTTTGTTGCCAATCATCTGTCTCATTTGATCAAATTGTTCTTTACTAATAGTCTGTGGTGTTGGCACAGTGTGTTCTAAAACAATAATCGGCAACTGTAGCCTCTCGTTTATTTGTTGAGCTACTTGATACTGCCAGAATTTACTTTGAACTAGTATGAAATCGAAGTCAAGATAACTTGATACTTCATTTTCTGGTAAAATGTGATAATTGGCTGGAACCTCCACCTGTTCCTTATTCCATTTTTTACTTCCCTTAAGATGGAAGGAATAAAACTCATGTCCAGTTTTACACAGCTGAGTCTCATATCTTTCGTGTGTAGGGAATGTTAATATCCTATACTTCTCTGGCTTTGCGCTATTAGCCAAACTAATTATCTTGCTTAATTTACTCATTGATATAATCCTTAATAAGTTTTCCAATATTTTCATATGAGAACTTTTTACCTTGCTCAAAACCACAATCTTTATTGATATTATCTCTATTCTCATAGTAATATCTCATCGCAGCCTTTATTTCTCTTTCGCTAGGAACAAACCACTCTTCTTTTCCCGTAAAAATAAAATCAAAAGCAGCATCTTTTTGACAACAAACTGAATAAACGCCATTGACTAATGTGCCGCAATTTGTATCATTACTTAGGTATTCTTTTGGGCCACCCTCATTGCAAGCAATTGGTGTATTTCCAAAACACATTGCGTCAAATGTAGGTATAGACCACGCTTCTCCATGCGATACATTTATGAAGCAATTGCATGAACTGTGAAGGCTTAAAATTTGTTCTTCTTTAAGCGAACCGCATATGATAATTTCTTGCTTATATCTATTTAGATCTTTATGTATTCTTAAATTCTTTTTTATATCAGAACAAAAGTCATTTACATATCTAAAAAGTACTTCGTCACCAACGCCATACTTCTTTACTTTTAATACCAAGTCTACATTGTCATTTTCTTGAAACTCTGAGTGGAAAGACTTGACTATACTCTCTAAATTCTTACGTTCATTTAGATCTAAAATGGTATAGAACTTAAATGTAGATAGGTCTGGAAATGCTATATGATTGTAGAATCCCCTATACTTTATCATATCAAATGTATGTGGAACTACTTTAACATTAACTAAACCGTCTGATATTAATCTGTTTTTTGCATCTGTGTTAGGAACCCAGACTTCATCCATTTGTTTGAGTGCGCCCAGCCACGGTATATGCTTAATTGTATTTGACTCAAAAACAAAATATGCAATATTCTTTTTGAATTTTTCAGTAGGCACTAAGTGGTGTGGCAAAACGTGCTGAATGCAAACATCTATATCTTGAACATGTTTTTGCTCAAGTTCCAAAATGCGTTTAGGTAAATTTTCAACATTATCATTTGTAAGTGTAATATTTCTACAAACTACATTTTCTCCCGCAGCATCTAGAGCTAGAATATAATCTATCGCTGCCTGCGACCAACCACTACTCTCTTTGTAATGTCCGATATATAATATGTTCATTTGATGATATTCCTTAGTACTTCTTCTTTTAATTTAACTTGATCTTTTAAATTTCCATGAGTTGAGCTAATGTTACACGCATGATATATAAATTTACCTTCGTGATTAAAAGCTTGTGCTGGAAATATTTCTGTATGTTCTATAATATCATGATGATTACATTTTAACATACGCTGTAATATTGGTTGCTCATATGATGAAAATCCTGTATTTTTTCCCTGCTGGATCATATCATTAATAATTTGTAAACTATAAGCACTGTTTTTGAAAATTACAGCACCAATATTAATATTCCAATATCTTTCTCGCGGATCACAGCTGGTATGACATAGTAATATATCAGCTTTTTCCCTTGACATACTAATGATGTTTCTTAGATCGATACTTTGATCTACTATAATTGCATCAATATCAAGTAAAAAAATCCAATCGTGGGTTTTTTCTTCTAATAGTTGTTTAACTAAGAAGATTTTGTCCCAATATTTTTTACTTGTAGATTCTTCACTAGATGTCTTTACTACCTTATAGTCTATTCTATATTTATCAAAATAAACTTTATTATGTGGATATACTATATTGTATATGTCTTGAAAATTATCTTCATAATTAGAAATACATATCAGCTTCATATATTCATTGCCTGTATTCTTTTTTGCTCCCAGTGATTCCTTCTTTCGCACAAAGCTGAAAAATGCTTATAGGCATCTTCAAAAGAGAATGGTGTTAAACGTTTACCATCAAACGCTGCTGAACTTTCATTATAATACATTCCACCAGTATTAGCGGTAGATGTTTTATATGTTAAATCTCTTGTTAACCTAGCCTCCATAAAAGTATTTAACTTTTCTGGTTCTCTTAAGACTTCAGCTATTAACCACTGAGCTAATTGTTGATAATCAGATGTACCTCTTAATTGATCTTCTGTTAGCGGTGGAGCAGATTGAGCAATTCTAGGTGGAGACTTCCAAGATTTTTCATCTGGAATAATATCTATACTATCGAAATACTTCTCCCACTGCCCACCACTTATATGCCACTGGAAATTCTTTTCAAATAATTCCCTTGTTTTCTTACCAAGTTCTTCTCGCTCTTCCTTGGTTTTACTGAAGAATTCTAGAAATTTTTGGGCTGCAAAATCATTGTCTGGAACTGCTCTCATGCAACCAGTTTCTAGCTCTTTATACAAAGCTTTTGGTGTTAGCGGAGTTCCACCAAGTTGCCTTATGACGCTTTCCATAGCTGAGTAATCTGTAGACATAACTGGTATACCGCAAGCTGCCGCCTCTACTTGTGGAAGTCCAAATCCTTCACAGTTAGCATATTGAACGTATAGATCAAAAAGATTCATTATCATAGATAGATGTTCATAGCTTGCACCATTTTTGACACTAGAAATAGTTGCTCCGTACTTTTGAGTAAATGGAGAAACTGTTATAGCACTCCTAAATAAGCTAGGAAATGGCTGTTTAGTGTCTGGGCATATGTATGTAAAATATACCTTACTAGCTAATTCATTTTCTTGAATTAATTCTGGTAAATCCCATCCTAGATCTGGATAACTTGTGTGACAATATAGAAAATAATTTTCTGGATCTGGTACTAATGATAAGAACTTCTTAAAAGCTATAAATAGGTCTGGATAAAGTTTTCTACGCTGATTTCTCATCACGGTGCCAATGATTTTAGCATTAGGGTTTAAACCCAAACTTTGTCTTAACGCTTCTTTATTTTCGATAGGCTTATATGCAGGATCAGCAGAAGGTGGAGAACTTCCTAGGTAATTAATTCTACCACCAGATTGTTCAGTTAATACCTTACCAGCCCAATCTGAATAAGTAAAGCAGGCGTCAGCGTTTGCATAAGTTGCAATCCATTGACGCGCCTGTGGAGCGGCATCTACAGTAGGCATAATTGCCCACTTAAAGAAGTTTCTAAATGGAGATCTTTCAACAAAGTCTAACATCCAAAAATCTCGTATATCGCAAACAACGTCTGGCTTAAAATCTAGACAAACGTCATTGAATATAAATTCACCAAACTGATTTGTTGCCATTGAGTTATAAGCATCGTGTTCCTCTCTTGGGCATTTATCATCTGGAGCTACGCCATAGTATTTCCAAGGTAAACTTAAACCTCTTGGATCATGCCTATGTCCATACGCAGCCATTTCTGCAATTTCATACTTATTTGTACTATGTAAGTACTTTAGTATTTCTCTAGTATAAGTAGCGTATCCGGTATTTAAAAATGTAGCTTCACTACAAAATAATATTCTTTTTTTTCTCATAGTATTATTCTCTATTTTCTATATTACAAATGTCAAATTCATTGATTCTAAATACTATTCTATCGTCGTTTTTTTCTACTTGTCTTGCGCTAGCATTTATAGTTATTTTAGTTCCTTTGTTAGCAAATTTTGCAATAGTTTCAGCGCCGGTATGCCACGCCTCGCAGTAAATATGTGTAGCCAACTTTGTTTTTTCGCCAGTACTTTTAGCTTTTCTGTAAGAATAAACTACTAATATAAACTCTGCTAAAGTGACTCCATCCATTTTACTTATGATTGGATCTTCTGTCAAGTATCCAGTAAATAAACAAGAATTCATTCTATGTCTCCATTATTTTTTCAATTATTAACGAATCGTTTTTACCCTTTGTATTACAGCATAAGACTAAATTATTACCTTCATAAAGAACGTACTTATACTTTTCTTTGACTGACGGAAAAGCTACAACATTATCTAGTATGCAAGTATCATCTTCAATAGTCAAAAATGCCATTTTTTGTCCTTTAGATTCTCCATTTTTTATGGTGTATTCTGATATTAGTTTTATATTGGCTACTATACAAATATTACCACCCTTTTTGCCATTTACAATTTCTTTACATGTTGTATTAGCTAAAGATGTATCAGCTGTTTCTACTTTTGTTAGAGTTATGGGGCAACCTAGGAATTTGATTTCTTGATCAATAATCCACTTAGTACTATCTTCTAGACTGTATGGTGGATTAAGGAGTAGTTGAATTTCATTTTCTACAACTTGTTGCCTTTCTTTTTTACTAGTTCCCCCACCCAGCTTCTTAGTTGGTGCTAATGATTTAAGGGCTTCTAGTAAATTAGGCCATAGCATTGTATTATACTCCTGTGATAACCATTTTTGCTCTGATGAAGTTAAAGTTCTAAAAATTTCATATTCATATAATGCCCTTGTTCTACTAATAGACCCATTAAAGTCTCTAAAAAAGCCTACAGAAGCTAAAGACTTAAATGCTGTAGAGCTTATCTTTTCTCCAAGATATAGCAATATTTCCAGCCATGTAAATTTTGTTATCTTCTTAGACTTTTCTAGTTCCACTGAATGTATTGCCGCTATTACAGCATCCCCAGTTTTACCAGAAAGAGATTTAATATCTTTGATGCCAAAGAAAATTTTCCCGTCTTTTATGTTAAACTTTTCTTCGAAATTGTTTAGGCTAGGAGTTGCCGCTTGAATATCAAATAGTTTTGCTTCTGAGACTAATTCATATATTTCTTGATGTGGATCTTGTTTTTCTATAGCGTGATACAAATATGATAAGAAAAATTCTTTTGTATTATGAGCTTTATAGTAGGCACTCCAATATGAACAAACCGCGTATGAAACGCTGTGAGATTTATTAAAGGCATATCTTGATGACTTTTCGATCCATCCGAATATCTGCTCTGCCTCTTCCTTAGAAACGATCCCAACGCGCTCTGCGCCAGCTATAAATGATTTTTTGACTTCATTCATAAGATCGGCCTTCTTTTTTCCAATGGCCTTACGAAGAACGTCAGCTTCTTGTAGGTTAAATCCAGCTATTTTTTCTGCAATACGCATGGACTGTTCTTGATAAACTAAAACTCCATATGTTGGCTTTAGTATATCTTCTAATGATGAATGTAGGTATGTAACTTCTTCTCTACCATGTTTTCTATCTACATAGTGTTGAGTCATAGACTTTCCATCTAACATAGACTTAAGAGTTCCCGGCCTTATAATTGCTATAAGTGCTGATAACTCTTCTATATTATTTGGTGCTAATTTTTTTGACCAAGATTTACCTAGATTGCTTTCAAGCTGAAAGACGCCTTTAGTTCTTCCTTCAGCAAAAAGCTTCCAAGTTTTTTCATCATTATATTCCATTATATTTTTCCTAGTAAATAATTCAAAGCATTTACCACACCCTCTATATTATCTCCAAGCTTACCAAGCCCAGTATTACAACGCTCACATATCCACCCTCTAAATTTATTAGTTTTGTGATCATGATCTAGACACCATTTAAGTGGAACTTTTTTACAACACTCGCACAATTCTGGTTTATCTGGAGCATTTTTATGCAAATCTCTCCTAATGGACGAATGTTTCTTGATACAACTTCTACATCGCATATCTAACTTATCTTTGTACATACTATGTCTAGGAAATTGATCTAAAGACTTTTTTAATTGACAGTAAATACATACTTTATTTGACATAAAGATTACCATTAGCAAAGGCTTTTTCAAATTCTATATTTTGATAAACGGCTCTATGAGTTTTTAGCAATTTGATGAATATATTGGCAGTGTCTTTTACGTCTTGTAGTGCGTCGTGAGCATTTTCTGAACTCAATCCCATCTTTTCTCTTAATGAATCCATGCTAATAGATTTAACACTAGGATCTCCCTCCGTCCACATGAAAATATTGTCCATTAGATCAACTTTGTAAACTTTACTAAACAGTTTAGCGTTGTCTTTTGTTTTATCCCAAGGGCCGAATTCTTTGCAAAGTCTATTTATAATGATCAAATCAAAACCAACAATGTTGTATCCTACTGGTATTGGATTAAAAAATGGCTCACCCTTCCAATTATATTGATCTACAAACTTGGTGAACTTTGTCCACACTGACTTTAGCAATGGGGCTTCTGCTAATTTCTCTCTCGTTTTACCAGTTATTTTTAAAGCGCCATCTTCTATAGGGTCTAATCCAGCTGCGATTGCCTCTTCATCATCTAGTAATGGTCTTATTTCACTATTAAATGATCCTTTTACAGAAAGATCTCTTCCATCTAAAGCAAGTGCTGCAATTTGTGTTGGTTGAGTCTTATGTGGATTACGTGACCCTGTTTCAAAGTCAAAGACAATAAAATCTCTATTAGCCATGTATATTTTCCTTTTTTGTAATATGTTCTACATACATTATCTTATCAAGTAAAGTCAAACCTAATACATCAAACTTTACATGACCTAGAGCTTCTAGGTCTACCATTTCTAATCCTGCAATTTTTTCTGATGAACCCTTTTGTTTGACCATAGGACATACTTTATATAGTGGCTCTTTAGATATAACAACACCAGCAGCATGTTTACCTTGAGTTTTAAACGTACCCTCTAACTTAATTGCTTGTTCGAAGTATTCAGCATAGTCTCCATCTAATGATCCATCATCATTTATTCTACAAAAATCTTGAAGCTCATCTGCATTATTGATCAACGCCCACCTAATAATAGACCTATCATCGTCATCCATTTCTGCTAACTGATCTGATATTTCTGCTTCATTTGGTATAATTTTTGTTATTGCGTTCATTTCAGCAAAAGAGCAAGCTTCATTTACTCTCAATACTTCTTTTATGGCACTTCTCCCCTGTAGTCTTCCAAAAGTAATCATCTGGCTAACCTTATCGTGACCATATTTATCTTTAAGATATTTGATTACATCATCTCTATGATTAGCGGGAACGTCCATATCTATATCTGGCAAAGAAATATGATCTTCTGTATTTCTACCAGCATTATAGAATCTAGCAAACAAAAGATCAAATTCAATGGGGTCTATTTGAGTAACACCAATTAAATATGATATTAAACAACCAGCCGCCGATCCTCTTCCCGGCCCAGACAACCAACCGTTATCATGAACGTGTTTGATTATATCTTGCACGATTAAGAAATATCCGAATAGATTTGCGTTTTTGATTACGTCAAACTCTTCTTTGAATCTATCTAAATATTTCTGTTTGTTTACTTCGTCAGATACTTTCCCCTTATCAATTAGTAATGATTTCCAGCCTTTTCTACATAGCTCTTTCAAATACTCTTCTTCTGACAAATTATTTGGACATTTGAATTTTGGCAGAATTGGCTTATTTAGGATATCATAATCTTCGCACTGATTGTAAACATCTTCAAGCACACGGGACACTTTACCAGCTACTACATATTTATTTTCATCTGTAAAAAACTGGGATACATTAGGATCAAGCTCATTCTTGCGTATTTGCTTTGCAACACTTGGTAATGTACTCTTTAATTCTGAGCATATTAATATTCTATGCAAATTGGCTTGATCTTTGTGGCAATAGAAGCTTGTGGGTATGCCAATATCATGCTCAAGATATATAAGATTATTCTGTTTTAATAACCCCTTAATGTGTTTGATATCTATGTTATTGTCGTCATCTATTAATGACATAATTTCAATGAGATTATTCCAGCCGTTCTTATTTTTGGCGTATAAGTTATAGCCGTCGAATGAACAGCCCAAAATAGGCTTAATCCCAACTTCTTTGCAAGCTTTATAAAAAGCCACACACCCAGATATGGTTTTATAGTCAGTAATACCACAAGCTGGATAACCATTCTCTCTACATAGCTTGGCTAGTTCTTTGGGCTTAGAAAAGCCTTTCAGCAAACTATAATGCGTATAATTATTTAATGGAAACCAATTCAACATATAACCTCAATGTAAAAACGGGGGGGATATTTCACCCCCCTTACGAATCAATTTATACTTCACGCACCAACTTAATGTCTAGACCGGGAGCCGATGGAGCAATTGTATCATTCGCAACGAATTCTACAACTGCTGGATCGCTCGCATTACCAACGTCATCTACGTCTACAAAAGAGAGTGAAACGCTATCGCCTTGAACGAATGTTCTCTCTCCTAAGTTAGTAACATCACTAGCATAAACATCTGTAGCAACTGCGACACCGTTTACTGTGACTGTTAATCTACGCTCAATGACATCAGCGTCAACTGGTGGCGCGCATGTTACTTCGTATACTAAACCCATATCTATCTCCTTTTTAAGAAATTTGTACTTTATGAATAGTGGGCGTAATTCTAATTTACGCTTCCATTTCATAGAGTAGTACGATAAAACAACAAAACTACATTCTAGTAGAATAAATAATACGATACAAAATAGCAAATAATTTTCCACAGACAGCCCTTTCCTTACAAACTATTATAGCGTCTAGGTGAAGAACTTGCTTTACCAAGCCCTACAAGACCAATATCTTGCCTTCCATTTTGGGCCGGGGTTATCACAATTATGTCTAGCTCTAAAACTTTTTCTACGTTCTGGAATATTTTTCTTAATGGTCATATTAGGATCACCAAAATTTACTTTAACTACATTACCCTTTTCATTTTTAACATAAACACTCATTTTCTTTGGACCTTTTGGAGTCCTAAATGGCTTATTAAGAGTAACTTTTCTTCCTTGATACTCACTTGCCTCTCCAACGTATATTAAAGTATTGCCATCTTTTTCATAATAGCCCTTTTTTCTATACGTATAAATTTCTCCACTATCTGGATCTCTATATTGATATTTTGCTTCTGAAGTATACTCATCTTGATATTTCCCCGGCTCATAATATTTTACAAAGTCATAGACATTTTGAATATATATTTCGGCCTTAGAAATCATGTCTTTTGTCCACTCTTCAAACTCAATATCCATAGTCGAGTCTTTTACTTTCATAACTACTTCCATTAGCTGGTCGTGCATCTTCTGAATTTGTTCTACAGCCATTTCGCTATCTCCAGATTGAGCTTTCTTCCAAGCGTCTTTAGATGGCCTGTCTTTATCCCCCGGCTTTGCTGGCTTGTAGTTCTTACCTTCGCGTTCCTTCTTTTTTCTTATGTTTTCCCAAAGTCCCGGTTTAGCTATAGAAATGTCATAGTCTTCTGTTTCTTCGCCAAAATCCACATAATCTGCTTCTGCTGGAACTTCGAAGTTATCTTCTGTAATTTCTTCTTCGTATCCATATGCATTGATATTAAATTCAAAATCAGCAGCTTCTATTTTATCACAGAACTCCGTCGCCTGTGCTATACAAATTGCTGTTCTTTGGTCAGCATTTGGGTATTCTTTATTCATTACGCTATCAGACATACAGCGTGACATAAAACTGTTTTTATCTTCATTTTCTTTTTTTGACGGTATCGGCATTGAATTCTCCTTATTATCCTGGGGCTTCATAAAAGCCTATATTAAAGTTTTCTCTAGTACAATTGGCAACAGTTTGTTCCATGCCATGTTTTTTAATGTGGTTCTCTATATACATACACATACTTTCGTCGGTATCTTTCCACTTGTTCTTGCAAAAATGGCATAGCTTAGTGCATTTCCAGTTACTTCTATCTACTGATATTGGCTTAGGCTTATTATTCTCTTGAATATCCTTAAATCTTACTCTTAGCATATCAAGAAATTTGCTACGATCTGATTTGTCAAAACACATTGAAAATGGTCCGCCATCTTTAATGAAAAATATAGACATAATAGCCTGATCATACTCAGGAAATAGTTTAGAAATGGCATAATTGTATAGTAATAATTGAGGATCTGAACATAGCTTTTCATAGTCTTTCTCTGCTCCTGTTGCCCAATCTAGTCTTCTTCCAGTTTTATAATCTACAACCTCAATTATTTTTTCATCTACTTTTGTTACCAAGTCTATAGTTCCCTTAATTGCTAATTGTCCATTAACAACTTGTCCATTTGGTAATTCGTAGGTATATTTAGCCCAATCTTCTTCAATTGGAATATCAAAATGTGGCTCTGCCGCTACAATGTTTCTATTCCTAGGATCAAACTGCCCATTATTAAACTCTAGTGTAGTCCAAACTAAACTTTCACACATTTCTTTGTCGAGCTTGGTAAAGTCATGATGTGAATTAGCTGAATAGTAACCAAAACTTTTATCTAATAATTCTGGAACTATCTTATCTGAGAATAGATGTTGTTTATCTATACTAATCTTACCAATATTATCATCAACGAACAGTAACTTTTTTGCTTTGCTGCTAGTGTCTTGATGAGTTTTTTTCAAGGATGCTAATAATTCTAAAGTCTTATGAACAATTGTGCCAATGTCTGCCTTCTTACCACTTATAGCTTGATGACCAAGCACATAGGTGATAAAATATTGCATTTGGCAATAATCGTAATTATTATAACTAGATGATCTGATATATGTTACTAGCATTATGATTTCCAGATGTGGTTAATTTTGTCTAATTCTTTACAAGTGTCTGTAATAGAAAAGTTTTCATTGTCTATTACATAGTCAAAAAGCGACCAATCAAACTTGTCTTTATCTAGTGCTGACTCACACTCTACTGTAGATTTACATACGTTCCTTGTTAATCTAATTACTATGCCGCCATTATCTTTAATTGCCTGAACTTCATTTGGAAATCTAACATCTGGTATGATAGCTAGATTAGAGTTCTCATTAAATATTTTCGTAATGGTCGTATTAACCCAAGCATCATTTTTGATCTTTCTAACAATGCTAGTTCCAAAATATTCTAAGAATTCTCTATATGTTAGATAGCCAGACTTGTTTTCTTGTGTGGGCAAATCTTCCCACTGTATTTTAGTCTTTGCATTCTTTTGCTTATCAGTACCATAAAGGTTTTCAATCTTTAGGCCAAAAAGCGATGCGGACATATCCTTCAAAGAGTCTGCAAAATGATATACTTTAACATAAGGCCACAACTCATATTCTGCGTAGTTTGTAAATTCCTTGTCCTTTCTACAGACATCAAATATGCCCCAATCTTTTTGCATATTCTTATCAGTAGTCAAGATTTCCAAAGCTCCATCAGTGTTAATCTTGAAATCTTCCACCATGCTTCTTTCTTTTAAAACTAAGCCGTTTATGTAATTTGCTGCTGTATTTTTACCAGACTGCTTTCTTCCAGATATGCCAACAATTTTCATATTAAATCCTTAATTTGTGGAATAAATTCTTTTCTTATTAACTCTACACTCATCTCTCCAATATCCTTACATGATATTTGTGGAAAAATAAGATTATAGCTGCGATTAAACTTACGAAAAATTTCTATCTTGCACTCATTTCCAGCTTGATCATTATCAGTTACTACTACGATATTAATAATAGGTAGTTTGTGCAAAAGTTCTTCGTGAGATTCTATAATAGACTTGCCAAAAATACCAACAGCATTTTCTATACCGGCCTCATAAAGTCTCCAGATATCACTTTGTCCTTCAGTAATAATGACGGTTTTGGTGCTACATATTTTATTATACGCTCTGTGGTAGTTGTATAGGTATTTGTTTTTGTTAAAACCGCTTGGGTAAAATAAAAACTTTGGGTCTTTATACTCCTTAATAGATCTTCCTAGCAATCCTACTATACTGCTACCATCGTGATTATGTATTGGTATAATAGATCTGTCTTTTAAGTTTTCATGCTTACAACAATCGCTTACGCCAAAATGACTCAAGGTGTTTTCTAAAAATCCTCTACCTATAAAATATTTTGACGCTTTTGTATACTGATATTCTACAATGCTATCACTTTCACTTGTATTTTTATCAGTAAATATTCTTACAATATCAAAGAATTCGTCGTTTACAACTTTATCTTTTTTGACTGAAGTAGTGGTTGATCTATCTAATTGCTTAATATTTGTATTAACCCATTTTAACACTTCTTTGAATTCAACATTATATCCACACCTTTTAGATAAGGCTCCCCTTATTAATCCAAAAACATCATTACTAAAATCTTGCTGACAGTCTCTAGTCCAACATTTCCATATGTGCTTTTTAGTAGAAAAAGAAAACCCTCTTGGGTTGTCACTCTCTTCGTGTGCTGGACAATTAGAATAAATATTGTCAGAAAACTTTTCATAATCCATGTCAAGTTTCTGAAGAACTAATTCTATATTTGTATTTAGTTCAGCTTTCAGGTTCTGTAAGTTCATTTATTATCTTCTTCATTGTGTCTTTGTCTAATAATCCAGAATCACCAACGGGTTGATTTTTAAATTCGTTTCTAGTTTTTAATTCTGTTAGTTTTGCATGTGATCCATCCATCTGCACATTAATGTAATCACCGTCGTTTAATCCAGCACCATGTCTAGTAACAACTGTAACTAGTTTTCTATTTCCAGCTTTCGGCCCATCTTCTGCTAATTCTTCTGGAGACTTAATCTTAAATATACTAAAAGATGTGCATAGCCATATTAGCCTGTCTGATCCGCTCACTGCATCCGTACTCTCTTTAGTTATGCCATCACGATTTAACTGAACGAATGATAGACATGGTATATCAAGCTTAACACATAGATTATGAAGTGACGTAATTTGAAATCCTAATGCTTGATATTCTTGCATGTTACTATTAATTGATTCAGAAGACATGAGCTTCAAGTAGTCATATATTATTAGGCATTCATTTGTTTGTCCACTGTCGTTTGTTTTGACTTCTTGAGTTACCCACCTTTTAATCAAATTGATTATTTGCTCAAAAGGTTTTCCAGCTACGCTAATGTAGCTATAGGGTATAGATGATAATTTTTTGACAGCTTCCTGTACCTTTTCGTTCTTCTCTCTGTTATCAACAAACTTACCAGTAGCTACTTCATTGATTGGCACCCCACTCAAATTAGCTATTAATCTATTCAAATGGTCTTCTTTAGACATTTCTGTATCTAGCATAAGCACTGGGATATTCTTAGACGAAACATTTAACGCCACATTGTCAGCAAAAACGGATTTACCCACTTTTGGTCTAGCGGATACTAAGTCTACGCATTTTCTCCTAAGACCTCCACCAATTGCTTCGTCGTATTTTTGAAATCCAGTTGGTATTCCTATGATATCGCATTTATTTTCTGATAAGAATTGAATGTAATCATCTATATTACTTCCTATCTTTTCTGGATGTTCGCCACCATCATCTTCTCTCAAGAAGTCAGTCACTGGATTTTCTAGTATTCCTATAATGTCTGAAATTTTTTCAGTACCATCTATCTTTTCTATATCTTGATGGATTTTTTGAGTAAGCTTATGTATCTTTCTAGCAAACTCAAACTTCTTTATCTGTGCAGCGAATGGTAGTATGTTATCTGCATTGATTGGGAATACCATTAATGACTTTATATACTTTAATTCTTGCTCTGTATTTATAGCGTCTTCTAGACCTAAATATTTAGCTGAAGCAAAAATTGATGGTATGTCTATTTTCTGATCGTTACTTATGATATTCTCTAAGCACCTATAGATAATTTGATTGTTTGTGTGATCAAACGTCTCAACGGATATTAGATCGGAAACTGTTACGTATCCATCAATACCATGCTGGAGTATGCCAGCTAATACTGCCCTCTCTGCCCCAATATCATTTAGTTTTACCATTTTTACCCCGTGCAGTTATTGCATCTATAAAATTCGCCACATACGAATCTGCTATCCACTTCAGTTATTCTTCCACATATATGACACTTGATTTTTACCTTTTCTGGAGCTTCTCTAGTTCTTGGAACTGGGGTAAATTCTGGAGTAACAACATCTCTTTTTTCACCAGTATCACTCCAAGTATTTCCTTTGGCCCTAACCGCTTCTTTTCTCTTGCGATTATTATCTACAGACCTTTTCATCTGAAAACTATTTTTGTCTTCCTCTATAGGTTCTTGTTCAGCTGGAGCTTGCCGAGTATTAGTAAGTGCTAATTTAAGTGCCTCTATTTGTTCTGGACTTAATGTTTGTATAAACTTGTCTATGTTCATGATCTTTTGCCCTTCTCTAATAATATGTCAGCCTTGCGCTTTAATTCGTATACTTTACCGTCAAGGCTTTGTAGTCTAGCGTGTGCTATGCTTCGATAATTATCTATGGATTTAGCGTACTCGTTATCATTGACTATTAACTGTATCTTTGCTTCATGCTTAGTATATTTGCTAAAATCTTCACTATGTTGTGCTACAAGTTTTTCTAGCTGATCCGTACACAAGTCATAAACAATCTTCTGTTTATTTATTTGGTCTTGTATGTATGAAGCATAGCTATAGAGCATATACGATGCGTCAAATAACTCTTCCTTTGTTAACTTCTTTAACTTCTCTTCCGATAAGTCAGAAACTATCAAAAATTCTTCTCTAAAATGAGCAAAGTTAGTATTAGTCTGATGTATAAAATCGTCTAAGGATTTTAGAAAATGCTCAACTGTTTCTTTAGCTGTTTTCAATTTGTTGTCTCCACTCTTCGTCAGTGTTTGAGTATTTTAATACCACTATGTCTATATTGTTCAGCTTGCACCACTCTATTTTATCTTCGTCCTTGGCTTTTGCAATAGTAAAATCCGCTAAGTTCTTATGAAAAAAATTGCAGAACTCATAGTGTTGTTGACCATGTACTTCTACAGCTTTCATAATTTGTGGGATATAAAAATCTAAATAAAGCACACCTTTTCTATGAGTAGCTGTACTTCCCGGCAACTTAACTTCTTCTAAAATTCTGTAGCTGTGATATATTTCTTTTAATAAGCTTCTAGCTCTTAAGTGATACTTAGATCTTTTTCTGTTATCGTCAGCTTTTACGTCATAGCCAGTTAAGTTCCAAGCGTATACTTTGCCATTTAGGCCAGTAACCTTCATTAGTATAATTCCTTGATTTTCTCATAAACAAAATTGGCTAAAGCATCATGCTTTGTTAAAAACTCATATAGATTGTTAGCACCTTGAAACTTGAAGAATTTTTCTATATCTTCTGGAGTATCTGGTACATTATTAGACTTTAAAATATTTTGCACTACTTCATTGTCTTTATTATCTACTGCACACTGTATAGTATACCAAGCTCCAGAAGTTTTTATCAACCTAAATTCACAAGCTATTTGAGTTATCTCTTGAACTTCATCTACGCCAACTCCATACCTTATCCAACTTTCTGCCGCACTGTTTGGCTTACCACCGGCACAAGATGTTTTTATATTCCAGTTAGCTATCTGACCAACGTGTGGGCCAGTATCTTTAGGAACTTGCCACTTGCCTCTATGTGTTATTACCATATTCGTTCCAGCTTGGTACTGCAACATGTTGCCACAATCTGCCATTTTTGCTGGTGCGTATGGCGATCCACCAGTGTTTGCTATATTATGTGTTATACAAATTAATATTGTTTGGTTCTTCATAAGCGTTCCGCTAATCCTTTTGAAGAACATTGATAATAATCTAGGCAGAGCGTTTCTTACACCCGTTCTTACTTCTCCCTCTAGTTCACATGCTGGCACCATGTTTGATATTGAATCAGTAATAATAACGCAGCCGGGATCATTGTTGATATAATATTCCAAGATGTTAAGAAAGTCTTCAGCCGTCAAAACTCTATCGTCAGTTGATTCTACTATGAGGATTTTATCTGCATCTAAACCTTTTATACCTTCAAAGTTTTGCTTGGAAAGTCTACCTTCAGTATTAACATATACAACCTTTTTATTCAGCTTTTGACATTTAGAAGCAAAATGGAGAGCAGTTGTTGTTTTTCCGCTTTTTGGATCACCCGTCATAACAACTACTGAACCTTCTCTTAGACCGCCCCCCAAGGCTATATCTAGTGCTGGAGACAGACCAATAACTTTTAAGCTATTTATTGACTCTAATACTTCTGTGCCACTGCGTACAATATCTCCATACTTGTTTAATATTGAGCTTGTTATTGTATCTTCTGAAAATTTACTTGGGCCATCCTTTTTCTTTTTCATAAATCCCTCAGTTTGTTTATCATTGACTTTGTTTTAAATATGGATTGAGTGCGTCTAACTCTAGTGTCTTCTACATTTTGAACTACATCTAATTCATTTGCTTGTTTTTCTATCTCTTTAGATTTACTTAAGGCTTTTACTTCCTTCTTGTAGTTCTCTATAGCCTTGATGGCTAGCTGATTATACTTCCAACCGCGAGGGCCGTAACACTTCAAGCCAACATGATAAATTTTATCAAAATGCTTAGACTTTACAGCTTCAAGGATTAACTTCTCTTCAAATTTATTTTTCAAACCTTTGGAGGCTTTCATATTCCTCATGAACATGTCATGATATTTATCTCCAACTGTCCAGAATTTATAAGATGGTTTGTCCATCTTAAAAGCATCTGTCCATCTCAATATCAAAAGCTCTGCTAAGTACGCTTCAAAAGTGCAATGTTCACCAGTGTGAATATGTTTATAGCTATACTCTTCAGACCACTCTTTTTGAAATTCTTTGCTAAATAGTCTCGGTTTTTTGTTTGTCATTATAAATGATTGCTTCTTCAAAACAGTTTTCAATTACATCCTGATCATTTAATTGCTCAACTAACTCTGGAACAACCCACATAGTTTTGTATACTATGTTATTATACAATTTACCTATAGTGATCGTCTGCTTAGTAACTTCACCCATTGCACCAAGTGCTGATCTTACCAAGTATACTCCATCGGCATCTATAGTGTCAACATTGAATGAATTCGATTTATACTGTAGACCTATAGAAATGACGTTAAGTTTATTTGATTCGCAAATGCGCTTAATATCAGCCCAATCTGAATAATTACTAAAATAGTAATCCAGTTTATCAGATAGAGTTACTTTAAACCAAGTCAAAGTTTTATCTTTTTTGTACTCTATCAACCAATCGTTGTGAGTATGTATAAACTGTTTCATTTCTTAATCTTAGTAATACAAGGGGGCTGTTTGCGATTTAGTTTTCTAGTGCTATCAGAAAGCGTAGAAGCATTTTCTGTCATTATAGTCGCACCATTTTGACTAATAAACTGACTGCCAACATTGAATGGGTTAGTATTGCTAGGCTTATTATAGTGCTTATCAATATAGTTCTTAACTGTGCTGACATTTCTATTCAAATCTGTAGCAATTTGATCTAAGCTTACGCCTAGCTCTACATTTTTCTCTAGATAGAATATTTCAACCTTACCAAGTGGACCTTTTTTAACCATTTATAAAACTCCTTTGCGCTTTAGTCAAATATGTACTATTTCTGCTATTCAAATATGCTATATACAAATCAAATGTTTGCTTAGAAACATCCTTATACTGTAGATCTAAATAAGTTTCTCTATGAGAATCTATTCCATATGGATCATAAATAATATTTCTGAATGTTTGCACAAAGTATTTTTCACTACCATTTGTAAACACGGTCTTAGCAAATGAGTTCTTTTCACCCTCAATGATTTGACCTACTTTGTCGTAATGTATCTTAGTTATATCTTCCTTAAAATCGTTCTTGTTATACCCATCTATATATTTCATTTGTCACCCTTAAGAATATAGTTCTTTTTTTGATCAGCGGTCATTGCATTAATCTCTCTCATCAATTTACGCTTTTTGCCGCTATCTGATGAATTAGTATTTTTAGATTCAATTTCTGAACGTTTGTAAGACCCCATGTTCTTCCAATTTCTATCAGCAAGTTGTCCAACGGTCTTTACGTCTTTTACAAACAATCCTAGCCCACCATATACTACTCTGTCTAGGCTATCTTTGCTACATGATGGGCATTTTGTCAGTGCGTCTTCTTTTATAGATTGATAAATATCTTCCATAAAATAACCACACTCATTACACTGATAATCGTATAACATTATTTCTCCAAGGCATACAAAACTGCTCCTAGTATTCCATTCCTCTGTATATCATTATAGTCTAATTTGCATATACCAACACCGGGAACTTGAGATAATCTATCTATGCAGAAGTCTAATCCACTATCTCTATATAAGTCCGTCTGTTTAATATCTCCATTAATAATAACCTTAGAGTCTTTACCCATTCTTGTAATGAACATTTTTATTTGTTCTAATGTACAATTCTGAGCTTCGTCTAATATCATATATGCATTATGAAATGTAGACCCTCTCATGGTTTCTAGGGGTTCGAATCTAATTCTACGTTGATTAAAATATAAGCCAAACTTATCTCGTCCTAAGAAGTATTTTAAATTTTCTTCCATAGGTTGTAAGTATGGTTTGATTTTATCTCCTAACTCTCCCGGTAATGAACCAATGTCTTTACCTGTGCATACTAATGGTCTAGTAATAATTAATGTATCTATTTCATCTCGTAGCAATCTTTGTGATGCTAATCCAGCAGCAATGAAAGATTTACCACTTCCAGACGGACCAGAACAAAAAATAATATCATTTTCTATAGTTAGTCTTATGTATTTTTTTTGATTCTCTGTCTTGGCTTCCAGTTGGTTTTGTTTAGGTTTTTTTTCTTCTTGACGCTTTTTTCTGTTGTTATGTGCCTGTGCTGCCAAAGCCGTTACTCCCGCGTTGCGAGGAACCTAATGATTCATGAGCCGTCATAATTACATGAGGAACCTCTTGGAATATCATCTGTGCGATTCTATCCCCAGTACGTATAACAACATCATTGTCTGATGTGTTGTATAAACATACCATGATCTCTCCCCTATAGCCACTATCCACTACGCCAGCCAAAACATCTATACCTTGTTTAACAGATAGGCCAGATCTTGGCCATATTAAACCAGCTAAATTGTCTGGCATTTGTAATGCTATCCCAGTATTAACGGTCTTTCTTTGTTTTGGTTCGATTATGACATCAATTGTAGAATATAAGTCAAATCCAGCGTCATTATTATTTGCCTTTGTTGGCACTTGTGCTAATACGTCTATTAACTTTACTTGTACTCCGTATATCATAGCTCAAATTCTCCAAGGTCAATTTGTTCAAGATCATTCGTACTTGCACCAATTTTATATGAAGTTATTTCATGTTCTTGTGGAGCCACTTGGACAGCTTCGCTATTCATCCAAGGGTCAGTCCATCCAGATATAGGATTCTTCTTACCCTTTTCGTATGGTAAGCCTATATTCTTACGTCTACTCATACATAGCCAATCAACATATTCACATAAAACTTTTTCGTTTAATCCTATAATAGATCCATCTTTAAACAAGTATGCCGCCCAAGCTTTTTCCTCATTAGCAGCAGAGTCAAACATTTTGCAAGCTTCTTCTTCGCATTCCTGTGCGATTTCTAGGAAGCCCTCTTCTGGAACTGTTCTTAAGATTTTAATTATTTCTTGAGTATTGTACAAATGCAAAGCCTCGTCGCGTTTGATTAACTTTATTATATCTGCATTACCTGACATTTTCTTATTTTCAGCAAAAGCAAATGAACAGATGAATGATACATAAAATCTTATTGCCTCTAATATGTTTACACTAATCAATGTAAGATATATTTGTTTTTTAATATCACTTTCTTTACCAGAATAACCGATATTTCTAAGGGCATTATATTCTCTGACGGCAACTTCAGATCTTTTTAAGATCTCTTTATTAGTTAGGCAACTATCCAGAACTTCTGTTGGGTTGCTATATACGTTTTTAATGATATATGTATAACTATAGCTGTGAATTTGCTCAAAGAATTGCCACACGTTCATACACGCTTCTAATTCTGGATTAGATACGTGCTGTAGTAATGTGGGTACTCCGCGACAAATAACGCTATCTAAAGCAGTTTGATACAATAGATTAGAAGTAAAAATAAATTTCTCATTTTCACTCATTACGTCTTCATTTTTGAAGTCGTTTCTATCTTTCTTAAGCTCAATTTCTTCTGGCCTCCAAAAGAATTCAAGTTGCTTCTTGTATAGATCGAAGAAAACTGGATACTTAAATCTGTCGTATCTTTGTAATGAAAGGTCTTCGCCCATGAAGAGTGGTTGTAATGTATAATCTACATTGTTTTTATTTAATATAGTCTTCATATAGCGCATGAACCTCCTTCGCAAGTTTCTTTCTTGTGCATATCTTTTTCTGTATCACCATCAGAGTCTGGAGTATTACAGTAATAAAAGTTCTTTACACCATACTTATACCCGTAAAGTTGATCTTTAATTAATATACTTAGTGGAATATTTCCGTCTGGATAATGTGAATAGTTATAATACAAGTTAACACTAATGCTCATATCTACAAACTTTTGTAAAACAGCACATATGTTGAGGATAGCCTTATTATCTTTCATGTCCCAAGCTAAAGTGTAATAGCTTTTTCGACTAGAATAATTTGGCACTAGTTGTTTTAATATCCCGTTCTTTGCCTTCTTGTATGACATCAAACTTCTTACTGGCTCAATTCCATTGGTGCTATTCTGAATCACGCTGGATGACTCACAGGGCATGATCGCTGTTAAAGTGGAATGACGCAGGCCAAACTTTTTAATTCTTTCTCTAAGCCCTTCCCAATCCATAGTATACTCTGGAGACACTAGTTCGTCAACTGTTTTTTTGTACCAATCTATTGGTAACAATCCACGAGAATACTTTGTCTCTGAAAACTTGCTGCATGGTCCTAATTTTTCAGCAAGCTTGCAAGACTCATTAAGTAGATGCCATTGAATTTTTTCCATAGTTTTATGTGTCAATTTTAATGTTTCTGCATCATCATACTTAAGCTTATTTTTAGCTAGAAAAGCAGCAAAGTTGGTTATTCCAATACCTAAAGATCTACGGTTCTTAGTAAAATTTTCTCCAGCTAAAATTGGATAATCTTGATAATCAATGATGGATTCTAACATTTTTACAGCCATGCCGCAAGCATTTTCTATACTTTCGTCACTATTTAGTTCTAACAGATTGAGTGCTGATAAAATGCAGATTCCTATCTCACCCTCTTTATCGTCAATAGATGAAATAGGTTTTGTTGGATGAATAATTTCTTGACATAGATTACTCATGTATACAGGAGCGTCCCAAGACCCATGCTCGTTAGCATTATCTATATTCATCACGTAGATACGCCCAGTTTCTAGTCTTTCTTTAGTAAATATTTCTGCTAATTTTCTAGCATTAATTTTTTTCTTCATTTTGATTTGGCGACTATTCTCATATTTTTCATATAGTTTTTTAAAGTCTTCATTATCATTCATTGAGCTATAAAGACCGCCTGTTTCTTCTGGACTAAAAAGCGTAATGTCTTCATTTTTGATGAATCGTTCATAGAACAATTTATTAAACTGAATTGAGTAATCTAGCTTACGCACTCTATTATCGTCAGTTCCAGCATTATTTTTTAGAACGATAATGTCCTCAATTTCATAATGCCAAAATGGCACATGTACTGTAGCTGAACCGCCACGTATTCCATTCTGGCTTGTTGCCTTTACGGTAGACTCAAAGATTTTCAGATAAGGAATTAATCCAGTGTGTATTACTTCTCCACCACGAATTTCTGAGTTGATTGGTCTAACTCTTCCAATATTTAGACCTATACCAGCCCTACGTGCTGTGTACTTTCCAACCGCATGTACGCTAGAAAAAATAGAAGCAAGATTATCTTCTACGTCTACTAAAACACAGCTAGCAAACTGCTTGATCTTTGTTCTTACGCCAGCCATGATTGGTGTGGGTAAATTAATCTTGAATGTAGAAAAACACTCATATGCCTCTTTAACTTCGTCTACAGAACCAAAAAGAGCCATTGCTATACACACGTAAGCAAACTGTGGGGTTTCATACATCTTTCCAGTAATTCTATTCTTGACAAGATATTTGTCAATTAACTGTTGCAATCCAGCATATGTAAAAAGATAATCTCTATTGTGATCAATGCACTGTTCAATTGAGGCTATATCTTCCTTAGTCCACTTGCTTAATAAGCTATCATCATATACTGCATAGTCAATATTTTTTTTAATATGATCATATAGCGGAGGCGGGCAATCATACTTATCCCACAAATCTTTTCTCAAAGACATGTTCAATAGTCGTGATGCCACATATTGATAATTGGGATTTTGTGGAGATGTTAAATCGTTTGCTGATTTAATAAGAATCTGATGTATTTCTTTAGTAGTAATGCCATCTCTGATAGATAGATTAGCATTCATCTCTATTTCTGACAAAGATACGTTATTTAAGCCGCGAATCGCCCAATCTACAACCTTGTGAATCTTTTCCACATTATATATTTCGATATTTCCATTACGCTTAGTTACATTCATTATTTATCCTATGTTCTATTCAACTATATAATCTACTTAAAATTTTCGCAACAATCCACTTAATAATCATCGGAAGTACTACATAAATAAATAGCCAAGTTAATATGACTGAGCCATACTCTTTTTCAAGTTCTTTATGTACGTTTTCTTCTACGAATGAATAGCACTCTCTTTTTAGCTTTCTTCGCGTCTTTATATCGGCGTTACTAAAATCTACACCAGACGATTGACATATTGTAGCCCACTCATTAGCAAATTGCAAGCACATCTTTGCGACTTCACGATCTTGCTTGTTGCCATACTTATTATCAATTTCTAAATACATTGGATCAAGATTTACGTATTGATCACATTCACTAAAAACTTTATCATATGAAAATCTAATGGCTGGAAAATATTTAAACTTTATGTAACCGCCAGTATTTTCTAAGCATATTTGTTCAACATTAACAGATAGTGTGATAATCTTTTTTATAGACGCTTTAGGAGTATTGCTATTAAAGGTAATAAGAATATTATTGTCTTTGTTTTCTATTTTAGCATCTAGCGGTGTATTGCACTTAATGTTAAATCCATTCAATATGAATCCATTTGGTGAGAATATATTATTTAAAGCAGACTTTAATTCTTCTGGCTTCATATCATTTCCTTTGTATTAGAACCCAAGCAACGCCATCAAAATATGCGCTGACTGTATTTTTTTCTTCTTCTGTCAATACATGATTGTCATCTGTTAATAGTTCTTTTAATAAGTCAGTAATACTTGTAGATAACCCACTATATTTATTGACTAAAGAATCTTGAAAAAATATTTTACCAGCTAATGTATATACGTCGTTTACTTGTTGATTATTTGTTTTCCAGGTTTTTATCCTGTTTGCAAAATCATTATTAAATATAGCTATCTTTGCTCTATCAGTTGGGTCTGTAATTAAGTTAGAGAAAACTTGTACTCTAGCTATAATACTATCAGTTGGCCTATCTATATTTAATATTGCTACAGGCTTTGGCTCTGGTGATGGTTTTGGTATGATGTTCTTTAAAACGTCTGACAATCCACCCCCAAAAAGCGCATACAAAATAAGCACTAATGCAATGACATTCTTATACATTTTCTTCCTCTTTATTCAACAGTGGAAAAGTCTCATCTAGTTTTATGACTGCATCATTTAAGTTTGCTTGTTCGCACTTATCTCTTAAGATATGCCATAAATTAACAATTTCAATAAAAGTATCTGTTTTACCCTTTAGTCTTTGTGTTACAAATTGGTATGCAGAGGTTAAGTTCATGCTTGACAGCATCAATAATATAGCCGCTAAAACAGCAACAGTTCTTAAAACATTATCAATATTCATTTGTTCTCCAATATTATAAGTGGCTTAAATTTTAAATCTTTTTCCTTTAGTATTTGTTTGTTCACTCCATGATATTGACATGGGGTTTTATGACCGTCTCCATGAACTATTATACCCGTACCCTTGCAAATACATTTTGCTGGATCTGGATCTTCCATAGGTATTACAACTACTGGTGGTTTAGGTATAGTAAATATTTTAGCTTCTGCTTCATCGAAAGCTTTTTTGGATTGTAGCTTCCAATCTTCTACATAGTTTTTGTACATATCAGTAATATCTTTTGTTTCAAGATTATAGCAAGCGCGATCTTGCAAAGTCATATTAAAACATGAAAATATTAAGCTGATGCTTATGAGAGAAAATAGCAATATATCTTTTTTTTTCATTATTCTTCCTCTTCTGATTTTGCAATGAATAAATATTGTAATTCTTGTATTCCAGAATCACTTGTTAAACCACTAAGAGCAACACCGTTTGGTAGAGTGGTATATATTGGACTAAATAGTAAACCGCCATCAAGTCTATTAGTACCAAGAACACCACTTCTTAACGGTGTGCCACTACCTTGTTGTAATACAGAATATGTAACGTAGTCATTTTGGTTTATAGAAAATCCATATGTAGTATTTTGAATAGCAATGACTTCTTCTTTGATTCCACTTTCAGATGATGAGAATGATGTATTTCTAAATACACCGCTTTGTTCTAAGCGATCAAAAATAATAGAATCAAGTAAACTTGTAGTTCCAGCAAAAGTTTCTGAAGCTTGAGCTAAAGTACCACTTCCAGCAGTATTTGTTACTGTTGTATTAAAATTTGTTTTTCTACAAGCAATTGGGCCTAAAAATCCAGAAGGAGATAATCCATCCTCACAATCTATAACATATACGTCGTCTATGAGTGTAGAATATTTTGTCGTAAATGGAGAAGTTCCATAAAATTTCATTTGCCCAAAAGCAATATTTGATAAACTTCTACTCCTTGGTATGTAATTTGTTATAACTGCATTTAGGCCGAAACCGCCATCGTCTCCATTGGGGTATGAAGTTACTATAGTATTTTTTCTTACCGGAATATTAACAGTTAAGTAATCATATCCACCACCAAGTCCACCGCCGGTACCATATGCAATATTGTTAATTATGAATCTTCCAAATCTATTATCATATGGAGCAGCTACAACTTTTATATTTCCATCCTGTAATACTGTAAAGCTTGAACCGTTAGTAGCAACAGCTGGATTAGTTAATGTCCCACTTTGAGCTACTCCAGAAACTAATGGGAGTCCAGAATTAAATGGTCCAAAAGATCCATCTATCTTTCTGCTCGTTTCATTTCTATTGATTCTGATCTTAAATTGTTCTCTATTATTTCTTAAGTCAAATTCAATTTCTATATAATTCCAATAATTAAAATACAATCTGTTATTTGTATTAGGCGTTACTATTAGGGGTGGTGCTAGTAAGCTAAGAGCGTTTCTTTCACTATTAGGAGTAATTGAAAACATAGTTGTAACGCTTGCTGGGTCTATAAAATTTCCATTGCTATCAAAGTTAACCACGTTAGCATCACCAAATTGTCCACCTGTTGAGTTGAATATAGTTGCTCCATAAATTCCATTCGATGTTGTGGTCATGTCTAATCTATTGGTTTGAAAAAGCCTAGTAGAGTTATAGTGAGATAATATAACTTGTCCACTATTGTTTAAAGAAATAACCAAAGATGGATTATATCCACTATCTGTTATCATTGCTATGGGCGAGAAGTGCATTTCGTCACCCAATGGCCCAAAAGAGCCACCGCTTGGAAGGGATGGGAAAATAGAAAAACCAACTATACCATGTTCGATATTTTTTCGGAATGGCACATTTGCTACTGGCAAAGTATATCTGTTATTAGTATAGAAACCGGCGGGAAATTCATTAGAACTTACTGTGTCAACTTTGAGAAATTTTAAGTTAGGAAGATCATTTTTGTTCTTAACATTATTTCCATATAATATGGTAGAATTTTCAAAAGATATAGGAGGGGTGCCAGAGCCTGGAAATAGGCTTCCAGAAGGCATATTAAGTGTTCTAGCAACATCTTTGTATGATGAATATCCCTCAAAACCTTCAAAATTTGTTAAACCCATTTTATCTCCTAATTATGCGCCAACAATTGTTGTAACGTCATCGAACCTATTGGTTAACTTGTTTTCCAAGTTATTATATGTAATACTAGTCTCAAAAACTGAGTCAATTTTTTTATATGAACCTGTTGGTAGGCATGAAACAATAATAGTAGCATTACTACTAACTTCATTACCAGCTACTACGTTTGTGCATACATCTGTGGTTGTAATTGCCATATTGTGCCTTTCTTAAAAGACTGTATTTATAGTCCAGTTTACTTTTCGTGGTGGAAAACCATCAACGTCGCTAAATACCCAAGAGCCATTACCGGAAAGCATTTCTGCTGCATCTTTTTCTCTAATCCAAAAGCTGCCATCTGGTTGATCATGTCTTTTAGGGCCATTATTCCAAATTCCCCATGAATTTTGCACCAAGAATAAAGTTTCTTTGTAAATCTCATGAGTATCGTCCATGCCTACCCAAGCCATCGCGTGCGCCCAAGACCCAGAGCGTGAAGCTATACCATGCTTATCTCTGCGACTAGAAAAGCCAGACATAGAACATACACTAATACCATAACCATTAGCAATAGCATCTCTTGCTTGTTCTATTGTGCTAATGAGTGAGATTGTTTTTACTGGATTCTTTTTTGCTTCATTAATTAATTCTTGTGGAATTCCAGTTCTACCCCATTTACCCCCAATGCCAGAGTATGTAGATAGGTCTATATCTCCATATTCTTTACGTATTAATAATCCGCCCACTTTATTAACAAATCGTGCGGCTACAGAACATGACATTCCTTCTCCACCATGACCTCTAGAGCCATAAATGGCTTCTACAGCACCCCTAGCGATAAATTCTTCTCTATCCCCATCAACTATTTCGCAAGAGCGCGTTACATCTACAGCGTTTCGTGTAGCATGGGAGACACAATCACCTTGAACTTGTTTTTCAGATGGTCCAAAATTAGGATCAAATGTTAACAAGTTTTTGAATGGTAGAGATAATTTACCCTTTCCACTTCCATAAAGATTATATGCAGCAGCACCAAATAATGGATGTGGAAGTTCTCCTAAAAGCTTATCTGTATCCTTGGGATCACACCATGAACCCATGAACCCTTCACGATAAGCTTTTAAAAGATCGCTTGGCTTATTAAACTCATTAGACATTTTTCACCGGACTTACTGGACCTACTGGGCCTTTAATCCACTTAATAATACTATCTAAAACTAGTGTTACGATTGGAACTAGCAATACGCCAGTTGAACCCCAATCAATAGTATTAACATTTTCCATTATGTATGTTAAAAGCGATCCTGCACCAACAAGTAGTGCATTTTTTCCTAAGTTAATTAAATCGTTTACATCTAAAGAAAATCTTTGTGACATTGTAATACCTCTTATGTTTCGGATACGCTGACTAAAAACCCACCATGCTCTTCATCACTAATTTTATATGGATAACCAATTAGTCTTAACTGTTTTCCATCTGAAGTACGTGTTACTTTATTAAACCTTCTATTCATTTCTATACAAGATTTAAATTCTTGTAACACACTACTTCTATCTTCTTCATTTACTATATTTATCCAATCGTATCCCTCTAAGAATAGATTACTGTCACCTATAAACTTATGAAGATGAATATTATTCCATATTAATCTTCCTTCGTTATCTGTTTCAAACAATGCTACTTCATTATAGTGCATAGAAGCTCTTGTTCTTTGCTCTATAATTCTCTGTCTTCTATCTATTACTTTACATATTTTTTTGAGTTCGATAATAGAATCTTTTAGACTATTACCACCATTGGTCATTAATTCTTTACGTAATTCTTTTACTGATTCCGTAAAGAGATCTTGATTGTTGACCAGTTTTAGTACAGGTCTAAGAAATTTTATCCATAGTAAACTACCAAATGTGAATAGTCCACCTATGATACTTATAAAAATGGTTATATATTCTGGGTCAAAATGGAACATATAGTACTCCTAAATATCTTAGCCCCCCGTAGGGGGCTAGGATTTATAAGATATTAAGCTTCGTAAGAATCTTGTGCCTTGTAAGTTGTACTAAATGGCTTTGCTAAACCACCAAAATGATAAGTTAATTCACCGGGAACTGCTCTAGTTGGACTTGCAGCGTCATCCGTAGCTGCTGTAGAACCATTCTTTTGAACAAACGTTGAACTAACACCAGCATTTGCTCCGCGTGTTCTTCCCGGCACAACTCCACTGGAAGGTGGTGCCAAGAGATCAAACTTAGTAGTTGCATATTCACCAACTCTACTTGTCTTAACAGTCTTATGTATACTGTCACGACTTACTCCAGCGTAATGTGAACCTGGAATATTTAGTAGATTACTGTCTACATTATTAATCTTTGAAGATGCTTCGCCAGCGGTCTTTAGTAGGAAATTTCTTTCACCAGTTCTTGCGTTTGGAAAATAAGCGAATGTACCACTAGTTTTTGCCTTTGTTACACCGTCTGGATCTGAATATCCATCACTTACAGCGCTATTCTCTACTACTTTGGAACCATAATCATTTGATTGAGTTAGTTCATTTAGGTTAACATTTTTTGTAATAGGTGTGCCAGCTTCTACTGTTCCACCATTTACAACTGTACCACCATTATTTTTAACTGCGTTTGCGGACTTTGCCTTTGTTGTAGCCATATTATTTCTCCATTATTCAAATATAGTTTATTCCTTATTTTCCTTGCAAAATCCAAACTCCTAATCTTTAATACACTATCCTGCTAGTTTTTCTATTATCCTATTTATCTTTTTTCTTATCTTCTCCCTATTGGTATTCTTAGATATTGCTATTTCATTTATTGTCATTCTTGATACAAATCTATCTATTAATAGGTGGAAATCTTCTTCATTTCCCACTTCGTCTTTGAGTTCCAATATTTCTTGATTAAAGTAACTTTGGGGTATATTTTCGTGTAGTTTTCCAGCACACTTCTTGCCCTTATTGTATATCTTAATCTCCTTCATACACTCTATAAATACCCCCTTGTATAAGAATGTAGTGAACTTCACGTTCTTAGACTCATCGAATGATTGCATGGCTTTCCATAATGCTGTAAGTTGGCATGAATAGATAATATCCTTATCTAATTGATTACTAAATCTCTGAGAAGACTTATTCATTATCCTTATATAATCCTTGTTTTTAGCAGCTTTTTCAAAATCTATATTTTCAACAGTTTTTTTCATTTTATTCCTCTATGAGTGTTTTTTCAATATTCTTTCTGACTTCCTTGAAATTAAACATGTGGCCTATACCTATTAAAAACCTATATCTACTATAGATTTTTAGAAGTTCAATACCATCAATCTTATTAAGTTTATCCCTTATTGAATTAGTAATATCAAAATTTGTATGACCAATCCAACAATCAAATGTGCTTATTACTTGTATATCATTGATAAGCTGTGGGGAAATTGGCATCATAATATTTTGATTTGCTTCATTCAGTTCTTCGCTTTCCAAATCTTCATCCTCAACCTCTTCATCTATAAATCTATTAGACATTAGTTTCATCATTATATTTTGTAAGAATGGAGAAGATATTTGTTTATCTAAGTGGTCTTCATATTTTTGCCACCCGATGTTTTTTTTCATAAGGACTCCTTTATTTTATCATATCTGAAGGTTTTATACAAGGTTCGTCCTTTAGTTTGTCCTTTGCATACCTTTCTAACTTTGACTGTTTTTGTTGACTAATGTGACTAAGAATTCTAACTAATTTCTCTTCTTCGCCATCTTTTAGCATAGCATTTTTGATAATATCTATTACTTGAAGGTAGCAATTTTCTCCATTCAGTACGTCTAATAGCTTACATAAAGAATTTAATGTCTTTTCATCATATTCTTCTAGGACAATATCAACAAAAGGTACAGTATCTTTATCTACATAAAACGTAATAGCAACTATACCATTTTCTTCTTTTGCTATATTATCTATTTTTTCTTGCTCAGTTTTTTTGAGCCACTTGTCTATGAATTCTTTAAACATATTTTTCTATCTTTTCAACAGAGTTATTCCACGTAAATTTCTTCGATGTATCTATTCCAGCAGTATTTACACCTAATGAGCCATTTTTTTTCTGATCATGAATATTTCTCATGTGGTATACGCATTGTTCTATTTGATCATCACCCATATTAGCCCAATTACCTTGATTAAAAAACCACTTATTGTCAAAGGCTTTTTCTAGTGAAGTTATATTGATAAGTAAACTATTGGCATTGTTGCAGAATTCTGTATGTGCTGAATAATTTGTAACTATTACGTGTTTTCCACAAGCCATTACCTCTAACACTTCTAAGTTCCAGCCCTCTGCCCTAGATGGAAAAATGCCACAATCAATTTGAGATATAGTATTATACACTTCTTGTTGGGTATTCTTTTTTGGTATAAACCTTATCTTACTACCCAGCTTTGTGTTTATATACTTTCTTTGCCACTCTTTCGTTTCTTCGTCTGATAGAAAGGGATTGCTATTCATCATCCATAGTTCTACATTATCATTTACCTCAAATGCTTTATTAAAAATTGCTGGAAGTACGTCGTGTCCTTTTCTTATTTCCCACTTCCCGCAATTAAAAAATACAGTTTTTGGGTTATTGTTAGGTTCACATGGTTTGAAAATATGTTGATCTACTCCAAGTGGAACTACATGTATTTCTTTATCTATGTTGTTATTAAGTAAAACATCTTTTGCCCACTGTGAGCAAACGAATATTTTATCTGGATAAGAAAGATGATGCCTTTCCAAAGCATCAAGAGTATCAAGTTCAAATATTGGAAATCCTATATGGCTACCGCGACCAACAAATTGAGCCATATCGTTTTGATGCCATATCCTAACACAAGGGGCGTTATAATCGAAAAACTTGCTGTTTTTTATACATTCAGAGATTATGTCAGCATCTTCTTGATTGGTAACTTGCGGTTGCCCTATGACAAATAATGACACTTTATTATTTTTATGCAGTGACTTTGTAATATTGAGAGCAGTAATGCCATAACCAAGTTGATTTATGGGGCCAATGATATTGAAGTTCATAGTTTACCTATTATGTGTTGTTTAAAAAAGAACCATCTATTAAGATTAGAAGTGTCTTGTATAGTATCTATGTGCTTAAGATAGCCTAGTAGTTCTTCCATTGTACCAAAGATGTGTTCGTGTGGCAACATAAAAAATAACCAGTTTGGGGCATGTTTTTTACCCTGTTCGCACCAAATTAAAACTGGCTTTTTTTGCCTGTTTGCAGTAACAACTTCCTCATATGTTCCGCAGGCATGAATGGATATATCAATATGACAGACTATAAAGTCAGATATGTCTACGCACCTTAAGTCTGCGTTTCTAATGTTACCATAGCTATGTCTTATTTTTTCATAGCTTTCTTCTGCCTTTAAGTTGTCAATAATCTGACGAGTTTCCTCATCTTCTGATACTGAATGTATAGGCTTATTACAAGGATTAATAACTTTTACATTCATTGTCTCAAGAAGAGGGGTTATTTTTTCTCTCCACTGTATGCCACCGTCTGGCACTCTATCCATAGCACCTACAAGATATGTCCTCATACCCTGTAGATTATTTGTCAAATCCATCATCTATACTCCACCATACTTTGTTAATACCTAAAGACTTAATTATCTCATCACATCTTTCACACGGCTTGCTACATCGTAAAGCCCCACGCTTATTTAACCTAAGTATAACTAATTTGATTGTGTTATCTATATAGTATCTACCCCAAAGTTTAGAAATGACATCCGTTTCCGCGTGAAGATATGGATAGTCGGTTTCTTCGTTTAAGAATCTTTTAGAAAGCATCAATGCTTGAGTATGGGTTTTCTCAGGATTATTTTGCCCTATAGCCAATAACTTGTTTTTCTTGTACGCAAATGCAAAGTGAAAAAACTTGTTTTTAGTATTTCTTGATTCTTTAGCTTTTGGAAGCAAATCTAACGCAACATTATATGATTGTTCAATTATGTTCATTTTTTAGGTACTATTAGTGCAATTTGTAGAAATTCTTGTATAGTTTTAACGTCGGCCTTATTGAAAGTAGAGTTTACTACGTATGTAGCTTCTTTCTTCTTCATGCCAAGAGCAATCAGAGAATCGTAGCAGTCTTTCTGCAAAGCGTTGTAGCCCACTTTGACTTTTTTGACTTCTTTCTTTACTTGCTCTATTTCTTTTTCCTGCTTGGCAGGCTTAACGGGCTTTGGAGTCCTTGTGGGCTTGTGTGACTGTTGCTGCTTTTGCATCTTTGGTTGGGTAGTTCGGCAAGAATGACTGACAATAGGTTGCTGTTGATTGTTGTCATAAATATATCCTAATTCATATACGTCACTGAAACCTTTAACGTTTGGATTCTGACTATATTTAACAAAGTTGTACAGCGTATACAAAATAAAAACAGAGGCTAATAACTGAGTTAGTCCCTCAAAAGGTTGTGCATTCATAAAAGTCTTGTCTCCTTAGAAGCATTATAACAAATTATCGTCATTTGTCAAGTGTCAACTTTAAAAAAAACAATCCACCCCCACCGATTGATAGGGATGGATTGAATTGCTAAACTAAAACAATCATTCTTCTACGGAACCTTCTTCGCTAGTAACTGTTGCATTATTAGCTGGACCAAGAGAAATATCATCTGCCATTACGCAGACAGAATTTCTAGGATTACCATTCTTATCTTGATAATCCTCTACTTTGATCTTACCTTGAACGCCAACCAATCTACCCTTGGTCAGATGAGTCTTTAAAGATTCAGCCATCTTACCAAAGCATAGGACGTTTAGATATAGCGTTTCGTCGTTTCTACGATCATTAACAGCCATTCTAAACTTTGCCATAGATGTACCCTTTTGGGTAACATTAAAATCGGCATCCTTAGTCAATCTTCCACAACCAAGCCAAGTATTAATATTCATCAGACCTCCAATGTAGAGCGAATACGACCTCTAACTACTTGAATATTACCATGATTAAAACTGCCAAGAGTGGCACTGTAAATTGAACGCGCTTCATGACGCGACAAACCTAGCAAGCTAGCTGCAAACTCAGTACCCTCTCTTGTGTTATCAAATAATCCAAAACCAGACTTGTGAGCAAGAGCGGTGATTGGATTAAGTGTAAAACCACGTAGTGGGCCACTTTGAATTGTAGCTAATACCTTCTTGTTATTGACTGACCACTTGTATGATCCGGCAATATTATAAAGACGATCCAAAAAATCTGATGTGTTCATATCTATCTCCTTTTGCTTTTTAAAAATCACTCACTTACTACGTTATCCATAGTAATTCCTTTAGAAAGTTCTGATTGACAGTCTTTCAAATAATTACTGAGTTTTACAATTTCTGTTTCTATCATATTTTTTTGTGCTTGTAGTTCAATGATTTTCTGTTTTACATTTTCTACATGAGCTTCTGCCATAGCTAATATTGACATTTTTTTTCCTTATGAATATGTTAAGTAATCTAATATTTCTTCGTGTGTCCAATTTCTATTGTAAGCACCATCAGTGGATAATTCTGCTAATTCAATATAATTATGTTCTAACTTGAATATTAGTTGGGCTAATATAACATCATTATGACTAACAAAACAATCATTAACTAATTTTTGTATTGCTTCAAGTCTCTCTTCTTTATTATACTCCATCGTAGTACTCCATGACAATGTTGGCTTCTTTGAAAAGATGTCTAGTTATTTTAAAATCTTCTTCCCACCTGTCAATAGTATTTACTAAAGAAACAACTCTCTTAATACCAGATTGAATTATTAGCCCAGCACATCTTGGGCATGGCTCAAACGGTATAGTATATAAAGTACAACCTTTTAATGACCTATTAGCGAATAATATAGCGTTTATCTCACCATGTACTATTATTTTGTATTTTGTGTCTCTATCGTATAGACGTTCATCATCTTCTATTTTCTGAGGAAATCCATTATATCCTACAGAAACTATACGATTATCTTCATCAACAATAACAGCCCCTACTTGAGTGGACGGGTCTTTTGACCATGATCCTACTAGTTTGGCTAAAACTAAAAACCTATGATCCCAACTTTGAATACTCATACCATAATAGTCCTAAATTGGCAAAAACATACCCAGCCCACATTACACCATGCGGATGATCCTTTTGAGCGAAACAACTAATACATGTAAATAAATAGCACATTGTTGATATTATGATTGCAGATATAGCCATTTAAACGCCTAAGATTGGATTCTTATTATTGTGTAATGTATTCACTATGCAAAACTCTGCACACCTTGGCATATTCTTAATAGAATCTGATCCTATGTAGCAGCAGCATGATCTTATGCCACCTAAAAGTTCTTGAATAACTTGTTTTAGTTCTCCTTTATATTTTACCACAATTTTAGTACCTTCGCTTGCTCTATAATTTTTGATATTTTTTTCGTATGTATCTTGAGCTACATGGGTACTCATACCATAATATGTGAATGTTACTTTTCTTTTATCTGTGTCATATCCTGGGTCTATTGGTTGCCACCAATCAAATGTTTCCTTGTAATTATCTATATCTTTTGTAATTTTCATCCTAGACTTATACTCATATTCCCACTCACCTTCACACTCTTCTGTTCCAGCAAAGTATCCACCTAGCATTACAAAGTCTGCACCAGCACAAAGAGCTTTTGCTACATCTCCAGAGTTTTTATGCCCACCATCAGAACATACGAGGCCCAGCTTTTTAATTCCATTCTGTAGCCCATGAGCAACGTATGAATTTTCTAAACAGGCAGACAATTGAGGTATGCCGCATCCAGTGACGAATCTTGTGCTACATGCAGACCCTCCACCGATACCAACTTTTACAATATCAACCCCTCCATATATCAATAACTCTTGTGTTGATGATGGGTTAGTGACATTGCCCGCTATTATAATTGATTCTGGAAAATTATCTCTTACCTTCTTGCAATATTTAACAAATACATCCATATGCCCATTAGGAACATCTATACATATATTTGGTTGCTTACCAAGCTTTTCCTTTATCTCTAGCAGATGATTTATTTCACTGTTTTTATAACCAATGGATACAAAAGTATAATCTAAATTGTCTGGATATTGCTGAAAATATTTTACAATGTCATCAACTTTATGATACTTGTGTAGACATGCTATCATTTTATATCGTGCCAAAGTTTTTGCAATACTGAAACTACAAAAACTCATGTTGGCACAAATAATTGGTATTCCTGTCCAAGATTTAGGACTGTGATAAAATTGAAGAGTTTTTTCAAGTTGAATTTCTGATCGACTAGTTAAAGTAGACCTTTGTGGAACTATCAATACATCATCGAAATCTAATTTAGTTTCTTGTATAATCTTCATTTTATTTCCTATAAGATAGACAGTGTGAATTAAACAGTCTGTACTGATCGCTTCTTAAGAACCTTATTGACACGTTCAAGCTTTGCTGTTACTTCAACAACCCATTCACGATTACGCTTCTTAAGATTTTCATGTGCGATATCATTCTTTGTCATGTGAACAACAGTCTTAAAAAGATCTTCAAATTCACTGACAACCTCGTATCGACAACACCTAAGTTTCTGACAACGACTATCGTTTGGTACGCTTACAACGTCGCGTGGATTTACCTTGCAAATCATAAGCTTGTTTCCATTTCCACCCTCATCATCATCAAGATCAATTCCACCATATGACTTGGCATAATCAAACGCTCCAACGTGCAAGCCAGCGGCACAATGATGGTCACGATTAGAATTAACTCTACCGCGATCTACTTGACAAACTTTACCAATACTATTATCGAATGTTCCAGAATAGATATCCTTATAGTTCCCCTTTACTGCCTTATATGCCAGAAAATGTCCATCTGGAGTGATAGGCATATTCTTATTTTCCATAAAATCAAACAACTCAACGATAGCATGGTCAGATGGATTCTGGCTCATATTGTCGAGAAAATTAAGCATTGGCTCAAATGGGTAGCCCTGCTGAATCATATCCATAATTGTTCCCGTAAACATGTCAGGCATAGTAATGCCATCCCACTGCATCTTGCCATTCTTTGCACTAACATAACCATCGCAATATTCATTTACCTGTGAAACTACATCATACGTAGCCTCAAAGTGTTCAACATTATTGTTCTTAATATGCTGGATCAAGCGTTCATACCTTGGATGCGACTTGCCAAAAGTGTAGACTTCTCCAGCCATAACTGCTGTAACATTACCATCATTAGCGATTATATAGCTCATGTTTGCTCCTTTATTTATGCTTCTACCAGTTTATTGCTTTCTTCTACCATATCAATATACTCTGCAACAACCCTCTGTTGCTCATCAGACCAAAGGGTACTCAAGACATTTCCAGAGAGTAGTGGATACTTTGAAATTTCTTTGTTAAGAGGATTCTCAAAACGTGCCTTGTAGTTAACATTTGGGTTTGAAGAGTGCATGTCCATCCCGAAAGATCGACATACGCTGAATACATTCTCGCACCTATCGCTCATCTTGTCAATAGACTTTTTGTATTCCTCGTATTCAGCAAAAATTTCTTTAGCTTTATTGTAGCTTTTAGTTTTATTGAAAACTTCCTTCCATTTGTAACCATAACCAATCTGGTCTTGATGCCTAATCTTATTGATGTCATCAGCGTAATAATCACCGATCTCTTTAATAAGTTCAAACAGGTGGTTTTCTGATAGCCAGTTATGACGCTCATCCAACTTCCTAGTTTTAATCTGAGATGGAGTTAAGAAGTAAAACGTCTTATCTGTATCAAGATCTTCATGGATATATCCAATGATATTAGCAATTTGGTCCATTTCAAATACCCTTCCATGAATATGGCACTGACCCTTCTTAGTTGGGATGTATACAGCATTCTCAACCTTAACGCTCATTTTATCACTAACAATAGAGCCGGTTTCTTGGTCATAGTAGTTTACTTCTGAATAATCAACACTAGAGCCAGATCCACCCCCACTATTATTACGCTTAACCTTTGGCAAAGATTCTGTAAAAACTACATCATCTTTAGTTGCGTTTCCAAGAACAGTAAGAAAGCTATTGTTTTCTACAGTTTCGTTGGAACCAAGCGCATAGATGTATGCCGTATAACTATTAGAACCATAGTTTTCCTTTAGGTCTTGCCTAATTCTACCCATTCCACCGCGAGTGCAGTTATCAATATAAAACTTGATGGACTTATTCATAGCAATATCTTTGATATCTTTATTAGTCTCTGACTTAGAACGATATCCAGACTTATGAATTTGCTTGATTCCCATAGATTCAGTTTTAATCTTATTGCCAACCATTGAATCAAAAATCTTTTGACCGTTCCATTCAATAGCATTATTGAGGCTATCCATCGCAGACTTGACTGACGCACACTGACTCTCAATATCTAGAAATTTCTTCCTAGCAAGATAAAGAGTGGGTTGAAGCTTAATTGCATCCTCAACAGTTGTCTTGATATCATCGATGACTTTGCTCAACAGATTTCTAATATTCTTTTTGGTATCTGGGGTATATGACAAAGATTCACGACTAGGAGTAATATCTACATCCCCAATATTTACATACAGCCTAAGCCCGCTAGACTTCCAAAGGAAATCGCCAACCTTGTCATCTTCACTATAACGCGAAGAGATACTATCATTATTGATGGGATAAGCAATCTGTCCCATGATGATTTTGTTTGAGTGATCACCAGTATTAAACTCCCACGTATTATCATTTGACCTCAAGAGAGTTTCTTCGTCACCGTAATATATCTCATTATTACCGGTAAGCATTGGCCTAACTTTAAAGTATTGGAAAACATTCTCAGCTTCTTCCTGAAATGTATCCATATCATCTACCTTAACTGGCATAGAAACCTTAATACCATTAGGCTCGTTGGTTTCTACGGTATCCATAAGTGAGAAAGTCGGGTTGCCATTGTTATCACGATGTGCTGAGTATATACGCTTTGTATTGTTAAAATAAGCCTCAACAGTAAAGCTATCTGTATAAGCAAACGGTGCCTTACTACCTAGTCCAAGGCAACCAACAGACTCATTGTTATTGTTTCGCGTACTGCGAAAATATGTTGTATAGAGAGTCATGCAGTCTTCGTGGCACATGCTAGTGCCAAAGTCACGCACATGAAAATGTGGCTCAAGGCGAGTGGGAAGATGCACTTCAAAAGGCTTATCTACGCACTTGGCATCGACATGAGAATCGTAGGCATTGGTAGACAATTCTCGCACAACGGCAAGAATTTTATTAGAATAAAGTCCATCAGACAGAATCATAAAAGCTTTAGCTGACGCCTCAATGCTAAAACGATTCTCTTCAAAATTTTCAGACTTTTCAACAGTATGTGTACCAGTATGCAACTTCATTTGGCTTAATCTCCTTTAAATGCTTTTTCAAAACTTCTTCTTCAAGTATACATCACTTATCGTCATCTGTCAAGCGGAACTTTGGATTTTTTTTATCAGCACTTGGGCGATCTATAAATCTAGTGCAATCAATCTTTAAAGCCTCATCGTCGCCATCTAAATATATTTTGATTGGTCTTTCTAAGAACTCTTCACTTCCTGATTCACAAAACTCTTCCCACTTATCTTCAAAATATTCAAAAAGATATCTATCATCTTTTGTGCTAAATTCAAATGATACATAACTTGAGTCATCATTAAGCCAGACGTTAATGTGGCTATTTTTAATTTCTATTTGTTCTAAAGAGCAATTAAACGCTCTGCAAAGAGCTATTTCTGACGGTGTGAGAGAATTATGTTTTATAGCTTTGATAATGTCGTTTTCTGTTATGTTAACCTCAATCATCGCCAATCAAGAGCCTCCGAAATAATAGGTAAATGTTCTATGAAAATGTCCTTACAAGCATTTGCTATATCCATATGTTCTTTCTGTGTACCATGAGAACTTCTTAATTCAATCCAATGTATAAAAGATCTAATACTAGCACTCATATACATTTTTGTGGGAGTTGCTAGAGGTAAAACAAATCTAGCACTTTCTTTAGCAATGCCGTCCTTCAACATGCCATCATATAAAGCTTTGCTTTTTGCAAAGTGTTCGCGTACTTGTGTATTCCATTTCACTTTTATTTCATCGCTTATATCATCAATACTGTTTTGTCTATTTTTATTGTCTTGTCTACGTAATTCAAAGAGGGGAATATCTTCATTAAGTAAGCTTGTGTCTGCATATCTTTGACTAAACTCTTGAAAGTTACAACTTTTATGTCTTAGAATTTGAGCCGCTATGCCCCTTGTAGTAATAATCTCTACTGTCATAAAGGCTTGCTCAAATATGCTCCAATGCTTATTTTTTATACAGTATGCAATTAATTTAGCATAGTTTTCACTTTCCTGATTGCTAGGATTAGATACTCTAGCACAATACGCTATTAATTTTTCTGCATCTGGAGTGATGCTAATAAATTTTACTGAATTCATTGTTCAACTTTTTCTAATATTGCAATTAACTTGTTAATCCAATCGATATGTAAACTAATTCTTGTATGCCCAGAGCCATCTAGTAAATTTGAATCTAATTTACCATTTTTTTCTTTAGTCCATACAATTGAATTAATTCCCGCTAGCTTTTTGTTGATAAACAACCCACCGCCACTATCGCCAATTGATGCTAAAAGTTCTAAATTAGTTTTTTGATTAGAGAGTGTGCAAAATAGCATATCATCAGATATTTCTTCGACTATATTTGCTCCCGCTCTCTTCTTGCCGTCATAGGATATTATACCTTTGTCATACGTTCCGTTCATACCAAATCCTGCAATGCTACAAACTTTTCCTAACTCATCATCATTATTATATAGTTCTGGGAAAAAATCAAGATCACAGGGTTCTTTCAATAAGCATACAGCGATGTCAAATTTACTGATATTGTTTTCATCAAACGCATTTGGATAAACAGCACATTCAATCTTTATGTCTTTATCTTTAAATTTTATGAATGAATCAGATGTATCTTTGATTACATGTGCCGCCGTAAGAATTATCTTTGGTCTAATTACTACAGCAGAAGCAAAGAAAGTTTGGTCTTTTTTTGTTTTGCCAAAAATAGAAACTACACACTCATGCTTTGATCCATATTCTATATATTTTTGATCACTGACATTAGGGTCTATTGTACCAGCAATTAACGATGTTGTCAATATAGCAAATAAAGCTATAGAAAAAATTACCTTTACCATATGACGCCTCAATATCTTGTGGCTGAAATTGTTCTAGATATGATTTTTCTTTGATCTTTGCTAAATATTGTTCAGCATCTTCTTTAATGTTTGGATTATAACTTTTCCAATCCATTAAATGACCAAAAACAAAATGGCAATGATCCCCGCAAAGAGTAATTAGATTATTTATGTCTAATTCTTTGGTTTTATCTATCTTATATGGAACAATATGATGAACTTCTAAGTTTTTAGTTTTTCCGCAAGCTGCGCACTTGGGATACTTTCTTATGTGTTCATTCCTAACTTTATTCCAAGAAGGTGATCTGCCAAAATTGTCTAAAAATCTAAACATACAAATGCTTAACTAGAAGTCCTTATAATATACACAAAATAGAGTGGAGGCGGCGAGAGTCGAACTCGCGTCCAGAATAAACATCAATATAAACGTCTACATTATTAGTTAGTTGTTATCGCACATCTAACAAAACTAACAGAATTATCTGTGTCAGATTGAGTACAATCATCATCCCCATTTATGTCTGGTGAGGCTACCGTATCCGAATATCGGAGTCAGCATGATTTGGTAATAAGGCTCATGCCGCCCCACTCATTACCTAATTAATTAGGCAGCGAGAGCGAGAGTTACTTCGCCAATTAACATTTTTAATCGACTTTTATACTGGCCGGTCGATCAACCAGTTAATGCAGTTTATATCTATTTTACCTGTCGAAACCTTTACGCCCCCGTTACTTATTTGAGGAAATTCAATAAATCTTTTGGTCCATTGTATCCAATCTTAGTGGATGTTTGACCTTGATATCGTTTGATTATTGTTGGTAGGCTTTTGACTTTATATCCTTCTACTAACTCTTTATCTCTATCAAAATCTACGATAATAACGTCATAATTTTTAATGATTTCTGAAATTTCTGGATCGTTATTGATGTTATCTTTTAATTTCTGACAATAACCACACCAATCAGCTGAAAAAATGATAAGGGTTTTTTGATTTTTTGACTGTTCATCGGCAAAACAAAGTAAAGAAACTATTGACATTAAGGCTGAAATTAGTAATATATTGGCTAAACTATTTTTTATCATAGCTATCTCCTTATGATGAAGCTATAATATTATACACCTAGAGATTAGTATCAATAATAAAATGAATTTCTCTATGACAATTAGCACAAAGTAAATCACACTTATCTAATTCTTTACAGATCATTTCTTTGTTTTTTTCAAAAGATGTCATTTTTATGTGAGAAAATGTAAAGTTCTTTTTTTCTGGATTTCTATGATGTAAATCTAGTGCCGCTATACATTTATCGTATCCGCATTTATTACATTTGCCACCCTTATGATCAACCAATCTTTGTTTAAATTTCCTTAATCTTTCAACCGTGTTTTTACTGTTGCAAGGCTTGCAATATGACTGTATTTTACCTTTTCTAATGCCATTTTTAACAGTATAGAATTCATCTAACGGTTTATCTTCATCGCATCTAGCACATTTCATCGCTTATTCCTTATGGATAGAGAATATTTATCTATCCATGTATACACAAAATAATAAAAAGTACCCCAAACAGGACTCCAACCTGTAACCTAATCATTAGAAGTGATTTGCTCTATGCAATTGAGCTATTGGGGCATAGTTTTTTGCTTTTTATTTAATCAAACAAATCCTATCTTGGTCTTTTTAGCCGTAATTACTTCAATTTCATTAGCGTGAAACCATCGCGTGTCATAAGATCGCCCATTCCACCAGCCACATTCGTATGTTATATTGCTATCACCATTTATGGCAATTCCAATTATACTACCCTCAACGTCCTCTGTCAACTTAACCTTACTACCAATGTTATATACTTCAAGTTTCATAACGATGTCCTTTTCTATATGCGTAAAGTGGAACTACCTCTTGTGTGTTAATGTATGGATTTAAACAAAGTCTAGGGTCATACAAGTCGCCACGATTGTTGATTCTAGCCCATGCTACTGGCTTGTCAAGCTGCTTATGTAGATCATCGACTTCTTCACGCAATTTCTTTAATTGATCTTTTGCGTTTTGAACTGTAAACAATTTAGGAGTTAAACCCTGTTCAGCACACTTCAATATATAATCAAGCGGATTAGCATTCTCTTGCATTTTTAATTAACTCGCTACTATTTCAATTGTATAATTTTTGCAATTGTCAATAATATCTTGTACAACTGATACGTCTATGTATTCACC